TGAGGATTTTTTATTAGCGTGAATGGTGTCAAATTTAACTCAAAACTCAACAAAAATTGTCACCATGTTTTCTAATGTACATTTCTATTTACATTTGTACTTTACATATATTTCTACTTTTCATTTCTATTTACATTTGTACTTTACAACAGAACTGCATTTTATTTTCGTAACTTCGCATCGTATTTTGTTGGAAAACTTTATTTATAACTACCGTTAAAATCCGAATAGCTAACTCCTGCTGGTGTAGAAGTTATCCTATTCTCGTTCCAGTTATAATAACCTTCTTGTATAGCAGTTGCTACATCTTTCGCGGTGCGGTCCTCCTCCTTCTGCTGCTCCCGTGTCTTTTCTTGCTTGGGATGCTGATCGGGCGCTGAACCGTAGTACGATCCTCCCACTCTCCTCCGACTTTGTCTTTTTTTCTTCAAATTCTTCCTCGTATTTTTCCTTAAACTCTTCCTCTTTTTATTCTAATTCACTCTCCATTTGTTGCTGTTCTGAGGTGATAATATTTTTTACATGATAGAGCAAGGACCACCACCTGGGTTTTCGATCGGTTTATTCCAGTCTTGAAAAGGCTGTTTTATACCCACAGGTTTTATATTTTTATTCAAATTTTCTCCTACATACGGCGGCTGCTTGGAGGAGGATGAGGATGAGGATGAGGAAGAAGTACTTTCCCCCGTCTCACCCTGCTGCTGCTGCTGCTTCTTCGCCCGCAGATGCGCCAGCCGCGAAGCAGCAGCAGCCCCCCCCCTCATCCGCCGACTTTGTCTTTTTTTCTTCAAATTCTTCCTCTGTTTGTTTTGTTGCTTTCTCCTATTCGTCTTATTCTTTTGCGTGTTTCGGCTCTTCAATGCCATGTTATATATATATTACGCAACTATTTTATTTTAAATAAGGAGTCCATTCTTACACAAAATTCACGCTAATAAAAAATCCTCAACATTTGTCATAAATTGTGAGCAGTTTGGGTGCGGATTTCAATTAGTTTATTTAGCAAATTATTTTTTCTCACTCATTTTTAAATAAAATTAAAAAAACTCACGTAGTGATGCCCCGAAGGGGCGGTTTTTTTAATTGTTCTTTCGCTCCATGGATATACGAACTATTAAAAAAGACAAATATTTTTTGTTTCAACATATTGATATTCTGTATATTTATTATCTTTACAGAGATATATTAAAATGTCTTATCACAGTCAACAAATCAAACGCTGGTGAATAAATTCCCACTTGTGTAAAGTTATTATAACCTTCAGGATATTTTATATATAATTTCTGTGAATTTCCATCAATACCTGAGTTTATTAAATTATCATCCTTATCTAAGGGTTCCGCCTTAATTATATATCGAATCCATCGGCACATCTGCAGAAGATAACCTTCCGTACTGTCCCGAGGATTAGGTAGTTTCTTTACATAAGCTTGCACCGCAAGTATTAATTTTTGTGTTGGTGGTGGTTCTGCTGCCTGTTCTGCTGCCTGTTCTTCTGCCTTTTTCATTGACTCATAAATTTGTTTAACAATTTCGTAATTTGCGCCCTTTATTTCGGGATTTATCAATCCCTCTGCAAACTTATTATATGGGTGGTCCGGATGCATTCTACCCAAAGTGTTTTGAAATACTGTTTGTCTGATACTTTCCCGGATAGCTTCTGGAATATTAAATCGGTCGAAGTTTGCGTCACTAAACAACAGTTTATTATTACACTCTGCCGTTGTGACACATTTAAAATCTATATCGGAATCTATATCGGATTTGTTTTTAATCTTTGTAATTGTTTCTACTGAACCATTATCATTAAATGCGGCGCGTCCATCCTCCATCAAATAAGAATAATTAATTGCAAGTTGCTGTGCGAGTTGTAAAGAACCTTGAAACGAAACTCTCGTCAATTTATCTAAATGTATTTTGTCTCCTAAACTATCGATCCCTGGTGCTATTATGATAAGATCGGTTGGGAAGACATCTGGTTTATCATCATTTTCCCCGATTATCATATATTCGTTTAGTTCACTGCAGTGTTTATTAATCCAGGTGATGAAACTATTCTTTTTCCCTTTTCCACCAATAAAGATAATGGTGTTTTCTGGACGGATTTTCTTTTGTTTAACTAAATACCACAATGCTATTTCATCATCAATATCAGCACCCGGATCAGTCCAAATCATTATAGATTTTTCTTGCTCATCCAATCTAGCCAAGAATGACTCCAGGTGCTTTTGTTTTCTATATGTATCTCCATTTCTCACACCGCTGTTCAGACGATGCCCCATACTACTACCCCCCCTAAATCTCCGCGTCCTGGTTTTTTTTTTTTTTCTTAAATTCTTTCTTGTATTTTTCCCTAAACTTTTTCTCTTTGTCATTTTTTGAACCCTCTTATTAATATTATTCTTTTGTGTACGACGGTTCTTTTTCTTTAACGGCATATTTATATACTATAAATATATTATATTTTAGTGATGGAGGGTGTAACTCTCCAAATAAAACGCAACAACAAAACAAAACGACGTAGTTTGAAAAATAAGACAAAAAGAAAAAATAAGTCAAAAAGAAAAAATAAGACATGAATCTCAAAAAGTATATCTAATTTAAGAATATATACATCTAGATATTAAAATTCGATGGAATGAATATGCTATCTTAATATAAATATCGAATCATTGGATAGTTTTCATAAATACGTCGTAACAAATAAGGAACGCTTTCACGAAATTCACCATAGGGTAAATATTTATATGTTTTATATCCACGTGATTGTAAATCATTTGTCATATAATCACACATACCTAATAGTTGAGCAAATGATATATTGTTTAATCCATTGTGATCTATATAATATCGTGCTAAATAAACACTACGAGCATTGTGAGTCGCACACAATAATTTGTCTTCGGTTGTTCCATGATAAACAAAATCCAAAATGCCTTGATCGTATTGCTCGTGTGCTTCACGTTCGTTTTTACATAACACCCCAAACCGCTTATCTTGGTATAAATACGCACCACGCACCAACTTTACTCCCAATCTATAATTGCGTTTCATAGTCAAATCTTCCATGAGTTTCTTATTTGCTCCTTTTTTATACATTTGATATGTTTTATATACGATCACCTTTTCGATATTGCTGATTTGCATATAATAATCCGTCAATGAATCAATTCTATCTTGAATATCATGCTGTTCTGCGTCAATCATAATGGTTGAGCCCATTTGAGATGCGTAATGAATCAACGACTCCAATTGCGCCGCACACTTATTTTCTGAAACATCCACTCCCAAAGTGGATAATTTTATGGAAAAAGTATTGGTTGGATATGTACATATTTTGTCTTTGATTTCGTTGAAGTTATCATAATTAGAACTTTCTCGAACGTAATCAATAATTGGTGGGGTATTTTGCGAGCGTAATTTCATGATCATTCTGCCCAGTTGCGAAGGAGTACACGTAAATTTATTCACAAAATTCATAATTTAAGAATAAAAAAAAAGACAAATGAAGAATCAATTTTTATCTTGGGCAAGGAGCCAATACTAATACACAAGGGCATAAAAAACACATTAAACATATGATACATTGATCTTCAAATTCAAGAGAATCATTTGTTTGTCTTTCTTCTTCATAAATTGAGTGAGCAACAACTACGGTGATTGGATTCGCAACGGCGTTTGTATCAATCACATCTTCATCTACAATATAAGATGCTTCCGCATATTCCATAACTATAAATCATATTCATGCTTTATATTGTGTAATTAACATAATATAAAGAATATCATTATTTTGTGCTTTTATCTATAATATATAATCTTCCATTTTTGCCAGAATCCATAATAGGTTCCAATGTTTTTGTCCCGTTATCGCCCTGGACAATTGTATAAAGTGAATGTTTCTGAGGTCCGTCGGATTTATATATTTTTACCATATCTCCTATCTTAGCATCCCTGAGTATTTCTTCATGATCATTATTGGGAAATATTGAATAAGTTTTTCCTCCTCCTCCCCGCAGTCTCTTCCGTCGTTGCCGCCTGTGCTTCAACTTCTTTCTTGTATTTTGTCTTTTCGTGTTCCTTTTACCTTGTCGTTGTCTCTTATTTGACTTTTTATACTGCGTCCTCTTTTTAGTTAATGGCATATATATTATAGCAACATTTTAATTCCGTCTTCGTATATGCCTACGTCTTCCTTTTTTACCTCTATTCTTATTTAAAGCACTATTATATTTGATTGCCATATTTATATATTCACAATATATTATTTCTTGTTGTACAAATTTTGATTCTTTGTCTTCCATAGTAATATTTTACTTTGAGCATTTTGTTTCCATGAAGTTAAATTGTTGGTAATATTATGTAAAAGCAATGATTCAAAAGAATTGTCCAAAATTTTTAATTTTATAATTTGTCTCACTAACTTTAAAGTATTATTTTTAATATGGATGATTTGATTTGAATATGTATCTGTGACCGAACCTGGCGGACCATTAAAAATGGCATAACATTCGGAATAAAATCGTTCTGCCCAAATCCAAGAGATTTCATTCGATTGCATTGCTGCACATACATCAGCACATCGTAATATATAGGTTAATGAAACAATTCGACCTTCTTCGGTTTCTGTATCAATCATTCCGTAATTATCGTTGTGTGTTTTGGAAATTTGCTCCAAATATACATTTCTGATTTTATTACCGATATCTGTTCCTAATACCATATCAATCATAATTTTTCGGAATTGAGTAAATTCTTTTTCACATAAGTTAATCAAAAAATTATATTGTTCTTTTTGTAATAACTCAAATGTAAACGTTAACGATTGGTTTTCTAAAATACTTTGGTCATTGTATAAAATCGCATTCTGTTTTCCATACAACAATGAATTAAATCCACCCGGATGACATACATCATGAACTAATGCGGATATCAATAATGCTAAATGTTCTATATGACTAAAATCAAAACAAACACGATTACTTAATTTATTCCACAAAATAACCGTACTTTTAAATACATGTAACGCATGCTCAAAACAATGATAGTGATTGTCTTTATAATTTTCTTGAATCTGTTCAACAAAACATTTTAATTTTGTTTCAATATCATTATCTTTATTTTCAAAATACTGAACACGCATACATTCTTGTACTACAAACTTAACTTGTTCAGATGGTTGACGGAATTCTTGAATTTCCAAGTATGAATTTGTCCAGTTGTCCTCTTGTGGATGAATTTTACTCATTAATGTACATATATTTTTTATTTGAGTTTATATCATTTTTTAATTTCATTAAAAAATAATGTTAAAAATGTTTATCTTGTAATACATCGGAACCATCAAAATCTGCTACTTTTGGTGAGCCAACCAACAGTTGCGCACGTTGTTGAATATGATTCGTTGTGTCATACATAAAACGATATTTTAATGAAATTGTCATGTATCTTTGTTTATGTTGAATTTCCAACATATTTGCGTGATTATAAAGATTACATGCTTCCTTGAAATCTTGATTTAAAAAGGTATTCATTGCCTTATTTTGAAGTTCACAAATTTCAATAACAAGCTCGTCTGCGTATATTTTTTCGGCCACAATTTCCCATAATAAGGTTGGTATACTTTTCCCCTTTACGACAACAATATCAACAGGACGACATAAAAATAATGTAGATACACCTCCATACATATATGTATCGTTTGTTACCAATAATTCAGTACCATATCGTTTATTTAATTCTTCTAACCGAGACGCTAAATTTACTCCATCACCCAATACACCATATTTCAATCGATTATGAGACCCAATGTTTCCATGAAATACTTCTCCTGTGTTCACGCCAACACGAATATATACTTCGGGATACCCATCTTTCAACCATTTATCACGAAGTTGAGCCAATTTTAACTGCATCCGAAGAGCACAACGTATACTTTCTTCGGCGTGTTCGCTTAATTCAATTGGAGCATTCCACACTGCTAAAATTGCGTCTCCGACATATTCAAGAATTGTTCCATTTGTTTCACTTACAATTTCTTCCATCGCATCAAAATATTCGGTCAAAAGAGAAAGAATTTGACTTGGTTTTAATTCTTCACAAATTGTTGTAAATCCTTTGATATCAGAAAAAAAGATGGATAATGTTCGTCTTTCCACGCTAATACTTGCCTCTTTATTCGATTTCATTAGATTTTTTACAACTGGTATTGGAACATATCTAGAAAAGGATATAATCGCATTTTGTAATTTTGTAAATGAATCGGTCAGTTCATTGATCTCGTGAATTTCTGATTTGGACGCCGATTCAATTTGTTGTTCAAACTGAAAATCTTGCATCGCCTTCATTTTTTTACAAATCCCTTCTAATGGTTCAGAAATCAATCTTGAAATTTTATCCGTATCTTTTGATATAATAAAGGAACTAGAAACTAGCAATCCAAGAACAAATAAAAGAAAATACAACGACATTTGAGATTCTAATTTGTACAACTCTTTCTCATAAAATAAGGCAGTTATATTTGAAAAGGTATGTGTGTTTTTTGACAATAATACATCTATACAATCTTGATGTTCTTGAAACCCATATACTTCATCACACAAATAGTTTTGAAACTCCTCTTTTGTTTTTAATGTTAAATCTTCTTCTATATATCCAGATGTATATAACTGAATCCAATTTTGCCTTTTTGGAGATGGTGATTTATAATTTTTATATGTTTTTCCACAAGCATTAAAATAATATAGTTCATCCTTTTTCAAAATATCTTGAAGTAAATTTTCCATGAATCTTGGATCAGAACATTGAGTACAACCATCGTTTATATTTTTCAATAATGTTGTGCGATCTTGAAAAGGTTCCACGTGAATCCCTAAAAATGGATATACCACCAACAATAAGAAAATAATAATCACCACTTTCACAGTTAATTCCTTTGATAAAGTATGAGATAAACAATTTGCGGGTCTTTCATCCAAAGATTCCGAACGTTTAATAGGTTGTACAACTGAACCACGACGTTTGTTTTCGGTATGCGCCTCTTTCGTATCGATTGCTTCCATCACAAGCCGACCCAGCCTCAGAAATCGTGTTGCTTTTACAATTCTACCAGCTTTTGCGCCCACTTTGGCAGCGCGACCTGTTCTAGCAACGGTTCCGCCATCTGTATTTAAAAAGATTACATTTTGAACAACATTTGTTAAATTTTCCATGGGAATCATTGACACAATAGAAAGAACGTCTAATACTGAAAATACAGTATATGTATATTTAGGATCTGCGTATATGTTTAATCCGTATTCTACAATAAATATTCCCATAATACACCAATTGATAAAAGCAAAGAAATCATCTACAACTGGCGACATAGTTAATAATCGAATGTCATCTCCAAAAATAGCCCAAGTTGTAACGGTTAATATACACAACTGAACATATTTATTTTCTAAAATTTCCTTACACCATTGTTGTGTATAATTTTTGGTAAATCTGTGTAAAGAATTATTTTGAAGTATAGATGTTTTTCGCGCAGGTTGAATTACATCGAGCGATTGCATCGATCTAATTTTTTCAATCATATTTCGATTTGATATTGGTTTAATGTCTGAAAATGACTTCCTTAGATTTTGTGCGTGTCCGTAGTCTTCTTCGTCACTACTTTCGTTTAAGTTATCGACTTGAATATGAATTTGTCGCTGACGGTTAATAGGCATCTATATTTTTAAATAAAATACTATTTAAGTTTATTTTAAATAAAAATAATTCAAGTAATACAGCATAATAAATGCCGATTTTGTTCAACTATTGATACCATTTTTATATGACGTCATATTCTGTGAACCAATCAAAAACGAGTAAATAGATAGCTATTGAAGAATTCGTATGAGTACTGTTGAACTATCGCGGAATATTACCGATGTATTTGTTATCATGTATGATAACAATAATTTTAAAAAGTCATTTAAAAACAAAAATAATATATTTTTTATTATATCAATGGAAACTCCGTTTCCAGCAATGGAAACTACGCATTCAAGACAACAAACGATTGGAACATTTAAAAAGACATCTAATGATAAAAACTCGAAAAAAAAACGAAAAAAAAAAGTACAACCTGTACTACAATCACCATCGGAATCATCGGCATCGTCGACGGAGTCTGATGTTGATGTTGACGTTGAATCACATCAACCTATTTACAATGAAACAAAAAAACAATTTCCACCAAATGTTCAACATAGCAAAAGAAATCATCATAAAAGTAATTCCCCAACACGTATGAAACCAGTACAAATAAATCATGATGTTGAAGTGTCGAATGAAGAAGAAGAAGAAGAAAAAGAAACGAAACAAAATATTATTGTTCCTCACCGCCAACAATCTATTTCTTCCATGGATTTTACAGATCCGGAAATTCGCGGATCAATGTCTCAAAATCCAAAAATTCAAGAATTAATTGCGGCGTTAAAATCACAAGGTGTTATACAACAAGAATCTCCACATTCAAAATCGGCTCTACATTTAGCGCACAAATTAATTGTAAAACAACGCTCAAAAATCCAAGAATGGAAAACACCATGTTTAGATTATTATTGCGAACAACTTTGTTGGTACACCCAATTTGCATTTTCTGTTGCAACTATTATATTACTGATATTTTACGCAACTCACAATCATCCAGCAGCATTTGTAAATACGTTTTTTGTACAATCGATCGCAGCGATTGCTTATTTTGTTAAAGCTTCTCATGCTGGCGAAGTCATTATTTCAGGAACACATATTCCATTTGTTCGATATGTGGATTGGATTACAACTACTCCTTTAATGTTATACGAACTTTGCCACATTGCGCACGCTGAATCTCATGCCATTGTTATGGTAATTGGGTGTGATTTAATTACACTAAGTCTAGGGATTACATCCGCCGTGATGGATCAAGAACATCATTTGGGAGTAAAATATACCTTATTTTTAGTTGCAGTTGCATTTTATATTATGATGGTTTGTACGTTAATACAAGATGTTGCACAACCATTATATGATAGAAGAGACGGAGACGATCATCATCGGTTTCTTGCGGAAGATTCTGATATAGATGATACGATACAATTGTTCAATGATTTGGAAGTACTTACAATTGTATCGTGGAGTTTTTACCCCATTGCGGTGTTACTCGGGAGAGCACATTTTGGATTAATTACACAGTCTGTTGAAGACGGGTTCATCTGTATTTTGGATATTGTATCAAAAATAGGGATGGAGGGACTGATTATTGCATACGCGGTAGAACATTACAAAGAAGCAAATGATGACGGACATTAATTATATTGTTATTTTTACAACAAGACTTCCTAGTTGTTTACATTTTGGACATTTCGCAAATGAAATTAAATCTGTTATTTCTTTTTCTTCATTTGTAAGTTCAAATTCCTTTCTATCCTTTTCATAACAAGAATCATGCATTTTTGCTTTACAATTTCTACATTTTATCACCTCGTTGTCTTTATGGGTGATTGGTTCATGACAATAAAAACATAAATGAGAAAATATACACATTTTATACATATATCTATATATGATTATAAATCAATAAGCAAACTCTATTTTTTCTTGACGAATCTCAGTTGAAGAAAATAACTTTCTCTTGATAATATATTTTTTATTATCAAGCAATAACTTTATATTTTTCTTTAATTGTAAATCATTGATAATAACCGCAGATTGATTTAATGATGATGGAGCAAATCCTTGTATATTTCCCCAATGCTGTGAAGGTTTTGAAAATAATCCATTGTAATTTTCCAAATGATTGTTTCCATGATTGGATGTCCATATCCATTTAATAGAACAAGATGAGTATCTTTGGAAAAATACTTCAACAATGATAGAATTATGATGCTTTAATTTAAGCGTAATGTACGAACGTCTACAATGATCGACCCCAATCATAATAGGATAATTTACTTCACTGGGTTCAACGTTATCTAGATATCCAGTACTCCCTTCAAATTTAGGCTGAAACTTTAAAATAGGAGCAAAAACCATAACATGCATTCCATTCATAGTATCAATGATAAATTGAGGAAATGATGTATTGACATACGTTTTTTTCCGTTTTATCTGTTTTTTGAATATGTCTTTCATTTGGTTCAAAGCATATTTATTAATACACACGTAATGAAGTATATCAATTAATTCTACAAAATATGATATATCATACAATAATTCATAAGGTAATGTTAACATTATGAATAAATCAAAATATATGTTTATATTTAATTATAAATGTTTAATGTATATGTTTATGGATAAAAATATATTAAAACTCATGTTTATTGGTATTTTAACTGGAATTACTGCCTCTTTTGTGGGCGGTGGTGCGGAAATCCTTATTGTTCCTTTATTAATCTATTTAAAAGTATTTGAAGATTATAAAACTGCTATTGGAACATCGCTGGCGTCATTGCTTTTACCTATTGGAATTGTAGCGGTGTTTTTTTACGCGCGTCAAAGATGTAAAGGAAAGAGCTGTGTAAGATGGTCCTATGCATTTATTTTGTCTTTTTTCTTCGTATTAGGTACATTTGCGTCGTATTTTACGGCTCAATTAGAAACATCTTTTTTGAAACTTATCTTTGCGGTATTGTTGATATTGTTTGGAATTATCATAATCATACAAGAAAAAGGGGGTATATTGTAAAAAATTGAAACCATATAGTGATTCTAGTGTATATACAAATGAATATGGATACACATGGAATTATCGATCCTGATGAATTAGATCGAATTCATCAGGAAAATGCCAAAAAACTTCGGTTTCAAACATTAAAACAAAATATCATTCAACGTATATGTAAACAATGGAAAACCGATAAAATCGTTCACGAAATCATTAACAATGAGTATTATAAATTGGAATATACAATAAAAAATTGTTGGAATCGAACTGGAAATCGAACGTTAAAAATGTTTCCTGGTGGAGAAATACACGATTATAATTACAATGATATTCAATATCGTATTCGACGGATTTTAGAACGTTGAATAGAGCTATATATTTGGATTTCATCTATATTTTTTATTATTAAAATTGAATTCAATACTCTTTTTTGAATTCAATCAAAAGAACTATATGCATATTCATGATTTACCTCTTCCTCTTCGAGAAAAAATGATATACTATGCTCATCCAAAAATGAATGACGAACTAAAACGGGCCATTAAAGTAACTGCGTGTCATTATTATTTAAAAAGTATTTACAACAAATGGCAAAATGATTTTGAACAATTTAACATGCCTATTTCTTGGGAAAATACTCTTGCTCGTTTGTTATCAACCGAAAAACAAAATGAACTTATTGATGGTTTAAAACAATGTGGATGTTGTAACCGTCACTCGCGCGGAGTATTCAATACACCCCATTGTAATACAATTGTTGGTTCTTATACATTTCGGAAATATCATTTAAAACGCACGTGGTACGGCAAAAGATGTAACTGTTGGTGTCGTTTACAAATGAGACATATATTAAATATCCAAAGCCGGAGCAAGTAGTTCGGTTTCTTCTTGATGTTTGACAACCATATTACGTTTATTGTATAAAAACATGATGATTTCATTCTTTACCACATCTCTTACTCCATTATCATCTATGTTTTCATCAAAACGTTCAAAGTTTTTTTTTAATATTGTAAATTCATCTTCATTCGCATAACGCACATTTTCATTATACCATTCTCGCAATAATATATATTTGTCTTCCATGAGATCATCTACTTCTTTATGACGAGTTTGGATTTGCCATGCATTTTCTTTAAACATGACAACATATTTGTCTTTTATATTTGGAATATAAATATTCATATTTTCTGGCTTATTTGGATTAAAATGTATTTTCTTAATCAATTCAAATGTTGCATAATTGACTTGATTTATTGCCGCTTTATAATCCGTTGATGTTAAATGCGATAAATCCGTGTCTTTATAATTCAACAATCGAATGTTATTGTTTACCACCACATTATGTTGATGATTATAATTCGTAATTTGTAATTTATCGGCTAACTTTTTGATGAGTTTATGATTACGTTCTTGATTCTTTACAACACTTTGCATTTTTTTGTCTTTCTCTTTCAACTCCTTGTCTTTTTCTTTCAATTGCTCATTCATCAATCGCACCAACTCCTTTAAATCTTCGTCTTCACTCTTCTTACAATATAGTTTAATATGTCGATACATTCCTTGTTTAAATTTGAATGTTTTTTGACAATATTTACAAACAAACTCAGAATGAGCCGTTTTTGGGTCAAAAATGGTGACTTTATGGTGACTTTGTGGTGACTTTGTGGTGACTTTAGGGACCAAAAATGGTGACTTTGTGGTGACTTTATGGTGACTTTGTGATGACTTTTCGTGTTTTTTTGTCCCTAAATGTCTGTTAAATTTTGTTTTGTGATTTGTTGAATAATTACAGCATTCACAGTAATATTTTTCCATTATTATATATAGTATATATTTTTTATATTCAAATTTTTAGTATTTTTTGTCCCTTTTTGGTCCTTTTTTTGTCCTTTTTGTCCCTTTTTTATTTTCCATTGTAAGTTTTATTATCATTTGTGATGTTGTTTTGTAAAATCATTATTGTCCCTTTTTACATCATAAATTGAAAAAAGGGACAATAAAAAAAGGGACAATAAAAAAAAACTCAGAGAGAGAGGGGCAACTTTTTAGGATTTGATTTTATTTTTGAAAAAAAAAAGTTTTTTTTTGAACTTTTTGAAAAGAGAAATATAATACATGTGATTTCTTTGCATTGGCATTTTTTACCCCCTTGTCGTTTCCAAGAGTTCTATAATTTAATTCACTATTGTACGAATTTAAGAATGTAATTATTAGTCATAGATTATAATATTATATATATAATTATGTCAAAATCAAGAAAACGAAAAAAATTTATAAAAAATCGTAAAATTCAAAAGAAAATTAGAAAAATGCGTAAAACTCAAAAGAAAATTAAAAAATTACAAAAGGGAGGAGCAGGATCCACCAGTGATACGTTATCATTGAAAGAAGGGATAGGTGTAGCTGGTAAGTACCATATAGATACATTAATAAATAACAGGAAGAGGTTAATAGCGGAAAGGGATAGTCAAAAGGAGGTAATAGATAAAATGGATATATTAATAGCGCAAAGGAATAGGTTAATCGCGCAAAGGGATAGTCAAAAGGAGGTAATAGATAAAATGGATACTGAAATAGACTTGATTCAGATTGAAATTATTATTGAACCATTTAAAGCACGTAAGTCAGCGGTAGAATGGTTCAGCTTTAAATGGAAACCACCAGTAGTAATTTTATGTATTATAAAAATTACTTCTCATGAGGATGCCGCCAAACACGTTGAACCGGTGAGTCATTATTATTTAGTTAAATTTAAAGAAAGAAAAGATTCAGTTAAACATAAAGGAAATAGTAAAAACCAACTTAGTATATACATTGACAAGGCATATCAAATTATAAATACATATTATATTAAACAACCGAATAGGGATAAGATAACATATGATTTAAATACTAAAAATAACTATATTCCAAATTATGGCGACCGATTCATATTTTACACCGTTGCCAAATCAAGGGAACCGAATGTTCCAATAATAGTATCAAATATTACACCCCTGACAACTAGTTTGACGGAATCTAACTCAATTAAAAGAGATATTAATACAATGTTCGGTATAAATAATGACAAAAACAATATAAATTAGTAAAAATTAAAAGACCGGGACGTATATTCCATCATGCCGGCGGACTCTTCCATAATCGTCAACCTCATCCTGCTGCGTCTTTTTTCGGCGGCCCAGCCTATTCAAGAACTTCGAGACAACACCATTGCGACCAGATTTTAAGGTCTTGTTATTTTTATTGTTCTTATTGAACTCTTCACGTGTACCTGTCATGAACACATTAGGATGATTAGGTACTTTAGGCCTCTTCCACCGCGGGAAATCAAACCTCTCGAAGCTGGACCACCGCGCACCCGGTGCGGTCCCACCTTTTTTGTTATATTTTCTACGAGTTTTTGTTTTTCTAGATTTTTTCAAAACGCGCTTCTTTTTGTATTTACGTGTTTTTGTCATTCTATATATTATATATATATATTATTTATTGAATTTGAATTATGGCTAATCCAATTAAAATCACAATGATACCTATTATTTTAGTATTTGTAATTTTTTCTTTTAAAATAACAATAGATACAAATGTTACAGCAAGTATACTAAAACATTGATATAATGCATTTGGTATTGCTAGGTTGTCGTATTTTTTGAGTATTTCATAATATATAAATCCCATACATAAATATAACATCAATCCTATCAACAAATATGGTTTATGATTTTTAGGATCACGAATACTTTTGTGAAAACATATATCTCCTATACACTCGGCTATAATCAATAATGCGAATAAAATTCCTATAAAATATTTTAACATTATATATACTTATAAATATAATGTTAAATCCATATCAGAGAACTAACAATAATGTCTTTCATTTATTTGATATGGATAAGCAAATGCTTAAACGCAAGATTCATCTTTTAAATTATTTAATATATGATCCCAAATCGAGTTTTGAATCTCATGTTTCTGCTGACATTTTTCAAAAACTAATACAATCCAAAAATGTATGTATTATTGGAAACGGTCCTATATATTGTAATATATCACACTTAATGGATTCTTTTGATTTTGTCATTCGATTTAATAATTATCATAAAGACAATGATTTTAATCTACTTGGACGAAAAATAGATTTACATATTGTATGTATTCCAAATATAAATATGGATGTGATTGATTCGTGGATACATGATACATGTACTCCTGTTGTACCGTTTGAAATATGTTTTCCTGAAAGATATTCGTTTATATATAATAATTCTATTTGTAATAAACTAGCGATTCCTTCCAAAACATATATAAATAATGTGTTACGTCTTCATTGTGATTGTACACGAGGATTTTATGGGTTATCTCTTTGTTTGAAAGCAAAATTTCTTCATAATCCAAAGTTAAAAATACACATGATTGGATTTGGGGGACAAGGACACCATTTCAAGGCATCCCAAAAAATCAACCACGATCATGAATCTGAAAAAAAAATAATTACATATTTGAAAAACCAAAAAATTCTTTATGATTTAAATGAATATAGAAATAATCCGCAAATTGCGAATGATATAGCATTACCCAGCAAAAGTTTAAAATATATTCCACCCAATCTTTTAGAAACTACATCTGTTTCCTCTTTCAAAGTACCTGACAAAACAGAAACACCAACTCCTAAACGTATTTATCCAAAAGAAAATATTACAAATATCATTACTCCATCAAAATCAGTAAAAATGTTAGTCAAATCAAATCATATACATCCTATACAATCACCTATGTTAACCCTTTCCACAAAGCCCAAAGTAAAACCTTCTCCCAATCCGATTCATAATCATAATATGAAACCAAAAAGGTCCAAGAAAAAACGACGCGTGTACAAAAGAGTTATAACATAAAATCTTATGTCACTATAAACTATAATGGATATTGTTTTATTGCGTTCTCAATTAGAGAAACACCCACCCAACATAAATTATATTAAAAAAATAGTGAACACGTTCAAACAAGGCCTTTTTAAATTTGTACCCAATAAACCCGAAATACATGAAATGATTGAAAGTGACCTACCTCTTGATATTATTGGTCCTTCATCTATATCACATATAATCGATCGTCTTATCCATTGGATTGAACAATTCCAAGCACCCAGTCACGATTCAATTACGACCACGTGGCGCAAACAATTTGCTAATTCTACAAGTGATGTGGATTTTATATGTACATTTGTGATTGAGTATAAAAATCATACAGAACTTGTGTATAAAGAAAGATGGAAAGCTCTAATGCGTCTTGCAAACAATGAAAATATTGTACCTCCTGAATACCGAACGTGTGGAAATGGTTTATAAATGTACTTTATTTTAAAAGAAAAATATAAATATATTTTTACAATATAGTTCATGCTCATTTCTCATAAACTACCAATCATCAAAAAAGCATTTTTATTAAAACATGGTCACACTAAACCCCTTAGTGTATATCATTGTGCGTGTTTGTCTTTTATTATACCTCATGGGTCAACCGATATTTGGATGTATCCCATACAAAAATACATGATTAATTATGGGTCATCTTTTGCCTTCTTCTTCTTTCAACCAATGCGAGTTAAATATTTATTTTTGTTTTTATATTCCATTCTTCATATTAAAAATGATATTTGCGGTCCACTTCCTATTCAACTTCTATATTCAATGGGAATACATTTATCGTGGATTTGGTTTCCGGAATGGGCACTCACTTATCTTGCTTTAATACATACTGTATTACATTATACAAAAGTTGTTCCATTTTTAAATAAAATACAAATCATTTCTTTGGCATTAACACAAGTTTTTGTATATATGATGATTAAATCATACGAAACACGAGATTTATCTTATGGCGGAACATGGATTCCAATCATTATTGGACATATTATGACAAATATATGAATCTCTGTTTTTGAATCAAAAAGACAAACAGTTTAAAATTAAAAAGTATATATAGTTTATAAATGTATTCATTTTTTACACATCCATCCAAAGTGTGTATGACTTATTTTGAGCATATGAAATTATCATTATATTTTATGAAAATACTCTGGTTTGGTAGTATAAAAGCATTTATACATGCTTTTATACCTGATGTATATATTACTTCAACAAGCGATTTATCAATAAATCTTCAAAAAACTCTTCGTTCAGCCGGTTGTCATAAATAATAATTCACATCATCCAATTATCAAAGGTCGTTTCATTTGAAAGTTCTCCTTGTTTCATTGTAATTTTACGAAAAGACGGTGAAATGTCATCGTGACTAATAATAATAATTGTTTTGTCTTTTCCTAGTTCTTCAATAACACTGACAATTTTTTCTTTATTCTTTTTGTCTAATGCTGATGTGGGTTCATCTAATATAATAATAGAAGAATTACGCAACATTGCTCGCAATATCCAAACCATTTGACGTTGACCACCTGACAATTTGATTCCATCATTTCCAAGAGGTTGATCCATTTTTTCAGTAAATACTTCAATAATCGTTTCGTCCATGTTCATTTGTTTCATGATTGTTAATATTGAAGCAATATTTGCTTGTTTGTCTTTTTCTTTCAAATCTATACCATAAAAAATATTTTCATATAAAGTTCGATTTAATAATTTTGGTTTTTGTGGAATATAAAATACGTGGTCATATAATTCATCTCTTGACATATGTTTTAGATTAATATTATTGATAAATATATCACCGCTTGTGGGTTCAAAAAACTTTAATAATAATTTCACCATTGTGGATTTACCACTTCCAATTTGCCCAACAATTGCGACTTTTTCGTTTTGCGCAATCGTTAAATTGATATTTTTTAACGCGTATGCAGACTTTCCTTTGAATGCTGTATTGTCTTCGTATTGATAAGATACATTTTTAAATGTAATTGCTCCATTTTTAAATGTTTTTGTTTCTTCATTTGTATTCATACTTTGATCTAATTTAGATTTTCCATTAAAGTACTGTTCCATATCTTTCACTTGACTGTACATATCCACGACTGCACGCACCGAATAATTTGCATCATAAAATAATTGTAATACACTATATGTAATAATAAAAGAGGCTAAAAACTGTTCTTTGGAAATTTGTTTTGTTTTGTAATCTTTGTACAATAAATAGTTCAATAATATAAAAGAAACCACATTGAAACACGAAAAAATAACTCTATAAATAAAATTTAAATTCAAGCTTTTATGAAAAATCTCAATAAATGGAACAAACTTTTCATGTAAATATTGCTTTTCATATTTTTCGTGTTTACAAACAATCACGGAAATCAAGTTATTCAATAAATCTTGAAAATGTTGGTAAATATTATCTTTGTTTTTTTCTCGTTTTATTTCTATGGACATGGTATGATTGTACGTTATGAATTGTAATATTACTACACCAATCACAAGAAAAATAAATGTAAAAAACATAGTACTGGAAACGTTTTTATAATGCAATAATGCAGCAATTAATATAAAGATTTGCGAAAACACAACATGACGTAAGAGATCTAAATATTTATAAATAATATTAGGAACTTTTATAATTTTTGCTAATATTTCGCCTACTTCTAAATTTTCATAGTTTAATTTTTTATTATTTAATAAATGAGAAAAAATACGTTGAACCGAAAATTCCAAGAAATTTGGAACTAACAATCCTTGTACTTTATGAATCATTGCGGAAAATAATTGTACAATGATGTAAAAGATAATGAGCCATTTTACATTATTCACAAATAAATTGTTTTCTCCTTTATTTAAACTAGCAATTACTTTACCGTAATATTTCGGAATCGTGATTCTTTGTAAAGGATACGTGGTCAATAATAAACAAAAGACAACAAATGTTGCTTTATGTTCCTTTAAATATTCAATTAAATATGTATTGATATTCACTTGATTGTTTGTCATTCACAACTAATATAAACATATATAATTTAATCGAACTTTTTACTTTGTATATTAATATATATATATAGAGTATATGTTTGGTTCAGACTATATTGAATCATGGGTTATAAAAAATAATAGTAAAAAAATTCAATATGTATTATTATTTTTAATATTTTTGCTGGCATTTTCTTATCGAATGTTTGATCATTTATTTGGAACAACTATTAAACATATAACAAAAAATATATTTTTGCGGCATTTTATAAGTTTATTATTTTTGTATTTAATTATAGACATTCAAATTGAAGGAAATACTCAAAAATATAATCCAATTATTTCAATAATAATATCAATTATTATTTATTTCTTAACCATTTTACTTTTACATGGAAATCAAATCTATATTGCATTCATCATGATTCTTGTTTTCATTTTGATTGTAATGGATAAATATCAGAATTATTTGGCAGTTTCAATTCAAGATGAAGAAAATAAACAAGATAAATTAGAATTTATTTATAAAACAAATAATATATTTATTATTTTAATGATTCTTACAATTACAATTGGTTCAACCACATCCTTGGATATAAAACAATTAAAAAAAGTACTTCATTTTGGAAAAGCAAACAATTAGATAAAAGAGTATAAAGAAACTTTAATCTAATTTAGTAATTATGAGTAATTTAGAGAATGATGATGAAGTCGAACACTTCGTATGCAATAAGAAAGTACAAGTTACATCTTCCTATATTTCGTGTTCAATTGTACTTCAAGGTATTGGTGTTGCCTATGTTGCCAAAGATATATATGTTCACTTTGATGAAATTTGTATGTTTCTTAAACTAGTTTTAATTGGAATGACTATATGGGGAGGAAGCTTTTGTATCGTGGGTTTTGGTGTAACAGCATTACGTGGGTTATATAACTATAATATGTTGAATTTGGAAGTAGAAAGTTCTTCGGAAGAAGACGATGATTACGAACATTTCATTCAAGCCGATTTGGATACATTGGCAAATATTTTAGATCCTGCTAATGATAAATTAGAACAATATCAAAATAAAGATGAAGATTTCTTAAAAGATTTAAAAAAACCAGAGCATCATTTGTGTTCGGTTTTGCCATATAAGTATTTAACAAATCCAACAATCATGATGTATTATGATAGTGACGATGAAGCGTTTCATTATTACAGCAAAAACTGCGACATTCAATACAAAGTATTGAATTCCATTTGCCGTTCCTACGTCATTCATCGTTGTTGTGTTCAATTATACCAAGATGAAAATGATTTGAATGACATTTCTTGTAAAAATACAGAATCGGATTCGGATTCAACTGAAACAGAACATGATAAAGAATATGAAAAAATCGATAATAATGATATGCAACCAAGAAGTAATTCCTTATTTTATAGGAAAAAAACGAGAAAGGATATGGAAGAAGAAAAAAAGGAAGAAAGTTCATTCAAAGATAAAACCATTAATAAATTTATTTACAAAGGAAATATGTGTGATTATGAAAATAGTATTCGAAATGAAAAACCCGAAGTTCAACAAAATGTGGATTACAATACATTTAAGAAAGTACAAGAAGAATCAAATTTGTGATTGTTTTTTTTTAAATTCTAAAAATCCAATGGATTTTTCTATATCAAAACTACTTTCTAGATTTTTTTTCGCAATATTATATGCGATTTTTTCTTCGGGTGTCATTTGTTCAATATATTTTTCTACTATTGTTTGTTGATTTTCCATATACTGTAATATATAGAAAATCATTTGTATTCAAATCAATTTTTATAAAACAGGATCATAGGTCAATGTATGATTATCATACAAACTTACCTGAAAATCATCATTCATATTTTCTAATTTTATACTATCTCCATTCATAAGAGAATCACAGCCATGTTCACTTGAACATTTTCGGCCATTACTATAAATTGGTAATTTTATATTATCATAAATTGTATAATAATACCATTTGTCGCGACGTAAATGTTGTGGTTTTGCGAAAATTGGAAATAATTTATTTCCATAATTCGGATTCTTTAAATATCCGATTTGTTTGTATTGATGAGGTTCATTATATTGAACCGGTGGAGTATAAGGATTTAATAAAGTATCTTGGGGATTTTTATTATATGAAATACCCGGGCGAGCAATCGGACGCAACATATCATAACTTGATGTAGGTATTATAACATGAGGCGCGGGTTGTTGTTGTTGTTGTTGTTGCTGTTGACGCAATACATGCGTATGATGTATATCATGGCAAAATAAACAACCCCGTTGGCGATAAATACAATAAGCAACGATTGCTAATAAAAAACAAATAAATAAGATTGTGTAATTTTCAATACATATGGTTCCTTTGGGACATTTTTTTGCCATTTAAATTATACAATCATTTTTTATAATTATTTAAAGATATACAACTAAATGTTTTAATGCCACGTATTCATTATGAACCCAAGCTGGATTTTAATCAAGTACTTATTACTCCAAAACGGTCTAATTTAAATTCACGCAGTGAAGTAGATTTAACTCGTACCATACAATTTTCCAATGGATATAAATGGACCGGAATTCCTATAATTTGTGCAAATATGTCTACAACGGGTACATTTGAAGTTTACGATGTATTAAGTCAATATAAAATGATTACCGCTCTTCATAAATTTTACGATGTGGAAGATTATGACAAACAATACAAAAAATGTGAAGAAAATGGCGTTCCAATGAATCCCGATTATTTTATGATATCTACTGGAATTAGTGATAGCGATTATGAAAAAGTACAACGTTTGTGTGACAAGTTTCCTATTCAGTGGATTTGTATTGATATTGCCAACGGATACATCCCAAAATTACTGGAATTTTGTAAAAAAGTAAGGACAAAATATCCAAATAAAACGATTGTTGCTGGAAATGTGGCGACTTCGGATATGGTTAATACGCTTTGTTTGGAAGGAGGTGTGGATATTATTAAATGTGGAATTGGTCCTGGGAGCGCTTGTACGACTCGTTTGAAAACCGGAGTTGGAATGCCTCAACTTTCTTGTATTATGGATTGCGGCGATGCGGCTCACGGTGTAAATAAGCATATTATTGGCGATGGAGGAATTACGTGTCCGGGTGATTTAAGCAAAGCATTTTGCGGTGGAGCTGATTTTGTTATGATGGGTGGAGTTTTCGCAGGACACGATGAAAACCCAGGCGAACTCATTGAAAAAACAATTGATGGAGTTTCTAAATCATTTAAATTATTTTACGGAATGAGTTCAACGCATGCTATGGTAACATTTTATGGAAAAAAAGATGATTATAGATCTAGCGAAGGAAAAGTAGTAGAACTCCCATATAAAGGTAAATTAAAAGATACAATAGAAGATTATTTGGGAGGTATGCGTTCTACATGTACGTATATTGGAGCAACGTGTATTAAGCATATGGCAAAATGTACTACATTTGTATTAGTAAGCCAACAATTAAATTCGGTATTCTCTTAATACGTATTATACGATTTAAATACATTATACATATAATATGAATGAGATATGAGAAGAGAATAGAAAGAGAAATTGATATACTTATGGGCCATTATGTAGTCGAACCGCATAAGTTGGATAATTCTAATATGTGTTTATATATTTATGATGAACATTCGCGTATGATGATTGTTCCAATCAATAAAAAGTTTCCTTTCAAATGTCCTTCCGTACAAATTAAAAACAAAGACAATAAACAAAAATGTATGTATCAAGTATACCACAATTTGTCTTTGTTTTATATTCATCGAATGAGTGAATTAAAAGAATTAAAATCTTGTTGTTTTTGTTCTCATAATCTATTAAGTGGATGGAGTCCTGGAAACCGAATTCTCGATTTAATAACAGAATGTAAACTCATTGAAAGTTGGTTTCAATCCGTGCGAAGCGGATATTTTGGAGAAAAAAGTTTAATTAAAATATTATTAATTAAAGACATTGTGGATTATATAAGTACATTTATTTATGCAACCTATCCAATCTTATATTGATGGCGCGACGCAACTTGGTTTTACTATTGTACATATTACCAAAGAATTCGTATTATTTAATATGAAACATATTCAGTATTATTATACTGATTTTCGCGAAGTTTTTTTTCCTGCACATGAAACGATCGAACAGAAAGAGGAATTAGATGAATCTTCAAATAAAGATACAACAGAATCATAAATAAAATGTTCGTATAATATATAAATGGGAAAACCTCAAAAAAAGCTTTCGCCGTGGATCAAATTTGTGATGGATGTGAAAAAGAAGAACCCAACCTTAAAGTTTAAGGATGTTCTCAAAAAGGCAAGTACGTTAAAAAAGAAAGGATTAAATGCGGTAGATTACGTAAAAAACAAAACGGAAAAAGCAACCAAAAAAGTAAATAAAACGTTTTCTATGAATAAAAAGTTGAAGAAAGGTAAAAAAAAGCGCAGAAAGACATCTAGAAGGTAAATATAATCATATTCATAACACGAATAAGATTATATCTATAAATATATAAGAATGCCAATATCTAAAAAAAAAAGGAAATATACTAGAAAATGGAAAAATGGAAATATAAATGGCTTTTTATTTTCAAAAACGAAACTAAATAAAACGCTGAAAAAAATGAAAAAAATGAAAAAAAAAGATATACAAGAGTCGTTAAAACTGGTTCTTCCTCCAAGTAATCAACATAATAGCGGTCGTTGTTGGATGTTTGCGTATTTAAATACTTTAAGAACAAGTGTAATACATCATTACAAATTACCTTTATCCTTTTCATTTAGTGCATCTTATATGATGTTTTGGGATAAATATGAAAAATGTAAATACTTTTTAGAAAAAGTATCCACGTATTCACACTTATCATTAGATGAATATGATAATCATTTCTTATTTCACCATATGATAAGTGATGGTGGAACGTGGAATATGTTACATAATTTAGTTGAAAAATACGGACTTGTTCCTTATGAAAGTATGAAAGAATCCTTTCACACTCTTTCTACGAAGCAAATGAGTTCTATATTATCTCAATTTTTAAAAACGTTTTCTAAAAAACTAAGACAGGCTCCTAAATCAAAACATACATCTATGATTCAAAAACAAATGGTAAAAATAAAACATTTTTTAGAAAAAGCAATCGGAGTTCCTCCTAAAAAAGTCAAGTTTGCAACGTTTTCTCCATGTGCGCCCAAAATGTTATTTTCTAAATATGTTGGTACTTTACCGGGAAATTCATTTGAAAAAAAAGTGGTTTTGATACACGTTCCTCATTTAAACCAAAATCAATATTATACCATACCAGAATTAAATAATATGAAACAAGGCCATCCATTGTTGTATTTCAATACCAGTGGACCTACATTTAAACAAGCGATTCTAAAAGAGTTAGAATCCAATACACCTGTTTGGTTTGGGAGCGATTATGAACAATTTCAACACAAAGACGAATCCTTTTCTGACAATCAACTGTTTGATTATCGTGGATTTGAATTTAAAAAAGAAGAACTTATCTTGAAAAAATCAAATTCAATTCCTTATTATCAAACCAATCCAAATCACGCCATGGTGTTACATGGGTTTTACTATAAAACAAACCCAAGTGAACCTTGTTTCTGGATTGTTGAGAATTCTCATGATGCGAAAATGAAGAAAATATCATATGAATATGACGCAGGAAAAATTATAATTTCGGATTCTTGGTTTGATAATTATGTCATTATTGCTAGTGTAAATCATACAAGTATATTGTCAAAACAAGTGCGTGATAAAATAAAAGATAAGTCATCTGTTATTTCATTACCAAAGTGGTCTCCATTGGGAGAATTGCTTTAAAATATACAAGATTGTATAAAGAAAATCATTTTATATTTTTCCATTTCTTTATTTGATGGTTTATTAGAAAGTTTCAAAAGCATTTCTTCTTGTTTTTGCCAATCATTGGTAATGATTCTAAATGCATCATCTTCATTTGTTGGAGATTGAATCTTTTCAAACAGTTTTGTTATATCAGGGTTGTTTATATCTGTTGTCGCAATAATTCCGCAAAACAATATCTTTATTTTTTCAGTATCCGAAATGGCAATATCTTGAATTCTATGATATAATTGGTCCATTCTTTCATTAAATATAAAATTGTGTCTCATGTTTTCAATCCTATCTTCAAATGAAGTATTCTCATCTCCACTTTGTTTGATTAATATTTCATGAGTAAGAGATTTCACTATTTCCATATAACATTCTTCAATATTTTTTTAAATACCAAAAACCGAGTCTATCTAAAAAATTGATACTTTTTTATTGTAAAAAAATAAATGATAACATGAATTCACTTCAAAGTGAATTATACCGAGAAATCAATTCTTATTTAGCACCAAAAGATAGGTTGGTTTTTTCTACATCTACAATATATTCTACTTCATTTTGTTATGAAAAAGAACTACGTAAATATATATTAAAACGACATGAAAGTGCAAAACTATTAATTCCATTTATTATTATTGGAAATAAAAATCCTTTATTTGGAATGGAAGAAGATTTTACAGAATTTATCGATGAAATATCTCATCCAGGTTCATTGATAGAGAAACAAAAATGTATGTTTGAACATATTTCTTACTTTACGGATCGCGTTTTGGAAAAATTTCATTACATCTCTTTTCATAAATTAAACTTTTCCAAACAAAAATCATTGACTTATATGAAAAAAAAAGGCGTTTATTCTCCAAAAATATGGGGTTCCAGTGAAGATAAAAGTATTCTTATTGAAGATTCACCTGTTTCTGTATTATATGGCGTAAAGGTACCTTCTAGACAATACTTTCGTATTAAATATTCGAAGGTTTTAAAATCAATTATTGGTTAAAATAAATGTATATAATAAAGATGAATATATCTAATAATTGGTATATTGTGAGTATTATTTTAGCGCTTATATACACATCTTATATTTTGTTATCTCAATGTATTATTAATACATTTCATATAAAACCTCGTGTTATTTTTGTAAATGTGATATGTATTGCCGCTTTATTATGTTTAGTAACTCAACATAAAGATATTATAAGACCCAAACTAAGCATTCCTTATTTTATTCTTTTATTGATTGGTATTCTTATTTATTTACAAAATTATTTTTTACAATTGGGAACAAGCCTTCCAACAAACATGGGTTTAATTGATGGATTTGCGATTTGTATCTATTTGCCAATGTCCACTTTATTTTTATATTTTTTGTTTAAAGAAAAAGTAAATAAACGAAAAATATTTGGTATTATATTAGCATGTATGGCCGGATATTTTATATTAACTTAATACAGTAAATGCTTTTGATTTCAAGTGTAAATCATATTAAACCTTTGTTATTTCATTCACCCATTCAACGCATAATGACACCTGATGTTTTTTTAACTTCTTCTATTTTATTGGAAACAACGAGTACATTATGTTTACAAAAAGTTCAACATAATAAATGGTGGTTTATACCGGTTTATACTGGATATGGGATTTCTTTTTATTTATTTCCAAAATGTTTTGAAAAATATAATTTAAACGTTGCGTATACCATATGGTCCGGTGTTGGTATACTATTTACCTTTTTGGTGGATGTGTGTTTACAACGCGAGGCGATTACGTTTAAAAAAGTACTTGCGTTATTCATGATTATTAATGGTATATGTATGATTAAATAGTGTATATTATTAACAATCTCCGTCACTTCCCATGGATACATTCAAATAATACATATGATCCTGAATACTTGTACAATGCAATGGACCACATGAATCGCTGCATTCATTGTCCTCATTAAAAGAATCATCGCAATCTATATAACCATCTTCTAGTTCTCCATTATACCACAATTCATGAGGAACATGTAAATAACCTAAAAATTGTTGAGGAACATGAGGAACTATATCATATTTATGGGTAATCCGAAATGATTGATTCTGTTGGGAGATTGATATAAAATCTTCAACAAATTCTTTGTTTCCTACTCGCGGTGAACCAAAGGTGATTAAATAAATATTTGATTCTTGTTGTTTTTTCATTTGATACGCAAAAAGAGTGGCAATCGCTCCTCCTAATGAATGTCCGGTAAATACTATATCTTGTATAGAATAATCAGTTGTAAATGTTTTTATGGAATAAATGATATCTGTATACATACTTTCATATACTTTATAAAACCCGGTTTCGACACAAATTGAAGATGTATCATAAGGACAAATCAATGAAAATTGTACATTGTCTATCCAATTTTGAATATTAGACGAACCGCGAAATCCAATGAACAAGGTTTGTTTTTCCATTCCTAAAATAGCTCGTTCTCCATTATGGTCTATAATATTTAAAAGCTCTATTTCATTATCGCATGTTTTACATGTCCAATCATCAACATAATCACAATAAGTCGCCTGTGACATATGTAATGCATATTTTGTCATGGTTGTTCCATAAAGTTGAGGAATAATTATACATACACATATCCAAAAAAACATTTTTATACATTATATAAATATGTTTTTAATATAAAATAAAACATGCAACATCATGCGTTATATATCGGTGCCGGAATAGATAATATACCTATGAAATATTGCGATTGGATTCATATATTTACGTGTATGGATAGCCAACCATATAGTGAATTTGGGGTACAACAAAGTGGAAAAATCAATACATATGGACATGATGAATTTTATCGCCCGGATTTTATAGAAAATGTAAATAAATCTTATTATAACATAGGGTATGAACTCCATGATCCAATTAACGGTAATATACGATGCTATTCAAATGGAACACAATCTATTTTTTATTATATGAATACATCTATTCCTGATCATCACAATCAAGTTAAAATTCCATTTTCAGAAATAGATAGTGTTATAGTTTCAGGTCATGACCCCGATTGTATTTTTTTAAAATATACCACAAAACGATTATCTTTTATTGGAGTAGAAGGAACTTCATTTGATAAAATAGAAAATGATTCAACCAATACATTGGTACAATGTTTGCACAATGGAAAGTATTGTTTCTTTTTTTACAACTATTTTTTTCTTCATAAAGATGGAACATTTCGCGAATTCCTTTTTTGGGATGATTTTATGAATTATTATTATAAACTATGTGCTATGAATTAACGTTTCTTATGTAATCTCTTTTTTGTTTTGGTGCGTTTTTTGCGTTTTTTTCCTTTCTTTTTTCTACGAACAAATGTGTGCCTTCTTTTTTTCTTACCTCCCAAAGTCATAGTACTTTTGGGAGGTCCACTAGCATCATCTCCCGTCGACGACCCTGCTGCGGGCGCCTCCTCCTGTGCTGCGGGCGCCTCCTTCTGTGCTGCGGACGCCTCCTCCTCTGCTGCGGGCGCCTCCTCCTGTGCTGCGGGCGCCTCCTCCTCTGCTGCGGGCGCCTCCTCCTGTGCTGCGGGCGCCTCCTCCTGTTCTGCTGCGGGCTCATTTCCCGTTGTCCTTTTCCTGAAAAAACGATTGGCTACTCCTTTCTTCAATCTTCCATACATGCTCTTTTTAGGTTTTTCTGCACTAAATACTGTGGTTGCTGGACCAGTTTCTATGATTGGTGCACCAGAGGTTACATCATCCAATTTATCAAGATTTTTACACAAATGATTGAGAATTTCTTTTACCCTTAACTTATCCTTGAGTTCAAGTGTTTTGTAGTACTTTTGCATAGCACTCATTGATTTCTCTTGGTTATCCTGCGAAGGAGCACTAATAACAGTATTGGAGCTTCTTGTTGTCACATTGACCCCTTCATTATCGGTAGTACCTCCTGGGTTTAATTCTGGATTCTGCGGTTTCGTCCCCGGCGGCTGGGGCTGGGGCTGGAGCGGGTTGCTCTCTTCGGGATTTTCTTCCTCTGGTATTAATGCTTCTCGTGGTTGTCGTCCGGGGAGATCTACTTCTGTAATAACTTCTGATGATCTGCCTTCGGGTCCAGGCCCTCCACCACCACCACCACCTTCATTCCCTTTTTGTTCACCGTATACTGGTTTTTGCATATGCATAATATGCATAGAAGGAACGTCAATCGTTCTACGAGGATCATTTATCAAGTCATTGGATGATAATGATTCATCCTCCTCCGTTACTTGACTTACTATGTTGGGGTGAAATACCGTATTCTCGACGGCGGGAGAACTCCGCTTTCTGGTTAAACCCGCGCGTTCTCCAATCCTGGTGAGCCCCTGTCGAAAAAAGCTACCTTTTGAACCTGAACTGGGAGAAGTATTACTGGAAACGGAAGAAGTATTATTACCACCCGTTAAACTTGAACTATACTTACGAGTTCTTCGTTTATTTCGTTTGATTCTCTTTTTCGTATTTCTCATAAAAGCAATATATATAATATAAATATAAATATTTTTAACATTCGCAACAACAATATACTATATTTGGTGGATCTTCTGGCACATCCGTTGTTTCTTTACATGTACACCATCGCACCAACTGATCAAAAGCCTTAAATTTACAACATAAAAATCGCAGTTGGTCTTCTTTATCTACATATTCTCTATCATATTTTCGTTTTAAAGATCGAAATTTAGAACGTTTCATTGCTAAACTCAAATATAAATTCATGACTAAACAAAAATGACAAGAAAGGGAAAAATAAAGACAAATATTGTTGCACCATGAGCTTCCGTAAAGAAATTCATCTTCATTATAAATGTGTTTCGTATGTTCTTTTAAACGTTTAATTTCAAACTCAATATGTTGTATATCATTCGATATATCAGCAAAATCATTTGTCTCGAGTGTTGTTTCATACATTTCAATGTAATTAATATTATCTTTATATTCATCCATCGGTGCTTCTAAAATAGACCGATTTCCAACGTGTACCTTTTCTAATAACATGGATTCTACGATTTTTCCTCGGTAATAAATAATTTCATTATAGGAAAACATGGTATGAAACTGTTTCTTTGCTTCTAATATTTTATCTTCCACATCTTCTTGTTCATAAAAAGTAATAACATCTGAATATTGTTTATAATATTTTTGAATAATTTTTCTCTTCTCTTCTTCATCGTCTTGACCCGGTTGTATAATTACATTTTTACTTATATCCTCAACAGGTATTTTATGTTTATGATAATAGGAGAATTCATCGCGAAATTGACTTTGTATAATTGACATTTTTTTCAATTTCTTGTTGATAATTGTTTCAACATCATTAAACATTTGAAGCATTTTATAAATTTCTTCTTTTCGATCATCTATTTTTAAAAACTTAAAAATGGCGGTGGCGATAGCAATATAAGTAGAAAAACAAATCGATATAATTTGCGCTTGGGTTTCGCGATTGGTTGAAAAAATATGAGGTTTCATAGAACCAACAAATGTTATGATAGTCGAGGCAATGATAATCGATACTTGAAATATATTTACAACGTTTTTCAAATATACATGTTTCATAAATAAAATAATGCGCTTATCTTTTACAACCTTGTGTTTTTTTGCCAAAGTTTTACTAAATTCCGAATTCTTAAAATCAAAATTAGAGTCTTTCGGATTATCTTTCGTTTTACAAGATTCCATAAAATCTATATATTATACATATAAATATGTACGACCAAACTAAACTATCTGGATATATGGATTCTTATAATGAAACTCTTTTAGATATGATATGGAAACATAAAATTAAATTAATATTCTTTATATCTATTACCATAATCGGTTATATCAATATTCCTTATTTAGAAAAAGTTCAACAAACGATGAAATACAAAGAAAAATTTCCAAAAACCTATTTAAATGCTAGTGAAATAAAAAAAAGGAAAAATCAGTTTGATATCGTAATTGATACTCGAACCAAAGAAGAATATGACAAGTCTCATGTAAACGGCGGAATTCACATTGATTATAAAGATATATTATCGCAAAATGGTAAAAAGATTCTAAAAGAAAACGGAATCAATAAGACAAAAAATATTTTATTTTATTGTGATGGTGGAAATCGCGCGCAACGAAGTGCCTTACATTTAGTTGATGTTCTTGGATATAAATCGACAAATGTATTTTTAACAAATGAACCTCATACAAACATAGACGTAATCATCCCTGGTTCGAATTCAGTTGAATAGTTTTCTTACATTTATTTTGATGAGTAATTAAAGCTCGTTTATTTTTAGCGTTAAAATTATTACATATATTACACTGAAATGTCAATTGATCCACATTTGTAAAAACACTATTCAACAACAACGTTAATTGGGGCATTTCAAAATCTTCCAATTGTTTCATTTGGTCTTTATGTTGTTTTTTACACGTTTCCATCAATTGCTTTTTTTGGCCAATGAAATGTAAGTATTCTTTATTTATACAACTAAGTTGTTCATCTGTAATCGTGGTACCGTCTTTTTGCTGTTGATTGGATTCCAATGCCTGATCCAAATGATCGATTATAGAAACCGCGATTCTTATTTTACTTTCATCATAATGTCCATAATGTACAAAAACCATAATTTGATTCATGTGAATATCAATTTGATAATCGTGTTTATTTTGAATACCGCTGTGTTGTGATATCATAATACCGTGTTTACTTTGATATTCAATATCCCGAATAAATTTCTTAATTTCTTCATTTGGTACATTTGTTTTATAATCTTTGTTTTCAAATAAAATAGGACATTTGTCTTTTCGTTCAAGTAAATAATCGCACGCTTTGCTTTCGCCACTTTTATCGCAAATAACTCCATGTGGAAATGCGCTGGTTAAACAACTTTCTAATTTATATTCGCTTTCTTTTCCTTTGCGTGTAGAGTTTTTTTGTTTTTCAAGAAAATGCTTTAATTCCATATTGTTTTGATAAAAAGTTGATTCTTGCGAAAATACTCCTTGTAACGTCGACATCATTTTATCCGTCATTTGTTGATATTGACCATGAATCATTGTTTCTAATACTTTCGCATCAGTTGTTTCATTGGATTGATGTATGATTTTTTCAAATGTTTGATGTGAACTTTGTATCATTTCTTTTTGAGCATGTTTAATATCTTGGGTAAGTTTAGGAAATTGTTGTAAAAGCGCATACGTTGTTTTATCTAAAAAGGTGCTATTTGTTTCGCGTATTAACGTCAATATTTCCGAATCTTTTTTATTATTTTGTAAATGTTCTTTCATTTGATGAATATAATATTGCTTTTGTTCACCAATATGGTCATATGTCATTTGAATTAATTTATTGCTTTGCAATGTTCCTTGTTCCACAACATCTACTTTCTTATGAATTGAATGCAACAGTGCTTTAACTTCATTTACACTAATGCTATCTTTTATTGTATTTGTTATATTTTGAATTAAATCTATAAAGAGTTCATTCACTTGATTAAAATCCAAAGAAGGATTTTTATCAAAAAAATCAATGGCTTTTACACTTTTTAATACGTATAAATTGGCGGACGTAGTCATCTAAATAAAGTGTGTTTATTTGTTTAAATTGGATTCCATATTATTTATACAAAGACTTAAATAGAACACATGTATAAATGTATGCTTCCTGAAATTATTCGTCACATATATGACTTCATGGATATAAAATGTAATTGTTGTTTACGGTGTATTCATCATCCAAATGAAATTAAACATATGTTTAAATATTCTTTACATCATGAAAAACCTAAAATATATTATTATTGTAGCGACGATTGTTTGATGTTTTTAAATTAAATGGTTACAAACTTATATTTCTATGCGTATTATATATGTCCAATTCAACTCGGAAAATAAAAAAAAAAAGAAAAAACAATACGTGTAAATGGGACTCGTGTGACCAAGTTCCATGTGGTAAATCCATGCCCCATTGTAAGCCTCATTATTGTTATCGCAAAGGTTCGTTAAGCAGTCGAAATTGGAAACATTGTAATATGCGATATTTATCGTCCAATCCAGTTCACAAAGAAAAATGTAAAAAAGAAATGAAAGAATTTAGTAAATGTAAAAGAAATATGACAAAAAAAAAGACAACTCAAACGGTAGATGTCCAAACACTTCATGAAAAAATGCCCTATATTTGGCGATTTTTAAGGGTTGGTACCCGAAAAAATATGATACGATTGGCTCAATTGCCCATTTCCGAAATAAATATTCAAGGTTCTTTGTACGGAGAAGTTCCTTCTAAAAAAAATAAACATAAATTTGAACGATTACGACAAAAATATAAAGATATTTAACCATTTTCTGAAATCGTAGTATATAAATCACCTAAATTATTGGATATATCTGTCAATGAATCATTTATTGTAGTCATTGTACTATTCAGTGCTAGTTGAACACCACTATTGTCAAATACGATAAGATTGTCAATGGGTTCAATGATTTTCTGAAATGAACAAATCAAAATAACAAAGATCAATAAATATAAAATTACGATTTTAAACATGGTGTTATAGTATTATATAACATTATTGTTATGAATTTAACGTCGTTTGTATATTATTTAATTTTCGAATAAGATTTTCTAATCTTGCGATTTGTTTTTCAAATTGAGAAATCAAAACGTTATCATTAATCGTTGTCATTTGTTCGGTAAAATGAGATTGAGAATGTAATTGTGAATATACACAAAATCCAATAAATAAGATAAAAAACAAATAAAGATATAGTTTAAAACGTTCTTCTTTTCTCATGTATACTTATAGTATTCAAAGATTTTATGTCATTTAGAGGAATAAAATATATTCAAAAAAAAAAGCCTTTTTTTATATTTAATGTACATTCTCATATGAATTTTCAAGGCGATTTTCATGATAAAAAATTCAATAAAATAATAGAACCTATTTTTCTTGAAATGGGTAAATCACTTTTATGTAAAAATAATATGAAAATATAATATAATATTAAAATATATATGGAATTAGCAAAATTAATTTTAAAACTCATTTATTTAATCATTTTATTTGTATTGTGTTTTGCAGCAATTCGAACCAATGTTCAAACCTCCAACGCAAATTTAATGGTGTTGTCTTTTTTTATTGCTGTTTTTATTTTATATTTTACATTTAATCCACTTTATGGATTTTTAGCGGATAATGAAATTGTGTTTAAATCAACCGAACAAGAAGAACCTGAACATAAAAATAATAATGGAAATCATCATCAATAATTGAAAATAATAAATTAAATTAAATATTATTATTAATTTTAATTTAATTTATTTACTTTTTTTTTTTTGTTGCTACATATTATAAACAAATGCCAACTTATGACGTAAGTAATCTTGCGGTTTTTCCTAGAAACGAATCTATTTTAGTTAAATGGGATGGTTTTGAAGACAAAGATAGTGGTGACGTATCAGCTGGTGGTGCCAAAGCAGACGAATTAGGCGGTTCTCAAGCATTATTAGGTAACATTGCCATTGACCTTATAGATCCTTCTTTAAATAAATCAACACAAGTTGTTTATAAATCGGCTGTTCCATTCGACAAAGACGCATCAAGTTTAAATGTAAATCAATATTTATTTACAGGTCTAACAGCTGGTACAAAATATGATGTTGTTTTACGCGCAAATGTTGATTTTAACGGAGTACCAAATTCAACTACTGGTGATTTAGACTTAAAACACATTATGGATTCAGACTTGTCCGGAGTACCTTACACATCTCCAAGCGTATTAGATGAAGATGATATTGAACTGAAAAATGATTTATCCGGGCACATCATGGTATTTTTAAAGAAAGGAAAACAATTGTTTGAATCCTCCGCAAATCTATTAGAAGAAGTAGGATACAATGCTTTGGATTCTATTCGTTTTGAATTAACCGAAACCGCAACAAGTACCGTAACACGAACCACATTTACAGCTGATGATGTTTGTGGTAATAACTCAGATTTCCCTGGTCTTATTGCGAGTACAGTGGTTGGCGATACTTTTAGTACACTCGACGGTACTGATTCATCTGCAACGTTTATTGCGTCTATAAATAAATCATATACACTCCAAGCGTTTGCAATGAATGATACACTGGATGAAATTGCTGGAGCTGTATTAACATTTGAACCAACAAACGTAACAACACCGTTATCTTTAACAGCAGCCCAAACGGGTGTAAATGAATTGAAAATTCGTGCAACAAACGGAGATGCAATGAGTGATTTTATATCACAAATGAAAGTAATTCTTGAAGGGAAAACAACCTATGGTGGTAGTTTCGTAGAATTTTTAGCTCCAAATAAAACGCGATCAAATGGCACTACATCAAGAGGAGGTACACCTATGACGGCAACTGGTTCCAAGGATCATTATTTAACATTGACTGTTTCCGATTTACAAAATTATAAAACAGTAAAAGTAAGGGCCTTTCATTACACAGATGCGGAAGATGGTTCGGAAAGAACATATGAACTTCCAATTATTCCAAGTGCTTCTGCTTTGAGTGTAGAGTCGGACACATTCAGAATGAATTATGTACTAGAAGATGGTGTAGAAAGGCGTACTGAAAGTGGAAATCTTCTTATTGATAATAGTTTTAACGTAGAGCAAACATGGTGGTCAGATCTTAGTGGTGAAGTAGCTAGAATTAATGCGCTTGCCGACCACAATACAGCCTTGTTCGTATCGGTGAAAACATACATTCAACCACAAAACGATCCATCTTATTCATTAGCTAGTACTGACCTTTCTTGGGGTGTTAAATTTGGTGATGTTAATACAGGTGCAACAATGGATTCTTCTTATAGTCTTACCAATGCGGGTACTAAGCTTGGTGCCAATAATATGTACGGCTATGTCCGGCTAGCAGCTGGTGACACTAATGAAGTATTTACCGCATTTGACCAAGATGGCGCCGGAGATCAAACTTTGGCCAATGCACAAAATAACATAGCTGATGTATCTTTTCAATTAACCGAAAATACAAAGGTAAAAGTCACTCAACAAATTGTTGTTGGTATTTCTTACGATGAGGCTAATGGAAAGGATCTTTCATTATCAGATGCCTATCATCTTGTAAAATATGTTGTTGATGAATTCACGATTCCATCGCTTCCAACTTTTGATGGTTCGTTTACACTTGTACAAGATGAACTTAACACTAAAATCACCATTCCTGCTCATACATACACACCCTATACTGGTGGATCTTCGGCGCCAATTAAATATATCATGCATAAACACGTAGAAAATGGCACTAGTGATGACTACTCATTTACAAATGGAACATGGACGACGCTATCTGCTGAGGATATTTCAAATGTAATAGCGGGTGAGTCAAGCCGATTCGAAATTACAAATAACGCGTTCACAGATTCATTAACATATACAACAGACAATCGTTTCAATGTGTATTACTATACATTGCTTCCTTATGTTGATGTAACTGACCCTACCAGTGGAAGCGTATTTAGAATGTACGGAAGTGAAACAGACGCGCAAGGCGGATTGACACAATTTGGTACACAACCATTTATTTTACCAGCATTTTCAAATATTAAATATAACACATCTACAAAAATAGTATCATCTACTATTACAAATCATGCTTCTTTCCCAGACAATATACTCGATGGTGAAATTAGTTATAACGTAAAAATAGAAGAACTTGGTAATAGTGCTGTTTCTGAGCTTTATGAGATACTTCCAAGCAGGGTAAGTATTGACAACAGTGGTAATCTTCAATTAACTATGAGTACCGATGATATTAGCGCAGATAAAGGATATAATATATACCTTTACTCGCAACAAGATCTCGAAACAAGTGGTGGAATTACTGGGAGCGAGCTAGTAACATATGTAGACGTTTCCCATGACAGTTATGGTACTACTGCGGTTCCAGGCTCGGGTGTCATATACGGTGAAATCATCGCCCCTCTTGGAAGTAAATGGCATAAAATAGTACAAATACCAAGCGAGCTCTTCACACCTGGTAGCGCAACCTCGAGTGATACATCACTTAAAAACGAAATTATCGAAGATTCGGGCTCACCAGGTCAAGCAATTGGTTTAACCGGAAGTATGGTTGTAGCTTGGGATGCTTGTGCGAATTTCATGTCTAATATTGATATATATAGACAAAATGATACAACATACTGGTACAGAGTTCCTAAAAACTCGGCCGGTGCTTATGATTCTTCCGGCGAAGTAGTAGATTCAAGTCCAACTGATGCCGAGGCAGGACAAGTAGGAGTTAGTGTAAATGATATTACCTATTATAAAGCGGTTGTTGATTTTGCGGATGGAACATCGCACACATTTTTCTCCGACTCTCGTAAACTATTAGGAAAATTAGATGCAAATAAAGTAGGATTGAAAGAAGTATCTCTTGATGTATGTGCCAATACGGGTGAGTTCTTGGTTGATTATATCATGCACCCTATGCCGGCTGATTATGATGTATCTATATCCGTGTGGGGACCGGGAATATCAGGTGGTGTTGCAGCTGAATCAGGTGATTATCTTGAAGCAAGTGGTAACTCAATGGGACTTGTGACGGTGAATGGTGCTGTAACTAGTGGAAAATACACTAAAAAGGATATGGAATATGTATTCAGAATGCGTAAATTAGACCCTAATAAACCAAGTCATTTCAAATATTCTTCAACCCCGGAAAGAAGCACACTGGGTTCGGCTCCCGGGGCGAGGCCTTACGATGCAAATGAAGGACGTCATTACTTGTTTAGGAGTATTAGTGGGGACGGCCAAGGCGATTTTCGCAATCTAAGTGGTGGCACCATTGAGGGCATTTCAGGAGCATGGTATTCAGGAGCAAAAGCAGGTGACTCAACTAAGTCAGAATTATTGTTCAAAAGACCAGAATTTAGTTCGCATAAAGTAGTAGTAGAAATTAGTCCATGGGCTAACTCTGGAACCAAGAGTACTATTACAGGACCATGGAAAAAACGCACACACACCGTGTCCAATCACATTATACCTGATTTATCAAATCTTGTAGTCCAAGCAATCCAAACTGATAATGATGTGACAGACAATGAATTAACATACGTGAAATTTGATAATAAAGTAATTTATGATGGTGTTTCGGGTATGTATTTCCCAAGCGCGACTGGTGATGCTTCACAATTTATTACGGAAGAGTGGTCCAAAGGTACATATTTGAATGAAAGTGGTCCATTCCAAATTGGATATGCAGTTAGCGATATGTCCTACAATGATGTAAAAGATGGACCTGGTCTACAAATTACACGTCCAAATGCGGCATTAAAAACCGTTGATCCTCCGGCAAATAATAGTTCATATCCTCCGGTTAGAGACCTAGAAGTTAAATTCAATTATGATATTGGAGGCGGCGTAGAGAAAGATGTATTATACTGGACTGCCCCGCTTGGAAGAACTCCATTATATTTCGATGTAAAAGTCAAAAGTGTAGATGGATTCGAAGGTTCGGACAATTCGATTGTTACATCCGATAACTACCCCGAATTATCATTCAATAATGTTCCATGGAGGGTTCCATACACAGCACCAGGACCTTATGTAGTACGTCTTGACATTGCTGGACTATGGAAAGGTACCCCCGCACAGAACGCACCGACGACGACGGACATTAGTGGTCCAAATCCAGGAGATCAATTCGTGGTAAGGGCTGCTTACAGTTTGAATGATGATGACGCGAATTCTCTCAGTATCATAGAGAATGATAGTACGTATACTCCTGCCGATTCATATTCCGTTCGTTCATTGGTTGAATACATCGCCAAGGCCGCACCAAATCCTCCAACCAATCTACAACTTAAAGAATTGACTCCTACTAAATTCGTTCTTTCTGTTGACGCGCATGATCCTTCCGATGGTTTCGATTACGATAATGTAGAATGTGAATTAAATCTTTATGAATTTGATAAAGCAGCGACGTCGGAGGAGAATATCGCAGAAAAGTATGGTGCTACGCAAACCTTCCAAAGCTCCTCTTTCTCTAACATGGAATATACACATACTATACCAGATTCATTAAAACAAGACCCATTTTTCATATTGGCAACATTCAAGAATTCAAATGGTTATTCCAATGTGACTACCGGACCAACCGAGGCTAGTGCGGGAAATATTAACTTCTTCCCTAATACTCAAAAAGTATTCTTTAATTATTCCCCAGTTGATCACAGTAGTATGAACCTTGTTTTGGATGAAGCTAGTGATGGCCTTAAAGTACGCATTAGCAACACGCCATATGATGAGGATGTCAGCGAAATTCGATTCCGTATTTACAAAGGTGGCGTTGAGATTGGTGCTAATCGAGCTGAAAACATCGAAAATGTTGATGCAAGTTGGGCATGGAATACTAGTGATTTCCAACAAGTCAGCGGAGCTCCTAATAGCGATGGAGGTAAGCTCCAATTCGTCGATGATATCGGAAATACCATTCAGGTCAGCGATAATTTTGATTATCAGCAAACCTTCGAACTTGAAGCGGAGTATATATTTAAAGATGTTTCGAGTGATGGAATATACCCAGCCGGCACAGATCGCCCAGAAACCAAAACACCAAAAGCAACATTCGTACTTGGGGAGAAATTAACCAACGATATTGTATATACTCATAACTTTACATCACTTATTGTTGAAGCAAGTGGATTAAGTGTAGGGTCCCAAAATAAAAAATATGCACAACCGGTTGATAAATTGGTTGCGGTTATTCAATACAATACCGACCAAGGCGAAGGTGTTTTTGTAAAAACCGTAGACGTGAATAAATCTCGTGGTGACGATTTCGAGGATATTAGTTTTGACTTAACGTCGGAATTAGCGGCTGTGGGTGGTACAAGTGCGAAGATTGATACAACGGGGCATATCTTTATCTACACCAATAAATACGGTACAAGAGTAGATCGACCAGTGGCCGGCGCCACCGATTCTAATGTTTTCCAAGATGGCGATGGTTGGACTGGACGTTTTAATCCTGCTGGCACATATGCACCATCTGGTAGTCAAGTCTAGAATAAATCATTTCATTTAAATAAATCAAATCATTTCATTTAAATAATATAAATTAAATAAATCAACTCTATTATAACATCTAATTAAATGTTATAATAATTATTTATGGGTTTATAGTATAATTGGAGCATATCTTACTCTTTTAGGTTTTTCCTCTACTAGTGCGGGAGCCGATAACATAACGGGTTCATGTTTTTGTGGTGGTTTCGCTGTTTTTAAAGAAGGTTTACTTTCTTGTTTTTTTTTTGAAGGGGCAGATTTTTTTGGTTGGGATTTGCCTAAACGGCCTTTTGACATCGTATCGAAAAAGCTCATTATACACTATATATATAAAATAAAATTCAATAAAATTGAATTAAAATACTATTTTTTAAAATAATGTACATATGTCTATATATCGATTTAAAATTCAAAATGAACAATTGAACGAAGAAATGATTGATTTTGCTTGTTTACATAAATATGAAGATAAAATACAACTACGTGACTCTTTCAAATTATGGTTACAACAAGATAATATAAAACAATTGATTGAAAGCGAGTCTACTTATTTAAAACGCATGGATTATAATCTTAAACAAACATCTCTTGAATCTAAACTATTCAAAAGTATAAAATATTATCATATTAAAAAAATGATTTCAAATATTCCTAAAAAAGAAATAAAAAAAGAAACAACCCGAATCTGTTTTGATAAATCCTTTCTTATATTAACGCACCAATATATTCAATCAAATCATAATAAGAAACCAGCTCAATTATATGATACATTTCAAATCATACATGATAACGAATGTAATATTCAAAAAAAATGTTTAATGGAAAAAGGATTCCATGAAGATATTATTTTATCCAAAATGAAAAAAATGTTTAAAAATAAATATTTTACAATGACGCAAAAAACGCTGGATGTGTGAATATAAAAACTATTATATATTGTTATACTATATGGTAAAAGAAAAACCATCTTTCTTTTCACAAGGTTCCTATGGTTGTACAACATTTCCACCTATAACATGTAAAACAGTGAATCCTCATGTTCGAAATATAAGTAAAGTGGTTAAAAATGATTTTTTTTCTAAACATGAACTCCACCTTGGAAAACGATTATCCGAAATAGTGGAAAAAGAACATATCAAAGATTCTAAATTATTTCTATATTATTATCAAAGCTGTGAAACCAATCGCCAACTTCTCAAAAAAGAACATGGATTTTATGAAAAATGTAAATTATTTGAAGACTCTGCTACACTACCAAAACATGATTCATTTGTCATATTATATGGAGAATATGTATCTTCAATTACAAATTCTTTATTTTTCAAACAACATTTTACATTAAAAAATATTTATTTATTTTATTCTTTTTCATTAAAAGCCTTATCTATTTTAAAAAAATACAAAATCATTCATATGGACCTAAATAGTCGAAATATTATTGTTAGTAATATAAATCCACCGACATTTCATATGATTGATTTTGGACTTTCATTGGAAGAACCTAAATGTTATCAGTCAAATGGTGAATTGAATTTAGAGTATTTAAAATACTTTCTTATTTATGAACCTACTTATTATTTTTGGTCTATGGATCGTCATATTATATCTTATTTATTCCACAAACGCGCGATACCAAATCAAAGTCAATTAAAAGAATTGATTCATACCGTGTTATCAAGTGATGCGTGGTTGAAACAATTCTATGGAACTAGTTACGATACGTATGTACAAGATACATATACTTATTATGAAAAGAAATGTTCCTCCTCAACTTCCTTCATGGATTTGATGGTCCATTTATGGAAAGAAACGTGCTACACATGGGATATGTATTCGATTAGTTATTTTTGTTTAAAACAAATTCACATGAATGTTCTAAAAATACAAGTGAATGAGGGTTATGATGATTTTTGTACATTATTGAAAAAAAATATACATTTTGATTACACAAGAAGACCAAATATTCAATTACAAATTAATGAATTTTTGAAATTGTTAAAAAAATAAAAAGCGCTATATTATGTTTTTTTCTTTTTTTTTATATATTTTGCTTTTTTTGTTTTGTGCGAAGATTTCAATAAAAAGTGAACCAATTGAATATAAGTGGGTTTATTGGTACGTTTTAAATATATTTTAATTTTTTGTTGTATTTTTTTCATTGTATATAACACTATATATTACTCTACGGTAACTACTTTTGCTAAATTTTTGGGCTTATCTGGATTAATTCGTTTTCTTAATGCTAAATGATAACACAATTGTTGTAACGTTATCATAAACAAAATTTCACTACAACATTTATTACGAGGTATTAAAATGATTTCTTGATTTTTATTTGATGTTTGTTGAAGTGTTTTTACGATATCTTCTTCACTTGTAATCACAAAAATATACGCATCACGGCTCATTAATTCCGAATAGGTATTCATCATTTTTTCACTATTTTCGTGATTGATGAGAAGAATAACCGGAAAATGATGATGAATCATGGCCAATGGTCCATGTTTTAATGAAGCAGATGACATTCCTTCGCCATGAATATAACAGATTTCTTTTAATTTTAAAGCACATTCCTTCGCAACACATTCCATGGTTCCTTTTCCTAAAATAAATATATGTTCGCATATCAAGGGTCCTAAATTATTATCTTCAAATATTATATTTATTTCATGATTTATCTTTTTTACTTGATATATCATGTTATGAAATAAACAAATTTCATCTTTTATATCATTCATTGATTTTAATAATTCAAATCCTGATAAAGAAGATGACCCATTTTGTCTTTCTTGATACAACCACAGCGAAAACATTTTTAATAACAAAATACTACTGTTAAATGATTTGGTTGATGCTACCGCGACTTCTTTTCCCACATTCATGTATATACCGCAATCTACATCTTTTGCAATGGCAGAATCAATTACATTAATAATACCCATTGTATAATGATGAGCTTGTATGTATGGCATATGTTTGATTAAATCCATTGTTTCTCCGGATTGGGAAATGAATACAAAAAGACAAACTCCATGTGGAATGTGGTTTTTATCAAAATCTCCTCCATCAAAGCAAAAAACATTTAGGTCATTCAAATTCTCAATACATTTTATATAGTGATAACCAATACAACCCGCATAATAACTGGACCCGCATCCTATAAAAATAATATTTTGAATATTAGGAAGTATTTTTTTCATTGGCTCTAATCCTCCTAAACATATATTATTATTTGCGATTCTTCCTCCTTGATTTAAGCTCATCCATAAGGTTTGGTCTTGTTCCATAATTTCTTTTTGCGTATAATGCGTATAATTACCAACCGATTGGGTTAAATATTTTTTTTGAAACTCTGGATCTATCATTTTGATTTGTTTTTGTCGTGATTGCTCAAATATAATCCCCTGAGATCTCGATAAAACAATCAATTCATTATTTTCCACTTCATAATATTGTTTTGCGCAATGTTTAAATCCACTTAATTCACTCGTCGCCATCATTTCTTCTTCGGTTTCACTGATTAATAATGGACTTCCTTGTTTTATAACATAAGCAATATTCGGTTGTTTTTGAAATAAAATAACAAGACCATATGTACCATTTAACAATGAAGTCGCTTGATAAATAGCGTCTTTTACACTTGAATTTGCTTCATGAAGAAAAAAATACTCAATCAAATTTACAATGACTTCGCTATCTGTTTCACTGTAAAAAGTATATCCTTTTGTCTTTAAGAAATCTTTTAATTCTGTATAATTTTCAATAATACCATTATGTACTACAATAAATAAGTCTTGATTTGAAATGTGTGGGTGCGCATTGGACTTGTTGACTTTACCATGAGTTGCCCAACGACTATGCCCCATGCAAATATACGAACGATTTGGACTCACTTCATTATAAAATGCGGTATATGTATCTTCTTGTGTACAATGAATTGATTTTTTTGTAATTTTGAATTGTTTCTCATTTTGATTATAATAAGCAACTCCAAATGAATCATATCCTCGGTTTTGTAATTCGTGTAAAGATTGTAATACAAAATCAATCGAATGAAACGACGCCGATCCTTCTTTACATAAATGTAAAGTAATACCACACATATATGTATTAACTATAAATAAGTTATATTTAAGTATTCTATTTGTTATTTTTTAAATATTCAATAATAGTGTATGTCATGACCAATAATATAACATCATAGACGATCGTCATGTATCCCGCTTTATGAAACCATTTTGAAAAGAATTCCGTTGACATTGGACGTTGGCGATAATAATAACAAAAGCCACCGGTTAAGCAACATGTTGTACCAATGACAATACCTATTTTATAGAGTTGTCTTTTGATTTCAGCCATTTTTATTATCCACATAGAAATAGCTAAATAAATCAACACCAATACATAATCCAATGGAATACTTGTGGTAAAATGACCATAATAATATTGGTTAATAAGCGATGATTGATTTGTTAATATATGAGGAACACGCAATAAGAACACACATAAAAATAAGGTTGTACAAAAAGCAATTGTATATTGAATGAAGAAATCCAAATACATATATATATATGGTATAAAATTGAAACCAAATCATGAAATCAAAAATAGCTATAAAACATGTTGCTGATTTGTCTCTGTATGATGACATTGTTCAATACGTATGGATTGAATCATCCGCAAAAAATAAGAACATTGGCACGAGAAAACTTCAAATTAGTTCATTATTTTTCTAAACCATATATTCGTAAATATGATTTCACATATGAAGAAAAAAGGGAATTGATTCAATATGGATATGAAGGTTTTGTGCGCGCATGTTGTAAATATGACGAAACAAAAGGGTATAAACTTTCTACATATTCGCATTTTTGGATTCGAAAGTATATGGATGATTATGTGAAACTATACTTTAAAAATAAAGAAATAATGCCCTTAATCGAAAATTATGATTTAAATGTTGTTGATGTTTCTCCATTGAGTATATTAGACAATTATCAACTAGACCCACATGAATACATATTGTTGAAGAAAAAGTTTTTCCAACAAGAAACATTTGTTGATATTGCAAAACAATTAAATGTTTCAAGAGATACACTTCGTAGTGAATATAGACAAATCTTTTCAAAAATAAGAACACAACATAATAAACTATTTTAAATATTTATATACTATATAATGACAGATACTTCATATTCCGAACATACTGAAAATACTGAAAATAATGAAAATACTGAAAATACTGAACAAGAAGAACAAAATACAGATACTTCATCAAATACAAAGATAAATATGGCAAAAACTGGTAGTTTATTTATGATGATTTTAATCATATTATGGGTACTTTTAGGAATAATCGCATTTATTAAATCTATTCTATGTTTTGGATCATCATCTAGTGCCCTTGAAAAAATACTTGGACTTGTATTAGCTATTTTATTTGGTCCGTTATATTTTTTATATTTTTACATTAGTCCAAAATACTGTAAAAGTCAATCTGGCGGACGTTCTAAATCTCGCAACCGCGCCAATCGTCGCAAAAAATAAATATATAATAAAATTGAAATAAATGTATAAAGATAAACAAGAAATAAATCATGGTGAAAAATAAAATCGGAGGAAAAAACACGAAACGTGGTGCTCGGAAAAATATGAATGACTCAACAACAGTGCGTAAATTACGATTTATAAATCCGGAAATAAAAGAAGAACATTATGGAATTGTTTCAAAAATTATTGGTAATGGACAAGTACATGTTATTTGCGATGATGGAAAAGAACGATTGTGTATGGTTCGGTATAAATTTTCCGGAAGAAACAAATCAAGTAATCTAATCTTGAATGGAAGTTGGGTTATTATTGGACTTCGTTCTTGGGAAACGACACAAACGAATAAACTAGAGAAATGTGATTTGCTCGAAATATATTCCCACGTAGAGAAAACGAAATTAATTCAAGAATGCTCGACCAATTTAAGTGCGTTGTTGAAACACGAACAAGGTCTTCATGGCGAAGATATAGATGATTCGATTCAGTTTAGTAATGAAATAAATAATATTATTGATGATGCGTCCAGCGTTAACGCCAATCCCATTGAAGTCAATCATGATGATGATGATGACGATGATATTGATTTTGATGAAATTTAATATTTTATACGATGTATTATGAATATATATTCATAATGTTATCAAGAAAAGATTTAAATATAAAACATAAACATATATAATTTATGTATCGCCTCATTCCACTAAGAATGCTTCGTCGCACCCAGGGTGTAATTTTTGATGAAATGGTTCCATCCGATATTCCAAAGATTGATGGTATTGACAAAGTAATTCATGGCCCAAATAGTATTTCTCCTGGCCCGGTCGAAGATTGTACACCACCGTGTAAGAGACCGTGGTATATGCATCCAGGACAAGATGACAATCTCATGGTGCTTCAAGGTACAAGATATATTGATATTTTTTGTCCAAAACGTCGCGAAAAAGCATCATTTATTGTGACTCCGGACAAGATTTATAAAAATGATAAACTGTATTATGATGGTTCTGCAATGGTCGTATGGCCCGCAGGTATTTTTCATCGTATCATTAGCGGAGAAGAAGGAAGCATTAGTATTAACTTTGCAACCCGAACCCCCAAGTTTAATTTAGACGATAATTTTAATGTATATCGTTTAAATACGCATTCAGGCGAATATCATATTTTGAAAGATGGAAGCGATGATCAACCAGACTTAACTTACAAATATCCAAATAACGAACTGAAATCTTTGTTTAAAGATGATTAATCATCATACATGTTAAAGGCAATGCGTATCAATTTTGAATCTAGGGTTCCAATATTTGAAAACAGACCTTTGTATTTATTATGACTCTTATCACCTTTTTTGAATAAGAAAGCAAGATATTTATTGTTTCTTGATATGCGAGATGTATATTCGATTATTTTCTCTAATACTATATCTTTTATGATTTTAATTTTGATTTGTTGTTTAATATACGAGTCTAATTTAAACTTATTATCTACTAATTGTTGTGGATTGACATTTGATATAAATTTATTTAATAGTTTATAAATCAATCTAAATATTACTATTTTATCTATATAACATTTAATCTTTGGGGTTATCATAGAATAACGAGCATTTTCTTGTACATCCACACCAGATGAGTTGGGATTATATGAATGACGACTCCTTCCTGATTTATAACTACAACCATGGTGATTTCTCCATCCATTTTTATTTTTTAATTTTTTGGGCATATTTACTAGAAATTGAATTAAATCAGTATTTGGTCCATCGTCCAATCCTAAGTTTAAACGCAATTCTAATAATAAATTATAGTATATCCTAACATCGGACTTATCAGGATAATTTGACATATAGAGGTGTAAGTCAAATATGTCAATTGTTATATTACCCATTGAGTATGTTTTGGCTTGTACATCATATGTGTATTTGTTTGAAAAAAATGCGGGTATAATATCAGAATGTGGATATGTTTGTTTCCATTTATTATTTAAGGCAGGGATTACTGTTTTTAGCAAATGAGTCTTCATAAACTTGTCTTTTTCAAACGATAATGGTGGAATATAAATGTTTCGTTCCGCATTATTTCTACGAAGATCCTTTATATCGTTCTCCTCATCTATTGTATTCTGAATAGATTCAGATGTATTATTAAAAAAATCATACCATAAAATATAATGTTGATCGCATCCTTTCTTAGCTATTTCGTGTTGGAATCGACTTTCTAACCCATCGGTATAATAGGAACCACCTTCCTGGACGGACGATGTATATCCATCTATAAAATTATCGTTTTTATACAAATATTTTATAAAATCTTCATAAATTGGATTTTGAAATCCCGATTCATTAAAATCTTCATTTTTCCATTTGAGTTTAAATAGTTTACATTCAATAGATGCCCAAATAATAAGCAAATAAGAAAGTATATATTTATATCTTTGCATATCTTCTTCGTTTGGCGTTCCTTTATTAGCCTCCCTCTCTCCCTCCCGTCGACAATGGGACGCTTGCTTGTATATAAGAATTTGTTTTCCAATAATCAACATATCTTCTATTGACGTTTTATTTTGCTTATACTTTGTTTCGAGTGTATGTAACTTTGTTATTGCTGGAATGATTAAAGTATCAATAGTAGGATTTAATTGACCCGACCAGAAATCATCATCATATAATTGAATCGCATTATTATTATATTTATCAAATCTTATGGCTTTTAATTGACCTAATATGACTTCTTTCATGTTTGTTCCCCCCTTTATGGTTCGGTTTTTACGCTTTAATCTTCGTTTTACATTGTTTCGCGTTTTGCGTTTGAATATATGATGTTTGTATTTTCGTGTTTTTGAGTTTACCTTTTTCTTCGTTTTATTCATATATACGATTATACTAATACTATATTTTATTCTTTTACTTCTTCCTTGGTTTTTGCTGTTTTATTCATAGGTTTAGAATTTTCTTTTATATTAAATTTAACTTTCTTTTGGGTTTTGTTTTTATTCAAATGGTTTGACCGAATTGGGTTTTGTTGTTTTGGAGTTCTTGAAAACAACAATATCATTGCATTATTATCATTGAATAATTCAATACCAGGATGAAATAGAATATCTTCAATGTTGCTGTATGAAGTGATAAAAGAAAACTCACTGGGAGATTTACAAAAATCTTTAATACGATCGGTTTCTAAGTTCAACTCATATTTATAAATTCCAGTTAAATCGAATTTTTTGGATTGTAATTTATTATTCTTCAACACTAGCGCCAAAAGTTCTTTTTTAGTCATTTTATTTTCACGAATATCTAATTCGGTTTTCTTAAAATTCAATAGTTTTTGTCCTTCCACATAAAACATATAGCATTTTATACATTCTATATTTGCATTAATTTGAAAAAGTTCAATTTCTTCTAGTAAATTATCCATATTCTCAATGATATCATTGTCTTGAAGGTCAATAATTTCGTTTTCTTGTTCTTCCATATGGTAAACCGCATATTATTATATATAATTTTAAACTAAAAAACTATATATTATTATTGTCTAGCGCTCTATATTGTTGAGCAAATGAACAAGTACTACAACATATTGTATAAAAAAAATCTTTTATTATATGATCTTGATCTATTTTTTGGGCGTGTTTTAACTGTCGACGTATGTACAAATGAAGAATGGTAATTACACTAATCGATGAAACTTCTAAAAACGCCCATGAACCCCATAAAATCTTCGTCTCAGTTGGACTGATACATTGGTATGTACTTCCATAACAAACATTATATTTATTATCATAATTACATAAGTAATATTCGCTTTCAATTTGCATATTTGATTTAAGACAAGTATGTTTATCCATGATAAAATAACATAGATTTGTAAAATGAGATGTATCACATGTTTGAGTTGTGGAATATATAAAAATATAATAGCAATAATTAAAAATAGAGAAAAAGAATGCATAAATGAAAAAAAGGGTTGGATACCCGACACCAATTTTCGTTCCAACTTTTCCAACCACGTGACATGGGATTGTAAAACTAACAAAACAAGATTCTAAATCTATATTATACATGGAGTCCCATTGAGGAGATGTTGTTTCTACTTCGCGTGTTGTTGATGCCATTTCAATATCAGCATGTTGCAAATCGCCAAAACCGCCATCACGGTGCTGTTCTATTTTTACATATGGAGTTGTACTTCCGTGCATACTAATATGTACATATAAAAAATAGTTAAATCATATTATTATATCAATTTCGTATTATCTTTTTACATAGATACGTCTGATTCGTAGTCGTCCATTTCATCATAACTTTCTTCATCATGTTCTTCGTCTTCTTCATCATCATTATAAAATAGCGTTTCGATGTATCCATTGATTTCGTCCACATTACAATTTTCTTTTAACATATCTATCGTAATATTGGTGAGAAAACGATGTACATGCGTTTTGTATAATTCGTATTTACGATACACATCATTGTTCCATTCATCTTCCGCAAGTTCTTCGTCAGTACGATTGTCATACATATTTCCGTCTTTGCACAACAACATCCACCCTTTGGGCATCGTTTTCAATATTTGTTTATTTGTCATGGGCTTTGATTTGGACTTTTTTTTAAACAAATTCAGTACAGCAGCATTATAGTTCATGGTATTAGAAGTTGCCATATTATATATAGAGAGTTTTTTGTGCTTCCATTGGACTCATGAATCCATTTCAATTTTTTTCACGATTCCATAGTTTTGCTTGAATCTTTTTTGTTTTATATGTATATATGTCATTAAGTGTATTAAAAAGAAAAGCCGGAATAAAATACAATTCACTTTCTTCGCGAGGAAAAAACGGATTTTCTCTAAATAATCCACGCCGTGTTGATTCGCATACAAATAAGACACAAACCCAAACTCCAATGAAAGGCAATGTTCCTCGTGGTCATGGAACGTGTTGTGGGAAATATCCAGTTGTTATTAACAAAAGCAACTACAATAATTATGACCCACATGTGCGAGAATATAAGGGAACTAAATCCAATACCGCCATATCTGTGAAAAATTATCACGGTGGAATCTCGGATCGTTATCGTTGTTGTAAAGAACATTTAAAACCGAACAATACATTAACCCAAATAAATAGCGCAACGTATGTAAATACCGAGTTATATTTACAACAAAAAAAGAGTTGTCTTTATTCCACAAAGTCTATTACAAATATGAATACAAATTGTAATGTAATAAAAGATGTGTCGGTACCATCACAAAGTGAATATTTACAAATCAAAAAATGCTTACCTTAAAAAAAAATGTATTGATTCTGATTTTCATAATCAAACTACATTATTATTTAATAAACTTAATTCACCAAATGTTTTATGTTCTGTCGTATATTCATTGGGATCACATTCAAAATATTCATTATTTAAATTAAATATGATTTTTCGTATTTTATATTGTTGAATCATTTTTAAACATTGATTACATGGTGCGGAATTTGTACTGATACCGCTGTTTGAGCACCGACTTATATACAAGGTAACCCGTCTCATCATTTTTGTTTGCTTTCTTCGATTTCGCGCATTTCTCCAATAAATTTTACGCAACACGTCCATTTCCGCGTGACAACTACATTGATTTTCAACGAAGTTGTCATGAGATGAATAATTTTTATGGGTGTTATAGCCACTGGCAATAATATGTCCTCCGTAAGTGGCTACGCAACCATGTTTGAATAACATGTTTGATTTTTTTGCTTCTTCCAGTGAATAGGCAAATACATTTTCTTGCTTTCGTGTAAGATGCATTTTACAAATGCTTTGATACAATAGATACAATTCAATTTTTTATATTGTATTATTAAAGGTATGTCTAAGTTTCATTTTGGTAAAAAAAAATGTGTTACTAAAAAATTATGGAACCTTGCCAAGAAACGTAATCTAAATAAAACAAAAAAGGGTATAGCTCAATTTAAAAAAAAAATTTATAATCATCCTGTAAAATATTTAACAGTTGATGAACTTTATACTCATTCATGCGAGCCCAAAAATGATATTATAAAGTATATCAAAAAAATATCTCGAAATAAAAGTAAAGAACAAAGACAATATCAACCTCGTATTCAAGAATTAAAACAATTACGGCGTCAATGTATTCAAAACTTGGGGAAATCAAATATTCTAAAAAATAAAAAAAAACTAAATAAATACCACAATAAACATGAAGAACTAATAAATGTTGATTTAGAATATTACGTGTATAAAGAATTTGGTAAGCAATATGACAATTATAAAATTTGTCATTATTGTAAGAATTATGATATATTAAACATTGATTCTATTTCCAAACGCTTTGAATATTTTGACATTACCAATTTCATGTTTAATCCTTCCAAAACCTGTTTTTCATTTTGTATTGATTTTATTGGAAATCGCAATTATCACTTCTTTATCAAAGATTTATTTGATCATAAAATAACATATATACCATTACATCGAAAAAACGAAACATTTATTTCGGTTCATAATACGCTTTCACAAACAAAATTTACAAAACAAATTTGTGAAAATTATGCATGGATTAGTGATGATATCATTATTTACATTGCGAATGATAAATACTACAACACTTCGTATTGTTATACAATGAATATAAGAACAAAAAAGAGAAATTTGGTGTATCAAGAAAATAAACCACGACAATTATCAATACAAGAGATTCTTACATCTCCTTTTTACTTTATTTTATATTCTAGTTCTTATCATAGTGATGAAGTTTACCTTATAGATATTTATGAAAACGACGAAGCTTATTGTATACAAAAACCGATATTGAAAGACAAACCATTTACAAAATATCATTACATAGAGCAAGTGGATGCTACGTGGTATATATTGAAGCAAGAACGAGACACATTTGTCTTTTTAAAAACAATGGACTTCAAAAATTTTCGAATATGTTTTACAAAAAAGAATACTTATTTGAGTATTCACGATTATCACTATATGAATGAATGTTTTATTTTCTTTTTTAAATCAAAAGGCAAACCGCGGATTGAATTATATTCTTTATGTGATATGTCGTTAAAGCGTATTGTAGATAGTACACAATGTGTTATTCCTAGTAGTTGTCACTTTAATATTATGAATCTCATTGAACAAGAAAATAAATTATATTTTTATACTTCATCTTTCACATGTCAAAATCGATTATATGTATTGGAAATTGATAAGAGTCATCATTATGAAATCAAAGAAATTTCATTTTTAAATTCTGCCCATTCATCCCATAAATCGCAGTTTTGTGAAGAAGTTTCCTTTTTAAAAAATAATACGATTATGATAACAAAAATATATAAAAAAGGATTAAAACTACAAAATTGTAAGTGTGTATTGTATGGTTATGGTTCATATGGCGATCATTATGACGCCACTTTTAATGCGAATCAAATATTGAATTTGTGTGAAAAAGGGTTTCTTGTGGTAATTACCCAGATTAGTGGAGATGGAGCATTAGGATTTCAGCAACATTTTAACGGTATGTTGGGTAATAAGAAAAACAGTTTTTATGATTTTATTTATGTTGCTCAATATTTATGTAAAAAACAAATTACAAACAAAGACAAATTAATCATTTGGGGTCGAAGTGCGGGAGGGTTGTTGATAGGGGCGGTATTAAATATGATTCCAAATATTTGTAAAGTAGCTATATTAGGTGTCCCATTTATATCGCCATTTTTAACCATGAGTTCACCCAAAAATCCACTGGGATTTGAATCTCATAGTGAATTTGGCAATCCATTAAATGAGAAAAATGGCGATTATATTATGTCTTACAGTCCATACCAAAATATAAAACATGAAGGTGATTATCCACACATGCTTATTTATTCCAATTTAAATGATACATTGGTTCCATATACCGAGCCATATATTTATTATAATTACCTTATAAAACATGTAGATGTATACAAAAACAAGCAAAAAGATTTATATTTACACATTGAAGATAAATTTGGTCATTCACAAGGTTCGTCATTGGCGGATAAACAATATCAATATGCTATTTTGTTTACATTTATTGAAAAATATATATCTTAATATATATGGATATTGAAATGGCGAATCACACGGTATTCAACATGGATAATGATGAACATATTATTGAAGATATAAATGGATTTTGGGAAGCAAACAGCGAATCGGAATCTGAATCGTCTTTGGATGATTTCGAACATAAATGGAGTCAAAAAAAAAATGAAACATCCAATACTAAATTGTCTTTTCGTAAACTAAAACGAAAGGTTCAAAAACAATATGATATGAATATTGTACATAAATATAGTACGGCATTAGATGTATTTGTTCGGTATATTCAATGTTATCACATTTTATATTCCGAGGCATCTTATCACTGTAATTACAAATTAAATTTATTTATGTTACCATGTATGTTTTTGTCTACATCGTGTAGTGTTATGACTTCATTTAAATTTAAAGGATTTCGCGAAACTCTTATGTTATCGGCATTAAACGGTGTTATTACTTTTTTATTAGCCATTATTAATTATTTGAAATTAGACGCAAATGCGGAAGCTCATAAAATTTCGGCTTATCAATATTCCAAGTTGAAAGCTCATATTGAATTTAGTTCTGGTGAAGTTTTGTTACATGACAATGATCCTTTTCTAGGAAATAATTATTATATTTCGGAACAAATTAAACAATGGGAAAAACACAATCAAACATTTTTTGACACAAAAGAAGATTTTGAAAAAGAACGGTCGCGAAAATACGATGAATTGGTTTCTTTGAAATCACAAAAAGAAAAACTGTTTATTGAAAAGGTAGAAAAAATCATGGTAGGTATCAAAGAATCGTTAAAAAATATTGAAGACAATAATCATTTTGCATTGCCGCAACATATTATTGATAAATATTCCACGATTTATAATATGAATATATTCCTTTATATCAAGAGTATTGACACCTATAAAAACGTGTTATTAAATGAATTACGAAATGTAAAAAATGAAATTCGTTTTTATACAAAATCATACAAGCAAAACAATGAATGCGAAATGGAACAATCTACAAAGAAAAAATTCCAAGATTTATATGCACAAAAAAATCATTTGTTGCGTGATTTTTTTGAACTAAATAAAGGGTATACTTTGATTGATTCCATGCTTCAACAAGAAATTGAAAATATTGAGTTGTATAAACGGTTTTGGTATTTATTTTATATTCAAAATATTATTTATTTTTGTCATGCTTGTTGTGGATGTTTTCATTCTTTTCACATCCTTCCTGCTGGATACAAACCATCGACCCACATTGGACATAAAGATGAAAATAATGTATATTTATTAGATAAAGTGTTAGATCATTGATATTCGTATCCGGCAAAAATTTTAGAAGCATTATTGAAATAAGCAAAATCCGTTTTATATTCATCTGTATTTGTCACATTACTGTTAAAATAATTATAGGTAAATAAACTATCCATATCATTGACAAGACTGTTATATGGATCTGTTAATGTATTACCGATGGTGGAAATATGAATTGGCGGATGATTGTCATTTTGTAATCCTTCCATATATTGTCTTTGATCTATAAAAATGTAGAGGATTAAAATGAATAAACAAAGACAAATCCAATAAAAACGATGATAATCTTTCATATATATATTCCATATATTTTACAATCCTCCCTAAGTGTATTATTATCCAAATCGCATTCTCGACTCATCATAAGACATTGTACGTCCGGTGTCGGGGTCTGTAAACAATGTTTTTATCACTTCTTTTTCACTTGTTGCCTTTTTCACTTTTTCCAACATTTTTTTATTGTCTTCGTTCATACATGATTCGCTATCTAATTTATCAACAAATATGCCGATTTTGGTACCGATGGTGGGGTTTGAAGATTCCATATAAAAATAGTATGTATATATTTTTATATGTATTTTCTTTTTTAAAAGACAAATTAAAAAGCAATGTTAAAATTGATTCAAACATTGTTTGTCATGTTATAGTAACAATGAAAACGCGGTTGCAAATACGAAATTATAATTTTGAATTACTCATTGCAATCTTTCAGCATTGGTGTAAAGAACATCAATGTGTAGAATTATACGAGGCCGGGGGAGAATATCCGGTTTGCGATGTCGATTTCCGGAACCATATGAAAGGAGTTTCAAATGCCCAAGAGTTTTTAGAGCTATTATGGAAAGGATTTACTGAAAAGGGATGGGGTTGGAGCGCAAGCAAAACCATGTCCTTTGACCGTGACCAATTATCGAAATATGTTCTAGAAATGTGGGAAATCAAAGATGTAATTATTACCTTGTCCAATATGTATATTCATATCTAGGATTCTTCGGTTGAATCATTATAATAATTATATAATGTTAAATTTGAGGCATTGTTAAAATATTTGAAATCCATTTCCATTTCACCTTTACTATAATATTTTTTATTCTTTATTTCATTAAATACAGCTGGTATATAAGGAGTTTCATTATTTGTAATGATTTCGTGTAAAGCAAAATCAATGGGTTTGAAATTCGGGTCATTGCTATTGATTTCCGGATGTGTTATATAAATAGGAAAACTTTCATAGGCAAGAGGACCGTTATCCATTGAGCTTGTTTTTGAACCATAATCTTGTAACGGTTCAACAAAATGTTTACACGGACGTAACCATCCGCAAGATGAATTCACAGGCAAAGGAACATTGGAAACCATTTTAGGTAAAAACCTCCATAATATATAAATCAATATGATGGTAAAGATGATTTTATATAGAATCATTATACATATACCATGTATAATAATTCCAATTTAAGATGGTAAAAACAATAAATCATCTATTATTGTTTGAGGAATAGAAATAGAACAATCTTCTCTGTATAAATATCCACAATTATGTTCTGTTTCACACGTTATAACATAATACATACAAACTTGTTTGCGTTGTAGTAAAAATAAGATTCTATTTTTTATTTTTTTTACAAAAAAACACTTATCTAGTTTATTGATTAAAAAAAAAGAATCTGTTATATTATGCTTATCAAATAACGAAAATAAATATAAGGAAAAGGTTGATTTAAAAATATCTAGTTCTAATATTGGATAACGATATATACGTGATTTTGCAATATATTGGTGTAGTACTTTTCTATACAACAACGTATTTGTTTTAAAACATTGAATTAAATATATAATACTTTTATGAATTACTTTGTTACATAGAGTTTTGTATTGGCATTGTAGTTCGTGTAAATTTAAAAAACTAAATATAGTCATCGAACAGGTTTCAATTGGTCCATAACACTCCATTTTTTTTATTCCTATATATATAAGTTATCTTGCTTTAAATGTCTATATTGAAAAAAAATACACATCAAAAAACAACATATAGTGGAGGAGCATCAACGGAGATGATGAAGGTAGAACAACATAGTGGAATCGTGTCTGATACAACAAGTTGGTTAAAAATGATATTATTAGTGCTTTATATATTTTTAAAATACCCAATCAAATATTCAATTTTGTTATCTTTGTTAACTGTTATGGTGTATTTATTTGCCAAAGGATTTGAATACATGTGTAAAGCGTTTGTAAAACTCGGTGATTTTGTAAACAAAATGTTAAATCCTGGCGAATTAAATTTAATTATTTTCACAATAGGCGTAAATCCATTTACTATTTTTGAAGCAGTGGTGGATCTAGTGATTGGAGTTTTATATGCCGCAATTGGTATTATGTTTTTAATTGGATTAGGTTTAATGACTTTACCCTTTAATATTGTATTTACACTTTAAGTATGACATTTGTCTAAGGTGATCGAAGCATATTTCTTATCTTTATTAAATACGGATATCAATAATAATACAAATATAGATATGACTAATACCCATTGTACAATTTCCAATATATCAAGATTCATTTGCTGATTTTCATTGCGATTTAAATCATCTTGTTTGTAATAAGCATGATATCTTGATGCCAATACAAGCAATGCAAAGAAAACCATGATTGTTATTATAGTCATAATTGGAACTTTATTCATTAAAATAAAAACCATAAATACAAACAAGGAACGCATAATGGCATATATTGGATGTTCAACGTTTTTCATATTTGGATTGACTAAATTAACTGAAAAATAAATCACTAAAAATAATAATAAATAACGAACAGATGGTCTCGTTTTTAAAATAAACTGATAATTACACCCGATATATGGAGATAAAAAGCTTGCACAAAATAAAATAAGTGCAAAAAATACACCCCTTAGTGTAATAAAAAGAGTATCATATTTTTCAAAAATATTATATTTTGAATTAGCGGGTACATTATAAGTATACATCTACTTATAATATACTTTTATTTTTTCGTTTTGGATTTGGATTTGGATTTGGTTTTAGATTTGGTTTTAGATTTGGATTTGGATTTGGATTTGGATTTGAATTTCAATTTGGGTTTAGATTTATTATATATTTTTCGGATTCTTTCTAGTTTTGTTGCCTTTTTCTTCTTTTTTGTTTTGTTGTTTTTAAAATACTTTTTATTTTTCTTTATTGCTCCGGGACAATTTAGTTCGATCACGTGATTCATTTCCTTTTTAATTGGATTTAACATTTTATTGAATTCCGCATTTGAAAAAAAATTATTATTCAAAAAAGTTGGCATCATTTTTGTATTTTGTAAAAAGCCCTGTACTAGCGTATCTGGTGTTGAAAACGTATTATTTGGACGTATTTTTTCAAAAATATGTTTATAACTATCTTCGTTTAAATCCATTTCTTCATGTTTATTTCCACTTCTTACATATAGATGATGTTTTGCTTTTGTTCCATTACTCATTTTCTGTAATCGTATTTCTTCAATATTCATCTTATATTATATATTCATAAAATGTTTTACGATTTAAATAAAAAAATTGAACAACAATTGGATATAAATAACTATTTACATATAATACAAAATGTGCGTTTTGTCTTTACAAAAATGTACCAATGAACAAGAAATTATTTCGGTGCTTCGAAATATGTACCTTACTCGAACCCATGAAGACTTTCATACACATGTAACAGAAATGATGAATAATATACAAAGCTTGTATCACAATGACGGAAATAGTCCATGGAGTGACGAACAATACGATATCATTGTGGATGTGTTGAAAAATGAATTTGATATGGATGTGGAAAATAGTGTCGAATCCATTGGCGCCAGTGTTTCTTCCACTGATGCGGTGAAATTGCCTTATTTTATGGGTTCTATGAATAAATATAAAACACCGAAATTGGTAAATAATTGGTTGACTCAGCATAAGAAACCATATATTGTTTCTGCTAAATTAGATGGAATTAGTGCAATGTATGTAAATGGAAATCTTTACACAAGGGGAAATGGAACATATGGGCGTAATATTAGTTATTTAATTCCGTATTTACAATTGGGTACCTTAAATGGACAAAGTGTTCGTGGTGAATTAATTATGAAAAAACATATATTTGAAATGAAATACAAAGATACATTTGCCAATGCTAGAAATTTAGTATGTGGAATATTGAATCGTCAATATAAAGAAGAATATAGTTCATTATACAAAGACATTGATTTTATTGCCTATGATATGTATGGTGTTTCTCAAAGTTATGCTTTTAAATTCAAATGGTTAAATGACAATGGATTTCACGTGGTAAGTTCTTATGGATATATAGAGGATTTGACAATACAAAAATGTGATTCTTATTTAACTCAATGGAAACACAAAGATTATAGTTATGAAATAGATGGAATTATTGTATCGAATCATGATGATTATGGTCACTCTAATAATTCAAATCCATCATTTGCTTTTGCGTATAAAAATAATAATATTGGAATCAAACAAAGCGTTGGCATTGTGCGTAGAGTCATTTGGAATATTTCAAAAGACAATTATATCAAACCCACGATTCAATTATTGGAACCGATTTATTGCGATCAATCCAAAGTAGAATATGTAACTGGATTTAATGCGAGATATATTGTAGATAATAATATTAGTTGTGGAAGTAGATTGTTGATTGGACTGAGTGGAAATGTTATACCTCATATATTTAAAGTGCTTATGAATGGAGATAAATTGGGCTATCAATGTTTGTGTGATGTTGACTGTACATACACATGGTCTAAAAATAAAGTGGACATGATTTGTTCCAACAAAGACAATCATCATAGCACCATCAAGCAAAACGTGTTGTTTTTCAAATCGCTAGGATTAAAATGTAATATACAAGAAAAAACATTATACAATGTGTATGATGGACTGGGGATTTATTTATTAAAAGACATTTTGTCTTTGTCTTTGGAAGAATGGGTGAAAGTAGATAAAATGGGAGAAAAAAAAGCATCACAAATCATGGACGGATTTTACCAAGCATTGCATTGGCCTTTACAACCAACAAAAGAAAACTTTCTATGTATGAATTATTTTGTATCTTTGTGCGTTGGATTACAATCTTTTGAACGGGGGTTTGCCATAAAAAAAATAAAATTGTATGTTGATTATGTGTACGGATTATCCTTTTTGGATTTTGAACAATTTTATGACAATACATATATTGAATCCCAATTTGACAACATTATGTATGATGTAGAGCAACAAAAACCTAAACAAATTACATGCGATACTATGAAACTATTTCTAGATGGATTTATAAAAATGAATGATAAAATGAATTCATTGTATCATGCTACATTGCCATTTGAAATCGTACATATGAAAACATTATTAAATGGTATTTTAAAAGAACAATCTTCTTTGACTCAACCAGCAAATCCAACCAATCATGAATTTGTATTTTCCGGATTTCGACATAAAGCATTGATGCAACTTATTCTTGACAAAGGAGGTACAATTAAAGATGATGTTTCAAAAACAACAACCGCATTAATTGTAAAAGACAAATCAAACTCATCGAAAAAGACGCAAAAAGCATTTCAACTTGGTGTTTCTATATTCGATTTGAATGAATTGATTAAGCATCACAAAGAATATAAAGACATCACATTATAAGACTATGTATAAGCTACAACGGTACTTGATACATTTGAATACACGGTGTTCAATGTGGAGAAGGGGGGCGCTATTCTAAACAAGAAGGTAAGTGAATTTGTGTTATATATTTAAACACGGTTGGCAGAGTGGTCTAATGCGCCAGACTTAAGATCTGGTTCCTTCGGGAGCGTGGGTTCGAACCCCACATCGTGTATTTTTTTTTATAAAAAAATATTTTATAAAAATATGCTCTGTTAGCTCAGTTGGTTAGAGCGTGCGACTGTTAATCGCGAGGTCAATGGTTCGATCCCATTACGGAGCGGAACAATTCAACATTTTTTCGTGTAATTGTTGTAATTGTTTTTTGGTATTAATACCAGTTAGTTCATAGTTTTTATATTCTTCTAATTGTATCATCACAATTTGTATTGGTAAATTTTGTTGGATTAATTCAAAAATATCTGTTAAATAATATTCTTGTTGTTTGTTTTCATTTTTTATTTCCGGTAAATATCTACACAATAGATCTAATTGGAAACAATACACACCACCATTAACTAGTTTTATTTCTTTTTGTTCTTGTGTACAATCTTTTTCTTCCACAATTTTTTGAAAAACATTATCTTTATTCTTAATAATTCTTCCATACCCATGAGGATTCTCATAGGTTGTGGTTAATAATGATACTTTTGAAAATGGCACAGTTGTCATATTTCGCATTGTTTGATGAGATAATAATGGTACATCACCACATAATACAAGAACTTTATCATTTGGCTTTTGTTTCATAAGTTCCCATCTTGCGCACAATAATGCATGCCCTGTTCCTAGTGGAGATTCTTGTTCCACAAAAACAATATTTTCAATACATATATATTTTTGAATTGTTTCTTTGATGATTTGTTTGTATTTTCCAACAATCATATAAATCGTTTTTGGCTTTAAACAATTAGCGTTTTCTAAAACATGTACACACATTGGTTTATTTTGTATTAAATGTAATACTTTGGGCAACGAAGATTCCATTCGTTTTCCTAATCCTCCTGCTAAAACAACAACATGTAAATCATTCATTATATAAAAAATATATATTATTATCTTTTTTTTATAGTATTCTTTATATATACTCGTGATAGCTCAGTTGGTAGAGCGACGGACTGTAGAGGTTCATATGACATTATGTCATAAAAGTTTTCCGTTGGCCGGGTGTTCGAATCACCCTCGCGAGATTTAACATAAACATAAGTAAAATACTTTTCTTATGTTTTCTTTGATGTGACGATTTTTTTGCCAATGCCAAGTTTGATTCCATTTACGTGTAATGTAAAAATAAATGAGTACACATGTAAATAAATAACATAAAACATACATGAATGGCGTTTCTATTGTGAATAAATGTACCAATGTTGATGGCATTACAATAAAACATGGTTGTTTCCATAATTTGTTTTGTCTTTGGAAATGAAATTGTGTTTACTGTATGTTTTTGTTGAGACTCTTTGAATAAAGTTTCAAGAATGGCCATTCGTAATTCTACTCCGTATTTAGATTGTTGAAAATAATAAGCTTGGGGAGTACTATCTACCATAGTATCTAATTCTTGATTCCTTGGAAACGGGTGCATAATAATGGCATTTTCATGCATATCATTTGCGTTTTCATATGTAAATCTATAAGATGACATTACCATTGTTGTTGACGCAGAATCAACGTGTCTTTCTTTTTGATAACGAGTCAAATAGACAACGTCATAATTTCCATAGTCAATGTCATTCCCGTAAACAATCATCTTTGTTTCATCTTGATTATGAATGCGTGAAATATGGTTGATATATGTATATTCAGGTTCGCAATTGAGATAAGGATGAAAATAAATCTGGGTTTTTGGATAAAGTTCTAGTAAATGTACAAATGAATGAATGGTACGACTTTGTTTAATATCTCCTACAAATAATATTTTTTTGTATTGAAAATCATCTCCAAATCTTTTGTATAGGGTATACAAATCAAGAAGCGCTTGGGTGGGATGTAAATTGGCTCCATTTCCTCCATTGATTACAGGTATATGTATATTATTTACGACTTGTTCATATAAATCATGATCAGGATGGCGCAAAATTAAAGCATCTCCGTAATGACTCAATGTCATAATGGTATCCATATCGCTTTCTCCTTTTATTTTACTTGACCCTTGTTGATGAAACGTAATGACTTCTCCTCCTAATTTTTTCATAGCACATTCAAAAGATAATGCAGTTCGTGTACTGGGTTCAAAAAATGCTTCAACCAATACTTTTCCTTGCGCATATTTAGGTACATATTGTTGTTTTGCGATCAGTTGGCTTAGGTGAAATAAAGTTTGAATTTTTTTTGAATTTGTCATATAATCATAGTAAAATATTATTATTAATTCTTTTTTATCATAAACATATTGAAGAAAAATTGAATCTACTCCAATGTAAACTCTGTTGGGTACATCAAACAAATATCATGGCAAACAAATCATCAGCATCAAAAGGTGGAATCGGCGCAGTCGGTGTTGTACAAATTGTATTTATTATTTTGAAATTTACAAAAACCGGTGTCATTGGAACATGGCCATTGTGGAAGGTCTTTTTGCCTATCATGTGTAGTGTGGGACTTGTGTGCTTCCTTGGGATCACAATAGGATCGTGCGCAATGTGTTGTATATGTCTAGACAAATCAGAATCAACGCAGAAACAGAATAACACCACCGTTGTAGTAAATATTCCCGAATCAGATAAACAAAGAACAATACATTCCACATCTACGGATAAAGCTTCGCATGTTGTATCAAATAATGATGATGATATTGTATAAACACACGCACATAATCTTCGACATGCATTCAAATTTGTAATAAAAATAAAACATTATATTTTTTATCTATGTGTTCTTTATTTTCTAGGATTTATGTATAATGAATCAAAAAAAGCTTTTATCCGCATTTTCAATCAAAAAGTTACAAAAAAAAATTAATTTTTTAATGAAACCAAAAAATAGTCAAAAGGTTTTACTTTTAGTTGGTATTTTATTAGCACTTTATTTAGTACATCGCTTTTATTTAGCAAAAGAAGGTTTTGAAAGTTCTCCTCAGAATTTAGAAAGTGATGTGGCTTCACAAAAATCAATGGTTTTATTTTATGCTGATTGGTGCGGTCATTGTAAGAAGTTTATGCCAGAATGGAATAAACTTTCTTCTTTGTGGAATGATAAATCCGATAAAAATGTAAAAATGATGAAGGTCAACTGTGGAAATGCGTCCGAAGATAAAACCCAAGCAGATATTATGGAAAAATATAATATTAAGGGATATCCAACAATTCTTGTCTTTGAAAATGGAACAGCCACTGAATATAGTGGTGGTCGAAAATCATCAGAATTAGAAGAATATTTAAATTCATTATAAAATGCGTAAAATATTTTTATTGTATAATAAAAAATTATTTTCTTTGTGTAGTATATAATGAACTCAGCCGCAAGCGTAGTCAGTGATATTGAACCTACTGGTGGTGCTCGCCGCCGCCGCCGCAACAAAAACCGCACTCAACGCCGCAACAAAAACCGCCGCAACAACCGCAGCAACAAAAACCGCCGCAACAAACGCAAGACTCAACGCCGCCGCCGCCGTTAAATTATAGTTTAATATATCAAAATAATTACATATTGGTGTAATTATTTTGTAATAACATTTTACAATAAAAAATATTTTGTTGTTTAATCCATGATAATAGAAGTTTATTTCAAGAGATTCGTTACGCTTTCTTGGTTTCTTTGCGTTCCTTTGCACATGATGTTGAATATACGCAATTTAAATTACCAATACTACAATCAAGACGATTTCCATTCACATGATGAATATTAATGTACTTTTGTTGAATGTTTATTTCTCCGCTTGCACAAAGGATCAATTTTGCTCGCGTATATTGCTTTTTTTCAATGAGTACAACATTATACCCTTTGCCATGGTTGACTTTATTTTCAATCTTCTTCCAATTGCCGGTTTTCATTCTACGATACATTTCGCCACTGGATATATCTACAATCAAACGCGTATTTGCTATATTCATTTCCTTTGCATTGACGCACTTTGACATTACTTCTTCAAGAGTTTGTTTTTCATACATTGTGGTATTTTAGTACATACAGCACAGTAGACACATGTTGTTTCAATTTTTTTGTAGCCCGAAGATACAATACCAACGAAGTACTCAAATACGTAAATTATTTATATTATTTGTATACCATTCATACATTTCTTTCATTCCATTCTCAAATGTAGTAAATGTAAAATTGGGATGGACTAGAGAATATGATTTAGATACTCTTATTGATGATATGATGAAATAATTGTTTACAAAAGTATAATTATTTCATTTTTTATATCTTCTGTAGAAATATACAATTTCATAATTATAAAAAAAATTTAAATTTAAATACAAATCTTTTTTATAATTTATAAATGGTAAAAGTTATTGCTGAAATAGGAATTAATCATAGTGGTTCGATGGAAGAGTGTAAAAAAATGATGATGTTATCAAAAGTATCAGGATGTGATTATGCCAAGATTCAAAAAAGAAACCCGGATCTATGTGTTCCGGAACATCAAAAATCTGTTATGCGTAAAACACCATGGGGTGAAATGACTTATTTGGAATATAAATATAGAATGGAATTTAATGAAGAACAAATAAAAGAATTGTGTGATTTTGCAAAAGAAATAGGTATAGAATTTTTTACTAGTGTTTGGGATTTAGATAGTGTCGCTCTAATGGCTAAATATACTCGTATTGTTAAACTAGGAAGTCCTGTAATTAATGATCTTGAATTATTGAAAGCAACACGTGAAGCATTTGATTTTGTTATTATGAGTACTGGTATGAGTACAGAAGAAGAAATAGAAAAGGCAGTTGAAGTAGCAAAACCTGATGTAATTATGCATACGAATTCAACCTATCCATGTCCAACAGAAGATTTAAATTTACGTTATATGGAACATTTGCGTGGTAAATATGGAAATAAATCAGAAATTGGATATAGTGGACATGAATATGGTTTAGTAACAACATTTGCAGCTGTAGCAATGGGTGCTACATGGGTAGAAAGACATATTACCATGGATAGAGAAGCTTGGGGTTCTGATCAAAAAGCTAGTATTGAACCTTCTGGTTTATTTAAACTTGTTAAAGGTATTCGTGATATTGAAGAAGCAACGCAATATGAACCAGGACCAAGAAAGCAATTTGAAGGAGAAAACTTTAAAAAAGGTACTTTAAGGAAATAAATTAAATAGTATTATTTCAAGTCAGATATAACATCTATATCTAGATTATGGTTATCATCCATAATAAATGGTAAAATATTTTTACCACTTATTGTATTTTCTATAAATAATTTTAATACTTTTAGCAAAACCATATTATGAAAGAATATAAAAAATATTAATAGTGATGAATTCTTTAAATTAATAAATAATATTAATTAAATTAATTAATAAATAAAAACTTAATCATGAACATTATTATATGGTACTTTTGTGGAAAAAACCAAATGAAATAAATAAAGGAATTATTATATTTACTCATAAAGAAATAAATAAGTCATTTATACCTTATACTGAATTAAAAAAAAACTATTTATTAGGTCTTCATATAGGTTGTTGGTTTTCAAAAAGTTACAAAAAAATACCTAATTATATAGATTTTACTTTATCAAGTCCTAATCAAATAGAAGAAACTAATATAAAAAATTTAATTCCATATAATAGTAGAAATTTCTTACCTACATATTTTGATCCATTTATTAATAAAAACAAAAATATACTATATGAAAGCATTAAAATATTTAATTCATATTCAAAAACTAAAGTAAATGAAACTATATATGATAAAATTGAAAATATAAATGAAGATAAGTTTTGGGATATTATTACTATTGCAAAACCACATCATGTAAAAAAGTTAAATATTTTTTTACAACAAATTAAAAAGGTTTTAGAAATTGACAAATCAATAAAAGTGTTAATAATATCACCAATAGCACCAAATGAATATAAACATAAAGGTGATCATCACGATTTAGAAAAAATAATAATAAACGACTTTACATTGGAACAACAAAATAATTTTACTCTTTTAAGACCAGAATGTGGTACAAATGAAGGAATAGATAATAAATATATATTTCCTTTTTATCAATGGAGTAAAATTTTCTGTTTTTTTACAGAATATGAAGGGGAAAGTAGAGTGGCTCATGAAGCTCTATGTAGTGGATTACCTGTAGTATGTTTTAAACATTTAAAAGGAGGAGCAAATGAATATCTTGATAATACAAATTCCGTTCAATTTGATAAATATGATGAAGCATATAAATCAATTTTAGAATGTTTAAAAAATTATAAAAATTTAAATAAAAATTATGAAAGTATGCAACAAATATTAAGAGAAGATAAATCAATTGATTTATTTAAAAAGGAACTTGAAAAAATTTATTCACAACAAAATATGATTTTTGATAATGAACTAATTGAATATGATCAATTACATTTTAGATTACCAGGACATTATTATTATGATGAATGGGCTAAATTTTCAGACAATGAAACAAGTGATATATTAAATTCAAAACAATGGGAAATTTTTGTTAAAACTAAATTAATTTAATATGAATTTAAAGTTAATTATATAATATTTGTAAAAAATGTCAATAACCGATAAACAAAAATTTCATTTTATTCGCGGTTGGAATCAAAAGAATGGTGAAGAACGTACAGATAGTGGTTCAGGTTCATTATTAGCTAGTTGTCAAGAATATATTGATGTGATTAATAAAGTAATAAAGAATTAAATTAGAACCATAAATGATATTGGATGCGGTGATTTAAATTATATCAAACATACTAATATACATAATACAGGTATTGATTATTTAGGATATGATTATAAGTTAAGAGAAAATGTTGAAACAGATAAATATAAAGTATATAATAAATCGTTTAATATTATCAATGAAATACCACGACATTGTGATTTAACAATATGTAAAGAAGTTTTAAATCACTTAGATCAAAAAACACAAGTTATTTCTGCATTAAATAATATAAAAAAAACTACAAAATATTTAATAATAACGAATTATATTGAAATGGATGAAAATAATCTTGAAGAAAATTTGGTTGCTCATTTTGTTAAAATTAATTTTAATATTGAACCATATAATTTAAAAGAATATTTACAATATAGCACTAAGGTAAATCATATTCGTGAGCATGTAACAGACGCATATGTTTCAGTATATAAATTTAATTAATATAAAAATTAATAGATAGAAAGTTTTTTCCTATGAGTATTTAAATATAATACTAATAATATAATTATAATGAATATATTATTAGTAACAGCTCATCCAGATGATGAAGTTATATGGTTAGGTTCAACGCTTTATGAATTAAGTAAACTAGAAAATATAAATATATATTGTATTTGCTTTTGGGGTATTCTTGAAAAACCTGGAAGTATGCGCTCAGTAACTCCTGGTTATAAAGACATAGATCGTAAGGAACAGTTTTATGAAGTATCAAATGCAATGAATTTCAAAAATAGTTATATAATCACCGAAACTAATTACGAAGTAAAACAGCAAGAACGACAAAAAAACGAAGTCATTGAAAATGAATTTTTAAATGCACTTAACAAAATAAATTTAAAAATAGATAACATTAATCTTTTAATAACTCATTCTTATTATGGAGATGAAAGAAAACATCCTCATCACATAAGATTATATGATTTTTTTAGTAATTATACATTACAACAAAAAATTCCTTTTGGATTTTTTAGTATTTTAAAAATAGCAAACATTCCACATATTCCAATATTAACATCTACCATTAGAAAAAATGAACTACATATTTTATCGATTGAAAAAATAGTTAATCAAAATTTAAATATACCAAATAAACCTGATTTTTTAATAGAATTTCAGGGAAATTTAATAAAAAAAATAGAAAATTTGAAATTATATAAAGCAGTTGATTTTAATAAACACTATAATGATTATACAGGGTTTTCAATAATTAATGAAAAATTATATGTTAATAAAAAAGGATTTGAAATAATTAATAATATTATAAATAAATTACATTTAGTTGTGAAAAATATTCTATAAATATAAAATATTAAAATGAAAACATTAGATATAAAGAAAATTTCAAAAATAACATCGTTAGATGAATCATTCTTTCTTAAAAAAAAATTTGTTTTAGATAAATTACTTATAATGAATCAGGATACTAAAATTTTACAAGTTGGTTCAAATGAAAACTATGATAATAAATCATCAAAAATTATATTTAGTGATGATGAATATTTTTATAAATTATATTTTTCAATTGATAACTACTACCTACAAGATGCTATATTTTTAATTAAAAATAATATTATTGATAATTTTATACCAGAATGCAATCTTATTATTAATAATAATAATGAAATTATTGGAATTAAAATAAAAAGGATTAATACCTTTAATAATAATTTGGAAAATATAATGAAGAAAGAAATTACCTCCTTTTATGAATCATTTTTTAAAACTTGTAAAAAAAAAGACATTATATTTTATGACGTGGGTATAAATAATATTGGATTTGAAATAATCAATGGTAAACCTAAAATATATGTATTTGATATAGATTGCTTTTTATCTAATAGTCATTTTGTATCTAATATAGAGACAAAATGGCATAATACAAAGGGTATTATAAAATATAACGAAATATTAAAAAAATATAAATTATTAAATTATTATGACATCTAATTGTATTATATTTTTTTTAGTAATAATATTTCTCTGTTTTCTTTTGATTCTTTTCTATAAATAATTTCAAATTTATTTTGAATTATTATAATCATATTCATCCAACTACTAATATACTCAGTATTATTTAATGGATGTGTTTCAAATAAAATATAACCATCGTTTGAAACTAATTCATATATTAAATTTATTACCTCAGTATGTGAAATATTTGATGCTTGTCTAATCCACTTTTCAACTGCTAAAAATAAAATAAAATCTACTTTTTCTTGATTATTTTTACAAAAAGAAACAAAATCTGTACAAATAAACTCACAATTATCTATATTATCTCTTTTTTTAAATGAATTAGCTATTTCTATATTTTTTTCGTTAAAATCAATACCTAAATACTTTTTACAATAAGTGTGTAAATGAAAGCCAAATAATCCTTTTGAGCATCCTACGTCTAAAACATTAAAATCATTTTTTAAATATTTATAAATATCATAAAATTCACATCTTGTTTTTACATCAAAAATGAATTTGGGATCACTATGTCTTAATAAAACCTTTGGATTATTATCTCTATGAAATTGAATAACATCATTAATATCTATATAACCATCTAAAGATATTGAGTCTGTGTTCATTGTATAATATAATATATATTATTTAAGTATTTATATAAAACAATTTGTTTTTATATTCCATTTGTTTTTATATAATGTTCAGGAATCGGTTTTGTGAATGGTACTACTTGAATTCTTTTAACAAAACAAGATAATGAAGAATCATTATTAATTCCTGTACGAAATGTAGAATTATTGCTAGAAAATGTTAAAGTTTGTCCGTCACAATTATTTATATAATTACAATTAGATGGAATTTTTTGCCATAATTCTTTATTTTTACCTGATTTAAAAAGATAATTTAATTCTATAATTTCAAATTTATTAGATAGATAAAATTCGTTAAATAAACTGGGAGATAGTGCCCAAAATCCTCTTCCAAAATGACCAACTAAATTTGTTTGATGCCATATACAACCGGTTTCATTTAACATATTTAAAACATTTTTCCAAACACTTACAACATCAAAACAACAATATAATGTTCCTACATCTAATACCCAATCATAATAATTATTAAATTTTTCATTTAATGGTTCTTGTAAATCTAATTTATAATCAGGAGTTCCATTAATATCAAATGTATGTACTTCATCAAAATTCATTAGTTTTTTAAATTCTTCTTTGGAAGCATTTTCAAATCCATAAAAAGTACAATTTCCAAGAACAGCACATTTTTTCCCATTAGGAAATTGTTGTCTATATTTCAATAGTAATTTTAAATCTTCGTTTCCTATTCCCATTATTATATTTATATTAGAATGATTATTTAAATATAAATATAAAAATATTATATAAATTATATGAGTGAAATAAATTTAGAAAATATTGTTTCATGTATTGTAAATGATGGTTATTTTATAATTAAAAATTATTATTCCATAGAACAATGTAATAATATTTTAAATGACATAAAAAATATTCCTCAAAATAGTATTAACTATGGAGAAGGAAAAGACATAAGAATTGCACATTTTGAAAATTATTCAAAAGGAGCACAAAATTTTTTAAATGACAACTTTTTATTACAAATAGGAAATAATATATTGGGACATGAAGCAGATAGAGTTAAAAAAAGATGTCAATTAGGAATTTTAAAATATCATCAAGGAAATGAATCTAGTGGTGGTGGGTGGCATGTTGATAATCATAATCCTCAATTTAAAGCTTTACTTTATTTAACAAATGTTAATTTGAATAATGGTCCATTTGCTATAATTAGTCCACCATTAACAAGTAAAGATTATAAATCGGTTTCTTCAGAAAAAGACATTAGAGACACTAGATTTCCTGATAAAATAGAAGAAGATTATAAAGATAATGTTAAATATTTAACTGGAAATATGGGAGATGTCATAGTAGTAAATACTCAAAATATTCATAGAGGAACGACGATAAAACAAGGAGAAAGAATATCTCTAACAAATTATTATTATGATGGTAATTAAAAAATTAATTAATGTCTAAATTAAATTATAATATAAAAAATATATTATAATTATTATAATTATTATAAATGAAGTCAATTATTTTATTTGGAAAAGGACCTTCGGTTTCGAAATGTACTAAAGAAATAGTAGAAAAATATGATGATATAGCCATTGTTAATTATCCTGTATTAAATGATTTTTTTAAATCATTAATTTCAGATAAAAAAATAAAATATCATTTTGCTAATTATAGTACGTATGATGATAGATATACAGATCAAGTCAATGATATGCTCAATATAGAAAATATTTTGAATACTAATTATAAAACATCGAATAGTTATATACATTATTTGAAAAATAAAAATTTATTTAAAGGATCTATTCGTGAAAAATATGAAAAATATTTTAAAAACAATTTTGATTTAGATCCAAATAGCGGAATACTTGGTTTACAATTTTTAATTGATACAGGTGAATATGATAATATTTTGTTAGTAGGATTCGATAATTATAAAAGAGGTGAACAAACATATTATTATCCTATTGATAATGCTAATTGGAAAGTATTAGCAGATTCAAATCATTATTTAAAACTAATTTCAAAAGATGGTACGTATGTTGGAGTTAATGGACATGATCCAGAAAAAACAGAAATTTATTTATCATCATTAGAAAAAAAATATCCTAATATAAAAATAGAAAGATTTTAATTATTTATAGAATAGATATAAAATTCTGCTGTTGATAAAGATGGATATTTATTAGGTTCATGGTAGATTAATTTTGCGTTTTTAAATTTTACATCTATATATTTTGTAAAATTACGATGATATACATGTGAGCCATTGTATTTCTCTTTCCAATCAGTGGAATATATAATTACAAATTTATTTGTTGAACTAAATAAATCATCCATATATTTTATATAAATGACATCTTCTACTAAATGGTAAATTACATCTAATGAAATCGCTAAATCATATTTATTAGAATTTTTATAATATTCATCATATGTTATAAAATTTTTGTTAGTAATATCTTTATATTTTTGTTTACAAACATTTATTATATATTCGCTTATGTCTAATCCTATATAATTATCTATTTCAAATTGTTCCATTTGATTGCCGTCACCTGAACCAAATTCTATCATGCTCTTTATATTTTTATCATTTATAAAAGTGTTTATAAATTTGGATTTATAATCACATAATACTCCATATGAACCAGCTCCCGAATTTCCTCCTATTATATATCTATTTTCCCAAATTTTCTGCACAGAATTCATTATAATAAATAAATACTATATATTTAAATAATAATTATATAATTATATAATTAGATGACATTTATAATTTACTATCTTTTAAATATTTAATTACTTTTTCGCTAACATTATTTCCATAAGGATTTTCTATTATATTAATCATTTTTTCATCAAAAAAAGTTATGTTATCCATTATATTAGTATCAATTAATTTTCCTATTCCACATTCTATGGTTTCAGGTCTTTCTGTTGTATCTCTACATACTAATACTTTTTTCATTGCACAAACAGCTTCTTCTTGTAAACCACCACTATCTGTAATAATACCACTAGAATTTAAAACTAAATAAATCATATTTTCATAGTTTTGAGGTTCTAATACATTAATATCTTTATTTAATATTTCTTTACTTTTAGGTAATGATGGATGTGAAATATAAAAAAATTTATATTTATTAGATAACTGATTTAATTGATCCCACATTTTTTTTATTTTTTCTCCTCTATTTTCTCGTCGATGTAAAGTGACTACATAATATTTTTTATTTTCTTTTATTAATTTTTCAATATAAATATCAGGATTAGTATTTTTTTGTATATAGTCATACATATCTACTATTGTATTTCCGGTTAAAAATACATTTTCACTGATATTTTCATTATGTAAATTTTCGATTGATTTTTTGGTGGGACATAAATGAATAGTAGCTATTTGAGAAATTAATCTTCTATTTATTTCTTCTGGAAAAGGACAATATTTATCATTTGTTCGCAATCCTGCTTCTAAATGTATAACTTTTATTTGAAAATGAAAAGCACTTAATGCTAACGAGTAAGCAGTAGTTGTATCTCCTTGTACTATTACATATTCAAAAATACCTTGATTTTCTTTGAATAATGAATTACTTTTTAATAAAATTTTACTTGACAATTCGTTTAAAGTTTGTCCATGTTCCATTATATTGGTAAAAGTAAAATCAGGATTATTAATATATTTATAAAAATTTTTTATTAAATCTTCATGTTGTCCTGTGAATAAAGTTTTAAAAGGAATGTTTTTTTCTTTAAATTTTTGAATTATTGGAATACATTTTATTAATTCGGGTCGAGTCCCGAAACAAATCAAATACATATATATATTTGATTTGTTTTTATATTTATATTAAATTTTTGTAATTAATTGTAATTTATAATTTTCTATAAAATATTTTTCCACATTACTACGTAATTCCGGATTAGTTACTTTATACGACGAATATTGATCATTAGCCAATTGATTAAATGTAATATCGCACATATCATCCTGATTACATTGTTTTGCAGTATACGAACTAACATTTCCTAACACCTTTGAACTAAAACATAAATGCATATCTTCACCTGTATCATATGTAAAGGGTTTTATTGCAAACATATAATGTAACCATTCCTTTTTGAAACACCACAGATGACCTACGAAATCAACCAAAGAATTATTATTTCTAATCCCAACGTCACATGGTTGTTTTAAATTATTTTTATCTGTATTATTTATTCCAAATCGTCCATTACCACCAATAATAGCATTTAAATTTATACATTGATCCATATAATTTTTTAAACAATTATTTCCAGGAATTATATCATCGTCTAATACCATACAAATATCTACTGGAAAAGTAAAACTTGATGCAAATCTTCCAAAATATTTAGTATTGTAATCACTTTTAATATGTATAAATTCATATTTTTTTTTTAAATTACTAATATCAACATGATTTTCGTTTTGAAATACTACTAAATAATCTGGTTTTATAGTTTGTTTATTCATTTGTTGTAATTGTATTTCTAAATTATTTCTTTTATATTGTGTTAATATTACTAATAATTTCATTATAATAATAATAGTATAATTTATTTAAATATTTTTGTATGAACTTAAATAAATTCATATTATTTTTCATCATACAAAATATATTCTATCATATTTTTCCAGCAATTTTTGCTATGAACGTTTCGCTGATACCATTCATAACAAAATCTAGACATAATTTTCCATTTTTTTTCATTCATTTTTTCTAGTTTTTCTTTAAACTCTTGTGTGTTTTTTACTCGAATATAATGAACATTTTCAATTGGAGGGTCCATATACGAATTCATTGTTACTTCATGGGTTACAATAGGAATCGTTCCAAATGCCATAAGTTCTACTTCTCTATGACATTTAGAACCATAACCCCTTAAACATAATCCGTACCTTGAATTTCGCAATTTCATTAGGTATTCTTCATGACTAAACTTATGTTGTTGTCCTTTTGTACAATGATATTCGGTCAATACATTTTCCCACGATTCATTTTTATTTGTTCTATACTTTTCTTGTATACTATTTTTAATGAATTTTTTTATATTGAATCAAACTAATTTATCTTGTATTCAATAATTTTAGTATATTATCTATATGGTCATTACAATTTATATCTTGAATTGTATGTATCCAAAAACAATTATAACTCATTAACTTAGAATAAAATTGTTTCTCTCTTTCAATACTGTTTATATCATTCATTATAATATGAGGCATTGTATCAACACTTTGAAATAATTTATTTGCATTTTCACTCATTTTATATTTTGGTTCATAATATTTTTTATTTAATGGAGATGTTAAACTATAAGTATTAATATTATTGAAATTACCATAAATAGATGTATTTGGATAACGAAATCCACTTTCACATAATTCAATAAATGTACAATCATCTCGTAAAAAAGAAATATGTACTTGAACACTACCGCAAGCACAAATAATAGTTTTGAATTGACTTACAAGTGATATTTGTTGTGATAAATCAATATCATCAAATGTCACCTTTGTACAATGAAATCCTTTATCATTTAGTTTATCTATCATATCATTTATTTGTAATAATCTACGAGGTGATTTTTTTCTATCAATGATTAACACTTTTTCATTAGATAACGTTGTACCATTTTTTATGAAATGATTTTTAACTTTTAATGTAAATAATTCCATCATTTTTCTATTAAAATCAGATAGTTTTCTTCCATTTTCTAAAACATAATTAGGTATATCATCTTTTAAATCTGTTTTTGATAAATATATATTACTTCTTTCAGAATTACTCACACTGCCAATAATAGAACCTATTGTTAATAAATTTAATGAAACTTTATTTTTTGTATAAACCTTAAATATTGATTCATAAAATGGTTTGATAAATGGTGCTGTATTTAATAATGTTTCATCTATATAAATAGAATCTATACATATCTTTTTTTCTCTTTGATAATAATCTTTTATTTTATAAAGCATGAAAAGATGATCTAAAAAAAAATGACCGAAAACTTTATAGTATGGTGCAATAAGTGATGGCGACATTTCTATAAATAACGTCATTTTACAATTCGAATAATTATTGTAATTTTCTCTATAATACTTATATAGTTCAATACAATTTTTTCTCATACTATTTTCAGTTTGTGTATCAATTTTTGATAAAATATTGTTTAATAAATGTAAATCTTTTTCAGAAACTGTAATGATAGTATCTTTCCATAAATTGTTTTCAGGAAGTTCTAATGTATCTGACAATAAAATTGGAATACTTCCCATTGCCAATGACTCCCAAAATCGTATTGAATTGGGTCCCGAACCAGATGGACATAAACTATATCTACTTGATAACAATGTTTTGTTATACATGTCTGTTTTCTCATTATGTTTATCACTTACATTTTCTTTCAGTTCATTGCTTTGAGAAGGGTGATACACAAGTTGATTGAAATGCCAATCTCCTGTATTTTGGATACATGTATCATCGCGTGATTGTAGTTTAAAAATATCATTTCGTATATTTGTCAAATAACCAGATTGATAACCGCCCACAAAACTATATAATAGAGTTCGTGGATGCGTGAATACATCATTTGTTTTAAATATTGTATTACGAGATGGGTCTTCTATGTTTACAGCATACAACGGACAAGGTTTGATGACAACTCCGTCGATTTGGTCTTCTCCTTTTATTTTATGAGGTGAATATACCATCGTAATATGTAATGCTTTGAATAAAGGTATTAATTTACGGAACGAAATATGTTGACAACACGTGTATTGTAAGCGTGTTGAAGAAACCCGAGGACTCAATATTTTGAAAATAATATTTAAGTTGTATCTCTTATCAATAATTGTTGCCCATGGAAATCCTACAAATGAAAGATTCTTCTTATTTTGTATATAAAATGTTTTTTCGGTGATTACAGGATATTGCCAAAATAGTTTGTATTTTTTCATGAGTTCTTCCATATTGTTGTTATTTTGAATAAATAAGTTGATCTTAGCGTAATCTCGGTGTACGATTTTATTACATTCCAATCTCAATTGAGCGTGTTTTTCTTGTAAATGTTGACGCGAAATGATGATTTCGTTATTTACATTGTACCGAGGAGCACCGCCAATGTTTGCGCAAAAATGATTTTTTAATGGAAAAAAATGCCCGACTTTTTTGTACACATCGTTGTACCAATCGTCGCAAAACCAATTGATAATCTCTTCTGGAAAATAATAACCAAAGATTTCCATGTGCTTTCGAGATACAAAACTTTGGGTTAATATTTTCGCATTATTGTTGATGGGACCCGTGAGCCCAATATTATCATTTTGTTGTAACACGCCAATACAGCTATTTACCCATGATTTTGTATGAAATTCTATATCGTCACCACATTGGAAAAAATATTCACAATTTTCGTCATACGCAATTTGATATAAACGATTCCACATTACTGTCAAATGACCTTTTGTAATATTGTCCATATAAATGAACCGAATACTAATGTTTTTCATTACAGTGGCAATTCGTTCAAATTCTTTCTTATCTTTGGGGTTGTCGTAAATACGATCATTTCTGTCAATGCCAACGTAAAAAATATATTCATGCTCTTGGTCATAGGTAATCAAGAATGTTTTCAATGTATTTTTAAATAAATAAGTGTCTCTATATGTTTTCCATTCTTCGCGACCTTTAGATGTTGAAGGAATCAAACAACCAATTTTCATTATTTAAAATATAATTTTTATTGTTTATATTTTAAATCATAAAGTTAATTTTATTATCGCTCATATAAATGAGTACTCATCATCGAAAAGGACCATTCGGTGCCATTTAAATTTACAATATTTCCGCGGTCGTCCAACAATTTTACGGTTAGCTTATCAATATTTACAGGCTTTGTATAATTACGTTTGAATCTATTTTTATCAGAAGTAAAGGTTGTTTGTCCCCAGGTAAGGGATTTATCTTCAAACGGAATAACGGCAAATACATCGCTTATTGTATTTGTATTAATATTATTTTGATTTATTGCTACATTTTTGGTTTTTGATTTTTTAATTTGTAATGAGCTATATATTTGATTTTTTGTTAAATTTTCCGTTACAGAATTACGTAATGCCGAAACACGCTGTAAATTTGTTACTACACCGCCAATTAATTGTGTTGTTTCATTTGCGGTAAAGGTATCAAGCGCATCATTTGCGGTATTTGTAATCACTTGTTCAATTTCCGCCGTACTATCGTTTCCGGCTAACGTTGAAGTTGTGGCAGTCGTCAACGTTTCGGTTAAGGTATCGCCAATCACATTTGTACCTACGGTAACTAAATTATTATATAAATTATTTACTGGATTCGCATTTGTATCTATAAAGGTTTGGATATTGCTATCATCTAAACAAGTCTCACGACCTTGTATAACTGAATTTTTAAAATATTGTGTTTGTTTAATGAATGTTACATCATCGCCAATTTGAACTAATCCTTTATTGGTTTGTTCCTTATTATTATCTTCAATTGTTACAATGAAATATTTTGTATGAGGTATAAAACATATAGATTCTGATATGATACTATCGCTTGGTCCAATAGAATATTCAATACTTACATCATTACCATTGTCATCGAAAGTGGGTTGACGGAATCCTAAAATCCATCCTAAATTATTATTTACTTTACTTTCGGATATACCATCTTCGTGGTCATAAAAAATAAAATTATAGGTAATATCATCTGATACGTTTGTAATCGTTGTTTTGTATGATAAACTATCTACACTAATGGTTAATATATCTTCATATTGAATATTAATTACATCTTGTATTGCGGAAATTAAAGAAGAAATGGTATAATTTGCTCCATCTATTTCGATCTTTACGATTTCACTTGAACTAGTATCTTCTATATAAAAATAATTATTTCCATATGTACTGTCAATGGAATAAAAGGTGTAAGGAATACTGACACTTGTCATTTCCAAAGAAATAACATTATCCAATGTATCATTTAATTTTATCGTCATATTTGTACTTACAGTACTGTCATAGGTTTCATCTGATCCCCATAAATTTTTTCGATACGTGGAATCAATATTGATAAGACGATGTAATTTTTTAAAATCATCCGGATTAAGTGTTCGAGAATCTTGAATTAAATTTCCAACACCAATCATTTGTGTATTATTCATATCACCAAATAAGTCACATGTAAGTCTTCTAGCGGTTTCATCCACAAAAGATTGAATATGACCTGCTGTTATATATGGATCTTTTTTTCTAAAATATTCAATTAGTTTTGGTTTAGCTTCCTCTATATCTGGTAAAGTATATTGATTTAAAAAAAGATTGGTGTTGGATATTCTATTATATAACTTTTTTATTTTTGTAATATCTTCATATTGTGATATATCTGATTCTAGATTTGTTTGTTCCATGATTTATATATATATTAATGCTCTTATATTATTTTTGAACAAATTCTTCAAATAAAAACAATAAATACATTTGTTATTCTCCATAAGAACCATCCTCATGACGACATTTATCTTTGGTTTTATGACAAACCATTAATGTTGGTTCTTTGACATAGATTATGTGTAAAGACCAATTGTCATGTTCTTCATTACATAACCCAAATAAGTTTTTGATTGTAGCTTCATTTTGTTTAACAAACTCATCCCGGTTATTACCATTATGCGTTTCACATAATTGTCGCATTGTGTCTCCGTAAGTACGCAACTCGCTATGATCTTGATAACTCCATTGTAACGAATTCATAGGTTTGAAGTGTATTTTACTGTAAATAACAAAGAAAGAAAACGTTCAATTTTTTATGGATTATTCAACTAATGTATCGTTTTTATACATTAATCCAATGATTGCATAATTATACAAATCATTGATCGTATCATATATTTTTTCATCGTTGACTTTTGATTCTGCGTTTTGTAGTGAAATCAACCGGTTTATTTTGTCATTCAATCGTACTAAAATACCAATTAATCCATAATCTTCAAATGAATTTCCATAATCATGATTTTTCTGTAAAAATAAATCACGGTTTTCTTGAATGACACTGTGTTTAGTGTCTTTTATATTGTTTGTTGCGTCTGTTTTTATCATACTTATATAATTCAAACAAATGATAGAAATGTTAAATAAGGTTTCGTATATATATGTTTTATTTTGTATTTGTATATTTATTTGTGTACGATTTGTGTGACTCAATAGATTGGCTTGATATATTTTTAGACTATATACAAAAATATCGAATGTTACCATAGTTGACTGTTTCTCAACATCATACAGTTCAATGTTTTTTACAATTTCGTCATAAGCGGATTTGTAATCCATTTTACTTCTTTTTTTCTACATTTATCTTTATTTCAATTTTAAATATATTTAGATGATTATAGATAAAATTGAAATATTTATTTTATTAAAAATATAAGTTAGTACAATGAATCAAGACGAATTATGTCAGTTTATGGAATCTCAATTTCAACAATTACAAGAAAATATTTATCATAAGTTTGCAAACATAGAAGCAAAAATCGAAACATTAGAACATAGTCTATCCTCTAATACAAAGCAACCTTCATTTGTTGGTCATGTTGAAAATAAAGTAGAATATTTGAATGAAACTTACGGTAACCCAAATCAAAAAAACAATCATTATGATATTTCTGAACAAATCGATATTTGTGCGTTTCTATCTTTACGCTTGGAAGAATATTATCAAAAGGATTCAAATCTCGAATTGATATACAAAGATATTTTGCGTATTTTGAGCAACACGCGTAGTATTTATGAGGTAGTTGCCGAACACTTGTCCACCTTATTGGGAAAATCCGACTATTGTGTTTATCCTTGGATCTTTTCTTTTGCTTCTCAAAAAAGCGTATTCTATTTTTGGAATCACGATAGTTTATCATGGAACAAAATAATTCCCGATTTATTAAAACGATTGTTTGAAATTGTTCAAACTAAATTAATGGAAAAATACGCATGGATGATTGAAAAGAATCATCTAAATATACTAAATATCGATTTAATTGAAGGCGGTGTGTATTTATTTGCGGATAATTTTGATAAAAAATGTGTAGAATTTAAAAAAATGATTTTACAAAATTTGAACTGAACAAATAATATCTTCTTATTACAATAGTGTTTATGAAAACCCCAAAAAAAGGTAAACATCGTAAAACATCAAAAAAATGTGGAAAAGGTGGTAAATCGTCTCCGTTACCCAAAAACTATAACATGACTTTAAATAACAATCATGTTCGACGAGCGAAATCACATAATGGTGAACCAGTATCTGCGTACAATACGTCATTCAATGAAAATCTTTTTTTACGTGAAAGTCATAATTGTTATACGTATTTTTTAAATTTGAAAAGCAAAAAAGCCATGGAATTATGTAAAGATGATTTTAAATACCAAAACATGTGTAGACGGGCGCAACCAGGATATTTATCTGGTCATCCAAAATTAACCAAGAAAGATTATAAATGTGGCGTCATAGAAGAACGAACATTAGACGATAATCCATCCATTTATAAGCTAGATTCTATTGATGATTCGTGTAAACCGGATTATTACAAAGGTGCTATGGTTGTTGCGCCAGGAAGAGATTACCATTATTATCGTTTAAACGATGAAAATGTATGGACACACAAACCTGGATACAAACCATCGACTGCATTGGACTCGAACAATAACGAAATCATAGATCCACAATTAGCCGCGCGAGACTATGGCGGTACATTACATTATAAAGATTTTTGTGGATATTATTGCGTGCCTAGAAACAAGAATCGAAAGGATATGTCTCATGCGAATCAATGGAACAAGGCACATGAAATACTTGAAAAAAAAAATATAAAAAATTACAATAACCAAGAAAAACTAGTCAAAAGTGTTGTTTCGCATAAACAAAAAACTCGTAAAAACAATACACATGTTACCCTTGGCAAACGCGTTGCGTCAGTGATTGAAAAAAAAAAAAATAACAATATTACTAAAAAGAGAAAATCATGATTAATGTTGCTTCAATTTAAAATTTAAGTTTATTTTATTCTGAATTTGTCTTTGTTTATCTTAATATGAATAACAAAGACAAATATGGGGAAGTGTTTACACCTTCGTATTTGGTTGAGCAAATGATAGATGATGCGAAAATGATCATGGGAAATGATTTCTTTTTATCGAAACGAAATATTTTTGAAACGGGATGTGGAAAAGGAGTATTTTATTCCACTTTGATGCAGCATATACAGTCAAGTACTCCATATATCATGAATGAAATTAATGCCGAACACGAATCCATATTACATGCTCATATTCCAAGTTGTCGACCTCATGACAAAGTGTTTATTTGCGACTTGTTTGATATGGTTTGCGATTGGAAGCTAGACGAAAAGTGCCAATACGATCTGGTATGGGGCAATCTTCCATTTCAAAGTGGAGGCAAAAAATTTGTCCCTGGTTTGGCAACCTTTCATGGTAACGATTCGGCCGTTACAAATCCAAAGGATGTAGTTACCATTTGGCCAAAAATGATTCATGTTTTGTTTGAACATGTGTTGAAACAAGGGGGATATTTTTTCGGAATTATTCCGTGTATTTGGTTAAAAAAAGATAGAGCCTGTATTTATGATTTATTTGTGAAACAACATAAACTCTGTTTTTTAAAAGTATTTCATTCATATGAAGCGCATAAATTGTTTGGTTATAAATGTCAAACTCCCATGTGTTATGTAATGGTTCAAAAGATGAATCAACCAAGTACTGAGGATCCAATGGATCAAACATTTTCGTTATATGATGCGGATGTGAATCAATATATAGATTTTACATTACTTCGCGACTATTGTATTCCAACTGCTCATGCTTCATTATTTCAAACGCAAGTCGTACACATTCAGAATACACCTAATTACGTTTCTTGTTATGATAAACTTAAAAAAATATCTTTATGGAAACAATCCATTGTTGACGAGGCTTCTGTCTTTTTTAATCAAAAATCACACACGAGATTACGCGACCATATAGTAGAAAACCCATATATTTATAAAGTGATTACCGGTGCGTCAGTGAATAAAAAACAGAATAATGAACTTGTTTTACACGGATTTGTATCATCATTACCGGGTCTTTATTATGGCATTCCCAAATTGATATTACCGCATAAAAGATTATTGAAATTGTTTAAAGATGAATCTGGAACATACAGTTGCTACGGACGAGATATGTACGTATTTTTGTGTCCACATGGCATTGATGAAATAAATGCGTTGGAACAATTGCTTTCCACAAACAAGGCGATTCAAATGATTGAACATGGATTTAGTATACGCATGAATTTTATTGAAAAATACGTATTTCAATATATTAATTATGATTTAAAGTAATTTACAATACTTTTTTATGTATGAATCAGCAAAAAAAATACGTCAATCTATTTTACAAACATGGAGAAATAGCGAATCGATTGTATATGAAGTAGGTAACTATAACATAAAAGTTGAAAATAATGGTAATATTCATTTACAACATATTTATCATTTGGATGATTACAATATATACGATCCACTAGGAAATGAAGATGCCTTAATACGTTTTTTGAAAGAAATCGTGAAAGAATATGGGAGAAAACTATATGAAGAGCCACAAATTGGCCTACATATTGATTTATAATTCATTTTGTCTTTTATCTTTTGAATTTTGACTTTTGGTTTTTTAATTTTATGATTTTTTCTATTTTTTGTTTTTCATGGGTTCTCATATACAATTTTGCGATTTGTTTACAACGATACACACGATGAGCATATGTATTTCGTCTTGATAATGCTTCTTTCATTTCATCATAAAGGGTTGGATAATCATGGAAGATACTTGGCAAAGCATACATGTAAATAATGCTCTGTATCTCTAATGGCAGATTCATGTACAATTGCATATGGGTATATTGCAAAATTTATTTTAAATATTCTTTCTAGAAACGAAATCTATCGATTGTCTCATAAAAAATTGAATGTTTCATACTTTGTTTATGTATGTGTATATTCCAACCATGTTTCGCTCTTCCAAATATGCCAAAAAAAAAACCAATTCGTCTTGTAAACATACCATTATATTGGCATCTGGCTTGATACTATTATTTATTTGTTTATGTTTGATTGTTGCTTGATTATAATGGTTCAGCACTTTCCACAAATCGTAAAGGGGTTTGAATGGAATATTCATTTCCCCAATAATTTGGATTTTTTTTATCCTTCTTTTTTTCTTCTTTTGTTGCGCAGCGAATTTGGTTACTTGGAATCAACCACAATTGCCCGTTATAATTCAACTTAATAAGACAAATTTCAATCCATGTGTCCATGTTTTCTTGTTTTTGGTAAATTTTTTTTATCACTTTTCCAACACGATTTGTCAAGCCGTCTTCTTCGCCATCATATACAATAAGACAACCAATGCGAGGCATGGTGTTGTGTTTGTTGTTTGAACTTTTTCAAAACATATATTGGGTTTCAATTTTTTAATCATTATAAAGAATAGGATTGAAAGAAGCTGTATCTTCCATTATCACGGCGCCATTGTCCGTCGAGAAGCCAATATACCCAGAGATCACTTTTCCAAAGCGCGCGGGCGCTTGGAGTCACTCCGGTTATTCCATCTCGGTAGAAGGGGCGTTTCTCCAAGCTTATCTTCATGGCAATAGAACCACTTTTTGGTAGTTCATGTATAATATCTTTCATTTTCTTGTATCCGCGCGGAAGCCAATAGTCCTCGATCAAATGATTGATCTCATCGGGTAAATCTTTAATACTTAACATGATTGTTTTAATCTATTTATACTAGCAACAAAAATATTTCAATTTCAATATCAATTTTAATTTTTATTCTATTTACTTTTATTTGTTTTGTTTTTTTGTGTTCTTTTCTTTTTTTTATTCGTTTTATTCGTTTTATTTGTTTTTGTGGAAGATTTTCCTCTTTTGAATACATAACCTTGTTTTTTCATTTGTTTGATTACATTGTTTACCGCATCATCGAAATCTTCATTTGTAATTTTATGGTTTAGTTGTAATGTTATGTTGACTTTATTTTCGTCAATATCATACTTTTTCATATTTTTTATATTTTGACCAAAGACAAATTGATTATAATTTGTACATGCTTTTTCAATATCCGAAAGTAAAGAAGGATTAAAAAATAATTGTATTTTGTCCTTAAATTCTAGTGTAAATGTATAATTGGGCATATATATATTATATATAATATTCATAATAATAGTCATTATAAATATTGTTTGCGTATATAACCGTTCCTTTACATATATTGGATATCATGTCATTTGTTTGACTTCTGTTTAAAACTTTTTTATTTTTATCATACCACATATAATACATTCGGTAACCATCGTGACTATTTAAACCGTCATCATAATCGGAAGTAGCAGACCAATAGTCTTTACTTCTTTGAATCACAACAATAGATTTTTTTGTTCTTTTTTTGCGATTAAAATTATACTCATAATAGGTAATAATAATAAATGGTATATTATCAGGTGTAATACTAATGGTAATAGGATATTCCATGTACTCGCTTCTTACTTTTGAATAATAATCCATTTCAAAAAAACGTTTTTGAAATGGAATAAGAGGATACATCATCATTGAACATGGATACAATACTTGAATTTCTTTTGGGAAATATGTATTGATGAATTTCTTTTTTCTTTTTACAAAAGACTCATAAATATCGCGACGTATTTTATGACTAAATATATAATGCTGTAAATCCAATAAATCCATACATTCGGTAATATCTAACACATTTGGCATGTCATCTATGCGCATAGATTATATTTTTCTTTTACTGTTTTAGATTTAATTTTTAGATTCAATTTTTAAATTAAAATTTTACATTATGCTTTGAAAATCATATAATGATGTATACATGCCGCGGCTCCCAGTCCCAACAAAAATCCAATATGATACCGAAATTGCATGGATTTGTATATGGATAACCATGCCTTGTTTTCCGCCTTTGTATCGAGAATTTCAATCATGTATTTGTCTTTTGGATATAAAATATAGTAAAAATAATTTACAATAAAAGTTATAGCAATTGCGGTAAAAAGACGATTTGATTTATTTGCCTTTTTCAAAGATGGGATAAAATGAACTGCTCCAATCGCAAGTAAAATTCCAAGTACAAAACCTTGGAAATATATATTTCTGCGCATCACAATAATGTCTTGATAATATTGTTGCTCTTGTTTGTTTAAATGTTGCGATAGATTTTGTTTGAGACTGGAAGGGGCGTACATGGAAGCAATTGTGGCTGTAATAAAAGCAATGGACAAATAGAATGACCACATGTATAGTTTATATAGATAAAATATATATATAGATAAAAAATATATATGTTATGAGTCATGATAAAATTGGTTTTTCATATGGAAAGTAATGCCCTTATTTTTGTTTTATGATCGGCGTTTGCATATGTTGCGTCGAGTTGATTCAATATCAATGACTTTTGGATCCCATAATGCCAAGGAGTGGCTCCAAGCGAATTGTAATCATAAGACTCGTATCCTCCCCACGAATTTGAGGTTGGTGGTGATATCATTGGAGCATAAATGCTTAAAATCCAATGCATATATTTTTTATTAATGTATACCATATTTTTATTGTTATTGTTTAAAGAAGGTATATTTGGAATATTCTCTTCCCATTCGCAAAATAAGGATTCAGGTATTACGTTAAAATTATATACACTTGGGTGTGTTTCATAAGAAGAAGCCAGTTCTTGCTTCCCTTTATGCTTTGATTTTATATATATAGAACGAGCACGGCTCCATTGTATATTTGGGGATGTTTCGGTGACATGTTGGCCAAATTGAGGGGGGTACTCTATGATGCACTCTCCGCGAGGTGTTACAAATTGTTCATCTTTATGTGCGATTAATAATTGTTCGCAATATAATCTACGATACAACTGGTATTTTATGTTTTTCTTTTTTATATTTGGAGCGGCATATTTACAAATGACAAAACAAATTTCTTTTGGAAATATTGAATACAAACACTCCACTTGTGGTGGTTTGTTCATGATGATATTTGATATATATATTTTATATATGCTTCATAAATTTCAATTTTAAATGGGTTTAAATTTAAATAGGTTCAATAAAATTGATTCGTGTTTCTACTACTCTATTTCATGCATATATAATCCATGAAATATAGCAAAATTCATCCGGTCATCGCACTGTCGGAGCACTTGATGGTTGGTGATAAAATTAGGATTGTTCATCCTGATGATGATATGAATGGTTCAGAAGGAACTTACGTAGGACAAGAATATCATATCATGGATGGGGTCTTCAAATATGTTATTTTACTGAACTCGAATCAAAAACATTACTTTGCGCATCCTGAATATGTGAAAAAACTAGTGAATTAGTGAATTTTTAACTAGATGACGATGTCGAACTTCGCTTTGTGATACATTTTTTTTCTAATAAACGATAAGCAACTACAATCTCATTTATTTTATGATTTGTATCTTCAATCATTTTCATTTTATCACGGTATGATTCAAACCCCCATAGTACACTAAATACAACACTACAATGTACACATGATATAAAAAAATTTACAACATCGTGTGCGGTTGTATGTGTAGGAGGAGGAGGGTCTATATTACTGTGAAGAAGTTTTTGTGTAAATATATTTTTTGTTGGCATCAAAGGAACCATTCTTTTGTTGAATACATGTCGAGCAAATGACATGAAAAAGAAAAGCGGATTGATATACTATAACGATATTCTTTTATTTCTTTTTTCTTTTTATTTTTTATCTTATTCTTCTAGGTCTTCTAGGTACTCGCACCACATTTGCGCCAAGTTGAAAAAATTCTTGATAGATTATATAACTGAATGAACTGGATAAAAGAGTTACATACAAAAGAGAAATAATGATTGGAAACATTTCTTTCTTCTATTAATTAGGTGTCAAGAATTTATATCTTTTATATAATGAAATTATTAAAATAAAGATATAGTATATATGCCACCCACGTTAATTATTACTTGTGGTCCAACCGCAAGTGGAAAAAGCTCATTGCCCGAGAAAGTACAAAATCTTCTTAACATACAAGGTGGTAATTTTGAGTCCTTTTTAATCGATGATTTAGTGGAACAAAATCCTTATTATAAGAAGAAAGTAATAGAATATATAGAAAATGAAAGACAAAAAAACGGAAAAACGAAGGAACGAATTGTTGAAATGTTTTTAAATCCCACTCAACAAATGATTCAAGACTTTAATTATTATTATGCGGAGGCTAGAAAAACAACAAATTGTGAAACTGGTGCGGACTTGCGTTTTGATTGGGGAAAAAGTTGTGATATTTTAAATGATCTAAATTTAACCCAAGCATTTAATTCTGGAAAAAATATTGCATTTGAATCAAGAGGAGTTACTTGGCCACAATGGTTTTTTGATTTATTTCAATGTCAGTTGAAACAACACAAGTATACCATTATTGTTGCGTGGACAGTTGTGGATATGTGTGAATTATTAAAGCGAAATAAAACACGCGCGGAAACAAGTGTATCGACTTTTTTAGATAATCCCCAGGAAAATACACCGCCACGATTACCGGATATACGCCCAGATGCTTATCAAGTTGATTTACAAAAAATTATAGATACATTTAAAACACAAGTTAAAAGACAAAGTTCTTGTAGAAAGGATTGTATACGATTATTGGTGTTTGATAATAATACAAGAAATTCGGTATTATTATATGATAATCAAGGTGAGGTTACGGAAAAAAAGACAAAAGATGCAGCAATTGCTGCAATTAAGAAATATAATGTAAAACGTCGTTGTGTTGGGGGTAGACACATTACAAAAAGAAATAAACGGCTAAAAAAGAAGGGTACAAAGAATAAAAGAAAGACAAAAAAAAATAATAAAAAAAGGAAATAAATACATTATAATATTGATTGCTATATATAATGATGAAGCGGAATTATATTGAATGTGAATATTTACAACAACAATTCTATTGTTGTAAAAAAAAGAATAATTGTAAAGAAATAAAAGACAAATTCAAAATCTTTCGGTGCGACGATTATGGTTTTGATTTAAAAGATCAACTAGTGTTTTGGATTCTATTTGTGTAAAAATTGATTTATATATAAACAGTTTTTATATATAAATTAAAATGTGGGAACAATTATGCAACGAACCGGCGCCGGTTTTGTCACATTTCATATTTTTCTGTCCATGTCATGATTCTTTAAAGGTGGTAACCACAGCGCGCTCTTTTTGTTAGATATCATATAGATTTTTTTATGGGTATATACTAATAGTATGATGACGATCAACAAAGAGAAATTATTCATCTCTTTTCCAGTCATGTTCGTATTCTTCTTTTCTTTATTGAAAACCTTTCAAAACACCCAATATCAATACATTAAACGCTTGGTGTTCACAATATTTACTCTACAAATTATCACCCATATCGTTCAACTATTTACAGGATTTAAATGCACCCCTTCGGAAAAGAACCCAATCAATAAACTGTGCAACATCATTGCGCTGGTATTCGGAGTAACCCTTTTGTATCTGTTATCGTTCGTTTTTTATCACGAGCGCACCAAGATCACTTTATTTTCTATCCTTGTTGCCCTGTATATGACGGTGTCGCACGTGATCCACTTACAACCTTTGAAAATGATTCCCATATAAAAAAATAATCCATTTTTTTTAACACAGAATGGCCTCCGGATGCGCAAGGTGGCGAGTATGAGTCGTCGTTCGAGGGAGGACACTCTGATGGATTCTATTTGTGTAAAAATTGATTTATATATAAACAGTTTTTATATATAAATTAAATGTGGGAACAATTAGGCAACGAACCGGCACCACATGCCTCGGTTGCGGCAGGAGATATAAAAATGCATATATTTATGAATAGACATAGATATGTAAAAAACTATAAATTTGATTTAACTCAAATTGAAACACTTGCGTATAAATATTATTCAAAACATTATCCGCCATATAGTTTGGCCGCATATTATTCAGGAGGAATTTCTCTATATGCCAATGTCGTAATGAAACAATATATTGCCAGAATGAAAATAAGGACAATTATAAAAAACTGTGCTTTGCTTTATATGATTTTTCGTAACAGCCAAGAAAAAATATACGCACCGGGTGGTCCATTTGAAAAAGAAGCAGCAATGCGTTGGAATATATATTGGGATAATGTTGCTTAACTTGGTGTGAATTGTGTGAATTGTGTGAATTTTATAGTTTTTTATAGGTTTTCCTAGGTTTTCTTTTGACCGGTTTCGCTTTAAACGTATGCCGTTTATGAAACAAGTGTTTGTCTTTTTTTAAAGCATCATTAATTTCGCGAAATGATTCCATTAAATCTTTATTTACATGAATGACGTGACTTTTCATTTGATGTAATGGATTTGTTTTCATTTTTCTAGTCCTATTGTCTTTTTGCTTTTTTGCTAAATGATGCGCTAACCACCGATGATGTCCATCTACGACCAAATAATTGGATTTGGCGGTGGGACTTGGAGTATGTTTCAAAAGAATAACCGGTATTTGTGGCTTTTTTTGTTTGGGTTGTTTTTTTTGAAGAAAAGACAAAATTTGTTTCGCCCGTTCCATATTGATCTCTTTTTGTGACGCGTATATATTATCATGTATATTGACTTGTTCGTTATTGGAATGTAATTTCAACACATTTTTAATAATCTGTTTCAAACGAACATAATCACGAATGGTGTTGATTTGCGGCATATTTACGCGCTGGATTCCCAAATTTTTGATACATGGACGTGGAACCGGTTTTAACGCACAAAAATTTTCATTCATTCTTTCTATATACACATGAGAAAGAAAGAAACAAATTAAAATTGAAAATTATCTTACCCTAAAAATGAAAAAGAAAGACAAATGCCTCGATATCGCAAGTGGGTCGTTGCTCATGAAGATGAAGAGTGGAGAAATGATTCGTTAACAGATAAACATACGTATGATAATATGTTTTCATCTTATGCGTCAAACATACATGAAATGAAAGAAAAATACGTTACATTTATGGATTTGTTTCGGAAATTTGATATCTATACAACCCGTTTTAATAGTCATACTTATATGCTTAATCAAAGATACAAAGAAAATCATGAAATAAGTGGTTCATTGTATAGCACCATGCTGCCATTTCCCAAAAATACGATTGATGAAAAATATTTATTTATTTTGGATATGAACAATACAACCAATCAAATTATGGGCATTGGGTTTCTTAAAAATTGCCTTGCGAAAGATCAGAACTTACACATATATGATGATCCGGCTTTTAATAATTATATTTACAAAAGTCTATTTTATATTTCGATTCATGAAAATACGGAATTTGAACCCTCGTGGAATGAGTTTATTGAAACCGAGTTTAATAGACGATTGTTTTATGGAAAAACCCACTTGAAACGCGGGGGTTCCTTTTCACGATTTCCCATGAAAACGATGAAATCCATTCACTTGAAATTTCTGTTGTCTTTGTTTGTCATATTGAATCCAAATCAATTTAATGAAATTGTAAATTATTAGAGGATGGAAACGGATTGTTCATTTTTCGTATTAGATTATGGCGCTGTTTCAATGTGAAATAAATAGACACAAATAACATCATTATAGATGTACACGTAATGAATATACCTAATTGTAACCATAAAGTATAAATATTTGCGTCAATCCATGTGTTGGATTGTGGCATAGTACTGTGTTTTATTTTCTACTCTTATTTTTTTATATTTTTTTACAAACTATATTTTATCGCGTTTACAACCACAAGTCAACTTTACACTACATGTGATAGTTGGTAGTTACCAATTAATTATATATTTAACTATAATATTTGCTATACATATATATATATATATATATATATGGCAAAATCATGGTATGAGTATACATTTGATATAACAGGTTATCCTGTTCCACCAAATGATGACATTCATGGTATTTACAATATTGGTTTAGATTCAGCTTCCGACTCTTTTAATGAATGTTTAGGTTTGGTATGTAAATGGTTCATAGAGTATTTTCAAATAGATCCGTTATTTCATACACATGTGTTGAATCCTGGAATAGGGCAGATTGATAATGCTTTGAAAGAACTTTTAGAGGGAAAACGGGTTACAACAATAAGCGTTGACACTGCCAAACAAGACCCAACTAAGCTGTTTCCATATATAATAACAGATCCTGTTGATCAATATGTTAAAAACTACATCGTAACTGTTTTGAATATTTTATCAAATATAAAAATACATGGAAATATTCTTTTAATTGAAGATTTTCAAAAAGTATGGACTTTTATCTTAGTTCGTTTTTTCGAAGAGAAAGATCCAATATTGTATAAGCATGAAAACTTTATTTTTCGTGCGTTGAAAAATAAATTGAAAGGTATTCCAAATATGAGCACATTTCGAACACAGGTCAATCCAAAAGATGGGTGCGTTGCCTCTATGCATGCCGCTTTACAGCGGTCAATCACAAATGTGAATGATTACATTTCTAATAATGAATCATTAGAATATACAAAACTGTCAAAAAAAATCACTAATAAAAAAAGAAATAGAAATAGAAATGTTGATGCTATTGAAAGAGAAGTGAACGCGTTTTCAAATATGAAAAATACAATATATGCCAAAGCTTGTGGTATATCTCCTACTACATTAGATTCCGCAACAGAATTTGAAGTTCGTTTTGGATGTTATAAGTTGATGAAAGCTTGTGGCGATGCTAACCCAAACAAAACATTCATAGACAACTTCTACAATCAATGTATTATGTCAGGAAAAAAAAAGGCAGATGGAGCTAAATTAGAAGACGAACATTCGCTTCCGTTCAAAATTTTATTTGGTGTTTTGAAGCCAGAAGCGTTTCGTGTTATATTAACACGCATGACACATGAATTGAACCATAAATTTATACCTGAAACATACAAAATACAAGAAGAAGGTCAACCACTTGCCGGACAAAAAATATGTAATGCTTCATTTACAAACCGATTAGTAAGCCAATTGAAGGAAAACCTAGAATATGATGAGTACACGTTTTGTAGATTTTTATTTCTATTTCATGCATACTTGTTGGCAAATCAGTTTGTCCTTGATAGTAAAGACGTGGCAGACAGATTTAGAAATTTGAAAAATGTAAAACATTTGATTGATCTTGCGCATACAGAGTTTCACCGAAATGTTGCTGGTGGTATCGTGAAAAAAATCGAACCACGCCATTTCAATCAGTTGTCGTTAACAGCACAAGTGAAACAAGGGGGATCACGATTTCCAAGAAAATCATACAAGAAGAAAAAGATAATCAATAGAACCAAAAAAATGATTGGAGGAGTTAATATGGGAGGAGTTAATATGGTAAAAGAGTATGAAAATAATGATAATTTACATTTTGTTATTGACGGTAACTTAGATAATAGGTATTCTCCTGAATATTTCACACTTTCTATTTTATCTATATTTGATGCACTTGAAATGATATCTAACTCACATAAAGTTGATGTCGAAATTAAATATGTTCCTCATGAGGATGGTATTAATTTATTTGAAAAATTTAAACATGATCCTTTTTTGAAGCTTTTAAATGCTATTATTGATTTATTAGATATACACGTTGATCCTTTTTTTGCTTTATATCATAAAAAAGTATCAGAAGTTGTTCCTACTGACCCTTACCTTCAAGCACGTGATTTTATTGTAGATAAAATAAAAACCTCCAAACCCGCCGTTGTTGTCGAAACGCACCCAAGTTATACAGAAAAGATACATAAGGCTTTACGAGACAAAATTGAATATTTGAAAGAAATAATATATTCAATTGATGAAATGGATGATATTTATCAAGAATTGAATAAACTAATTCTCATTATTGATAATCCAGACTTCATGAATGTTTTAAATATTCTTGTTACTAATTTTTATGTTGGAAAAATAGCGGGAGCAACAAAAGATGACATACAAGATGTTTTTTTAAATCAACTTTTCCCAGATATCCCAGATATCCCAGATAGTTCAACAGCATTTAATGTGGTTAATTACAATACATTCAAACAACGTCTTGATGCTTATATGTATTCTAGTACTGAAACGCCGGTGGGTATGAACACACAAACGCAATATGCGGTTACTGTACCTGTATCAATATCGTTACCAACAACACCAAAACCGCGTCATAGGCGAACGCGTCATCATAGGCGAAACGCATTTGAACTCATGCCTGATGGCAAAAAAACAAGAAGAGTGAAGATGGAACACAAAAGAAATGTTAATCGTAATCAAAAACTAAAAATGAGAAGGGGGCTTCGAAAACCACTTGGATCTATTGGATCTAGAAATATGAATGAACTCATAAATCAACGCATAAGTCAGCAATAACTTTCTCCTGTCAAACAAACTTTAAGAGTGACGACGAAACACAAAAGAAATGATAATCGTAATAAAAAACTAAAAATAAGAAGGGGGATTTTAGGTTTTGGAGGCAGGAAAACATTCAAAAAGAAAAAATACTACAAAAGGCGTCGTGGGAGGAGCGCAAAAATACATAATTCATCATAACGTTCTATATTTCATCGATTACTATGGCCACAGCATCAACCACTTCAATGGGTTCATCGCGTTTACAACCACAATCGTTTCTCACCCAATGACAACTATAATAGAAACACATTAACCATCCGAAAACGGTGATTAAATTTACAAAAACATGTATATTTTCATCCATACCTATAATTATCTTGGAAAATAATATTTTAATTTTTTGATGGTTCGGTTTCGGTCAGCGGTTGGTTGTGTGTACCCCCCATCAAAATAAAAGACACTCACTTTGGCAATCGGTGATGAAATAAAAGTAAATAAAGTACTTAGTAAGTTGAAATTTAAATCATCGTATACGTGAATGATTGTTCCTTGTAAATATTGCGGATTTTTATATTTTAAACTATTCAAATAAGTGCCAAATTTGTATAAATACTTTAAATGAATATTTCTTACATGTATAGTTTCTATTTTTAAATAAAAGTTTTTTAATTTGCTATAAAATGAATCAATTTCATTTGTCATTGTGTTGTATTGTTTGTCATTTGTAATATCACTAAGAATTAATAGTTCTTCATTTTGTACTTCCATGTTGTATCAATGAAATATTTTTTTTTTGGGAAATATCGTAAAAAAAGGGTTGTTTATAATAAATCTTTGTCATTGTGTAAATTGCGAATATATGAAAAAGAAAATGAAATACATACCAATAACGAAAATTCCATTTTTTTCTAGAAATTCGCGACAGTTGATACAACCCACCGCCACATATACAAGACAACAATACATATAATTTTGGCTTCATTTTCATGAGTTGAATATGAAAATAAATAAATCCAATTCTTGCCATTTTGACATCCAATATACGAAAGGCTTTTTTAGGATTTGACCACCGACATATGGAGAATACAGAAATGATGAGAACCAAAATCATTTCATCTAAATGTTTATAAAAAGTTGCCTCATCATTTAAATACAAAGACAAAATGGGGATACAAAACAAGGATGATGTTACGACTAACAGCGGATTTGGTCGTAAACTGTTATAATGACTTTTTTGTATTTCTAACTTATATGGAATACAAAATAATGATGTTGTTGCTAGTAATACAGGTTTTTTTTGTAAAGCATTCATTCAACTTATACATAGATCATGTATAATTATTAATATGATATAATTAATAATATAATAATTAATATGATATAATTAATTATATCATAATTAATATACATATACATCATGAACGTTATCTTGTTTGGTTTTGGCCGAGCTGGGAAAATACATTATCATAATTGTTTGAAAAATGCTAATATACAGTTAACCCATGTTATTGATGTGATGGATATATCCGATTCTTTACAATCAAATATTCACTATGTTGATTATAATGATAAAGACAAAATACATTGTTTGATGAAAAATACAAATATACAAGCTGTACTTATTGCGTCTCCCACCTATTTGCATTTTGAAATGATTATGTTAGCTTTAAACTTTAATAAACACGTATTTGTCGAAAAACCCATTTCTAATATTTATGATAATATTGAAAGTTGTTTTAAGTTGGCGGAACAAAAGAATCTAATTTTATTTGTGGGATTTAATCGTCGTTTTGATCCATTATTGATGGACATTCAAGAGAAACTAGAGAAAAATGAAATTGGTAAGATTCATTATGCGACGACTACAAGCAGAGATTATCCTTATCCTACCCAAGAGTACTTGAATAAATCTGCCGGCATGTTTAATGATTGTGCGACACATGATATTGATTATATGTGTTGGATGTTAAAAGACAAACCGATATCTGTGTCTGTTATGGCTTCAAATGGAAATAATTACAATTATGATCATGTGGCAATTCATTTTAAGTTTTCAATGGGAACCATTGTTTCTATGAATTTGTCACGCGTTGCTTCTTCATATGATCAAAGATGTGAATTTTTTGGAGAATTTGGTGAGATTATTAATAATGATTTTTTACAAAATAAGAAACTATCTTTTCCTCAAAGATACGAGCAATCTTATATCAACGAATTACAAGAATTTTACACCTGTATTATTGAACACAAAAAACCTTCTGTTTCAAAATATGATTGTATGAATAATCATATTATTGCCAAAGCATGTCAAGAAGCAGTACACCAAAATAAACAAATTACAATAAAATATGGAGATTTGGAGTTTCGAGATTTTTCATCTTCGGTGCCTCAGCGCGTGAAAGACAATTACTTGAAAGCTCGTAGTCATCAAACCTTTGATTTTGTGACGAAAATGCAGCAACATTTTGGCAATTTTGATATTAAAATGAACATTTGGGATATTCTTGAAAATTTAAATGACCTTGTGGACGTAAGTGATCCGGATATTTCTCACCCCAATTTATTTCACGCGTTTCAAACCGCGGAAATGATGCGTCGTGATGATTTGCCGGATTGGATGCAATTGATTGGATTGATTCATGATATTGGAAAAATTATGTATATAAAAGGTTCAGATGAAACAGGTACTGGAAAAAAAGAACAATGGGCAATGGTCGGAGATACATTTATTGTTGGTTGTCAATTACCAAATACGTTGGTGTTTCCAGAATTTAATACGTTAAATCCGGACATGAAAAATGAAATTAGGTCTACAACATTAGGTATATATCAAAAAGGATGTGGTCTTGACAATGTAATTTGTTCATGGGGTCACGATGAATATTTATATCGTATTTTGTCTTGTAACAAAAATCCAAATTCACTTCCTATTCAAGCGTTATACATAATACGATTTCATTCATTGTATGCGTATCATGATAAATTAGAATATATGCAGTTTCAATCTCACAAAGACAAAACATTGTTTCATTGGTTAAAGTTATTTAATAAATATGATCTTTATTCGAAAAGTGATATATTGCTGGATAGTAATACGTTAAAATCTTATTATACAGGTCTCATTCAAAAATATTTTGACAATGATTATTTATTCATATAATTATTCACATTCTACTAGTTTCCACCTGGAAATGCTGCGAATTTCGGTTATATTGTCTATATTTAATAAACGAACTTTTCCTTTTCCCCATGAACCAACAATAAACCATATATTTGTATATTTTTCGTAGCGTTGATTTCCGTCATCAAAAACATAAATTTTATAACAAGTTTCATCATTTACGTGTATCCATTGTGTCATTTTATAATATACTTGGTGATTATTTTAAACAGTGATAAATTTAAAATAATTTATTTTATGTACTCGCGAACCCACGCCCGCGCCCAATCTACTAGCAAATCCCAATCAATATACCCACGAATTGGTCCTTTATTCAAATAAAACAAGGCGAGAAATGAGTGGGAAAAATGAGAAATGAGTTGGAAAAAATAGTACCATAGTAGACGATAATCTAGCACGCGCCCAATCTACTAGCAAATCCTAATCAATATACCTACAAATTGGTTATTCTATTGGATTTAAACAAGGCGAGAAATGAGTGGGAAAAATGAGAAATGAGTGGGAAAAAATATGGTGTTATTCCTATATAGGAATTGTAAAATAAAAATATTAGTATAATATAAAAATGGCGCGTCAAACTAGAAAAAAAAATATACAACGTTCTAAAAATACAAGAAGGTCAAATAATGGCAGAAAAAGAAAAACACGTAATCTATTTAGAAATAAAAAAAATAATAAAAGAAGAACGAAAAAATTCAGAGGGGGGGTGGATAAGAAATTGCTGGCGGCGGCGATGATGCCGTTGGCAGTGCAGACGCCATGGGCAGGAAACCCAATGGCGATGGGTATAAATAACCCCAGCGTACCTCTTCATCACGGCACGGTCCACGAATCCCTCAAAAATACTGGGACAGTATCCCGTAACCCGACTTTGCCGACTGCCTTTAACATCCCCGTCAGGCCTGGGGACTATGTCGGGGAATTAATGTCCGAAGTACATGATCATCGGGTATTAAGTGGAAATTTACCGGCCCCGACGGTACCGGCCACGAACAGTCGGAGTTGGAGGAATTGGTTGGCGGACCGATCCAAACCCAAAAACAACAACAAAAACAACAACAAAAACAACAACAAAAACAAAAACAACAACAACAACAACAACATTCCCAGCCTCAACAACAAAAACAACAACTACAACAACAACAACAACACTCCCAACCCCAACAACTACACTGACCCGGGCGACCTGGATCATCTGACGAACGAGGAGAGGGAGCAGTACAAGGAGCTGATGATGAAGAGAAGGCCTAGGGGGAAGGTGGGGCCGCTGTGGACGAAGAAGGAAGGGGCCTTCTTCTTGGAGATGAGAGATAAAATAGCGAAAGCCAAAGCAAAGGCGGGTCAGGAAGCCTCGTAGTCGGAAATATAGATATAGAAAACAAAGTTGCTATATCAACTACAAGAATAATAAAGTGACTGACTGTGACTAGAAGATACACGGCAATAAGAGATAAGAGAGGAGAGCAAAGAGAGGTAAAAACCCTTAAAGGTAATAAAACAAAAAACACAAAATATGAAAAATATATAGTGTTATTCATATATTGGAATTACACTATCTGTTCTCCAAACTGGAACATGTTTTTTGTTTAGTTGATAGGGACCAAGACTTTCATGTATATCTATTATTTTGGTTGGTTGAAGGCTCATCTCAAAACGAAATTGGTGAGATGAATTTTCATGTTTAATCAATACATTTGCGACATATTTATTATTATATAGTAAAGTTTTATCCAACGTTTTAAAATGTTTGAAATACAATAAAGGCGAATATGTTTTACTTTTTACCATTTTATCAAATACTTGATAATTATATCCACCTTGGGCAGTGATTTGGCGATTTGCGGGGCTTGCCAGCTGATAGACGATTTTTGTCTTTCCTTTTCTTAGGGACTCTAATTGAACTCTTAATGTGGTATATGGGTCGGTAGTATCTACCATTTGGATATATAAAGAAAAAATAAATGATAAAATACGGTATTTAAAAGGGGGGAAATTAATGTTTATTTATAATTATTTTGGCGTCTGATTCGTCGCACTTTCTGACAATGGTTGCCATGATTTTTTCCGTTTGACAAGCGACACCAACTACAACAATATCCTTTGTCTTCTTCGCAAAAATGTTTTGGTGGGTCTGTGTGCGCCATATAGTGGCATTTTTTATTCTTACAGCAAGTTACTTTGTGGCTCACTCTGGGTTTGCGAGGTTTCAACAAAATGACTTCATCTCCACTTGTGATTCCTTCTTCTAGTTCTTCGTCCATAATGACAATAGATTTTCTTTTCGTTTTCTTAATCAATTTTTCCTATTCAATAAAAAAAGAAAAAAGTTTCTATACAATATTATAACCCCCCACCCACGCCCTATATTTGTCTTTTTTTTATTTCATATACTTCATTTGTTTCTCTGTCTTGTTTATCTATTTTGTAGTACAGTCCTTGCTCGATCGTGGGCGCCGGCAACTCACCCACCCCTTTTCCGATTGTCGAAGGTATGTGGTCAATGGAGCCGTTGCGCATATTCACCGGAAAACTCATGCTTCGTGTAAACATGCGCCGACATGCCTGTTTTTTAAATCGGAGTTTTCCTTGTTCATCTAGCCAAAGTCGTTTTTCTTGAATCGCTTTGGCTTTTTTCAGTAGCGTCTCGCACATGTGATACGAGTCGTATTTCTTCGTGGCCTTGCGAGACGGCATCACTTTGCCGCGCCATTTGATCACGGAGCCTTGGGGGGGAGAAATGGTGTGAGGGGAGCAAATACACAAGAAGATGTTGATTGGAGTTTTTGTCTTTGACTTTGGAGCCAGTGTTTGTAACAAACGCTCAACGTCGTAGGTGGTTTCTTTTTTGGTTGCATCAAATACCAGGGGCATCTTTTTGATCGAATCTCCCAGTGTATAAACGCCATAGTGATCAGGATCATCGCCGTCGAGCATCAAATTCACCATCTTGTTTCCGGGAAGATACAGTTGGGCATGTTCAAACATGCCACCAGCACCACATTCCGGCGAGCAAGTCCAGTCAGGGTTGTTCAACATATACTTCATCATCTCTTCACTAGACTCGTTGGAGTAAATGCAGTGGTTTGTGGGAGCAAACATGTACACTCGCACCCCCTTGGGAACCACCGTAACATAGTCCTTTTCCGACACCTTGAACAAGTTGTGGCACACGCCATGAAGAGAAACGAAAGTGTTCATATCTTATAATTGAGTTAGAATAAAAAATGGGGGTGGGGTAGGGTTCAATTTTTTATTTTTCTAGATGGTGTTCTAAGCGCGCGCTTTTTCTCTGTGTTGCTCACTCCTCTTCGTCGTCAAAATCGATACGGTTCTTATCCGTGTCCCAAGATCCAACCAATTCGATGTTGTCCATGTTGATTTTTTCCGGAAAACGAGGCTCGCCGCTGCTAGTGTCCATGATAATCTCGTACACGCTGTTGTCTTCGTCCGTTCCGTAGTACTTTCCACTGGATTTTTGCTTGAAAAGGGAGCAAAACTCCAACTCATCAAACACCCCGTCACTAGGGTTGATGAACAAATAATCACCTATCTCCATCGTATTTTGTGTGCTTTTTTCTCCGGCGTTCGAATCTTCCGAAATCGCCGACACGTCATCGGGAATTTCACCTTCTTCAACCTGCTGCGCCACCTCTTCTTCGGTCTTGACGACGGACACAAATACGGTGGGTTTCTCCTCCGCAGGGGCTGCTGCTGCCACTTCGATGTTCTGGACGTTGGTCGTAAACCACTCTTCTGCTTCTTTGGTAGGACTAGTAGTAATGGTATCTTTATTGTCTTTTTTGGATTGTTTTTCTGCTTTCGCTGCGGCAGTTTGTGCCTTTTTCTTTTCCGCTGCGGCCTTCTTTTCCGCGCGAGCCTGTTTCTTCGCCGCTTTCTCCGCAGCCAATGCATCTTTGGCGGCTTGCTCTTCGGCACTCAGCACCTTCTTCGGGCGACCACGTGACTTCTTCACCGAGTCATCGTCGCTCGATTCGGCTTTTTCCGCTTCTTTTTTTGCTTTTTTCTCAATAGAAATCTCCTTTTTCACCATTTTCATCACTTCTTTCAAATCGCCGATCGTCTTGGCATCACTCATCAATGACTTGAACGCCGCACTCTTCCCTGTGCCGTGCTCTATTTGGGTGACCAAAGAGTTAATCTCAGCCTTCATCGCATCCATTTTCTCCTTTTTCTTGGATTCCGATGCGGCCTTCTTCTCAGCCGCTGCCTTCGCCTTGGCGTCTTTGGCAGCCAGCTCTTCGGCACTCAGCACCTTCTTCGGGCGACCACGCTTCTTCTCCGAAGCATTCGACTCCACACTCATGTCGTCGCTTGAAGTAGAAGGAGAACGCTTGCGAGGCGCCGCGGGAGCAGCGGTGATTTTTTTGGGTTTTTCTGGGGTTTTAATAACATCGGGGTCGGTTTCATCTTGGAAAATCTCACTTGTCATCATCGACAGCATTTCCTCCCCATTCTTGGGGACACCATGCTGCTTGACCACGTCATCGTACACAACCGCTAACTGCGCCAAAGAAGCCTTGGCAAGAGAACGGTGCGCGTTACGAAGAGTAGATTCCATGATTTGGTACGAGATTTTCGAGATTTTGATAAGTGAATATCGAGGGGGGCTATTTATCCATAAGATTAATTGTGGGAGGTTCAATTTTTTCAAAAAAGAAAGCAAATTATGGACAACCGCAAATAACACGATTTTTAGGGGCAAATCACACGATTTTAGGGGGCAAATAACACGAAAAATTGATTTAGACTTATTTTAGGAATATTGGGGTTAAATTACACACAAATGGAAGACTTCCTAGTTACCACATATCAAAACGTAAGATCATCCAAGCGCACCGACGTTCTTCACCAAGTTGTGCTAGAACTAATGAAAAACGCAGACCCCATGTTGAATCAGTTAAACTATATATGCGAATACACCTTGGAAAAAGATGGGTTTGGTGGTACCTTTAAGATTGACATCGTGGGAGTAGACCACAAAGGATACGTTAAAATCGCTATACTAGACAAAGCATATAACTCATGTGTTAATAAAAACATCAAAAATGCGGCGAACACCACCATGGGCGAAGCAGCCCGCCTAATGTTTTCACCCATTGGAACTCATATAGAAAAAATCGTATTTGTCAGCATTATGCCTCGTAAAGCACCCGTTTTTGACAATCAAGGACTAGTCACACACATTGATGACGTCATTCAGGCAAAACACCGCACACAGATTGATAAGGTCCTCCAACAACAATACAATGGAAAAGTTGTTACCATTGATTTGTTCTATGATATTGACGACATTCAACAGAAGAAGAGTAAAACCGAGTTTCAAGATATTACTGTTAGCAATATTACGCAAATGCCCAGTATATACGCAGAAAATCACATAATACAGCAAGACGAGAAATGAGTGGGAAAAACGAGAAATGAGTGGGGAAAATTAGGGGTATTTTATAGGCATTTTTTTAAGGGTAAAAATTGAAACATATTATTTGTAAGCACATCATAACATATCACCATGTACACAATCGAAGCACTCAACACTATGAAAGGAAAGCAGTTACAGGACATTTGTACTGAGAACCACATCAAGAAATCTGGAAAGAAAAGCGAGCTCATTGAAAGGATTCTATTTCACCAAGAAAAAAGACAAAAAGAAGAAGAAGAGCACAAACGGATCATGGAACACGGCGCACAAACACGCAGTGACACATTTGAAAACATTATTCGCGCATTTCAAATGTGGTGCGATAAAGAAGGGTTTTTCCCGTATTACGGCTATATTACGACCAAAAGGGTACACATTAACCAAATTCGATCCGCTTTTGCGGATTACGCCCAAGAAGAAGCATCACTAGATGGGTTCTTTTACATGCTATTCAACGTACACGATGACTGGGAGTTCTACGACACCACGCAACAACACAGAGAGTTTGATTGCGATTCTATGTACAACTCTAACTGGTTGGCACAAGGAATGACAGAGATTTACAACACACTATAAATAAACATAAAAAAATAACACATTTAAAGCATACATTTGTCTTTTTTTTTAAAAAGTATAAAACATATTTTTTAACAAACAGGTAAATGAACTTCCAAAAACTTCAACAAAGATTCAATATTGTTGCTTGGCGTAAAATGAATCTCGCCTAACAACGAGTTCGGTTTAATCAGCAACACGCTTCCGTCTTCTTCCAATTTGATACTCTCACCGTACATCAGTTCTAAATCGTACAAGCCATACATTTTATTTGACCACAGGTAACAGATTCGATCGTACAAGGGCAACGGCATTTTCTTTTTCATTTTCATCTACACTTATAATCTATTCAATTTTTATTTCACACCAGCAATGATCAGACTGGGGAGACAGCGGAGACAGCGGAGACAGCGGAGACTGGTTAAGCGG